GTATTAGTGGGACATCTGGGTCTAGTGGATCTAGTGGCACTAGTGGAACATCAGGAACTAGTGGATCTAGTGGCACTAGTGGAACATCAGGAACTAGTGGCACTAGTGGAACATCAGGAACTAGTGGAATATCGGGGACACATGGTATTAGTGGGACATCTGGGTCTAGTGGATCTAGTGGCACTAGTGGAACATCAGGAACTAGTGGATCTAGTGGCACTAGTGGAACATCAGGAACTAGTGGCACTAGTGGAACATCAGGAACTAGTGGGACTAGTGGAACATCAGGAACTAGTGGGACTAGTGGAACATCAGGAACTAGTGGGACTAGTGGAATATCGGGGACACATGGAGTTAGTGGAACATCAGGAACTAGCGGATCATCAGGAACTAGCGGATCATCAGGAACTAGCGGATCATCAGGAACTAGCGGATCATCAGGAACTAGCGGATCATCAGGAACTAGCGGATCATCAGGAACGAGTGGAACATCGGGGTTTAGTGGTTCTAGTGGAACCAGCGGAATATCAGGAACATCAGGAACTAGCGGAACTAGTGGAACCAGTGGAATATCAGGGACTAGTGGAACTAGTGGTTTAAGTGGAACATCGGGCACTAGTGGAACATCAGGGTCTGATGGATCCAGTGGTACATCTGGTATTGCTGGGACTCATGGAATTAGTGGGTCTAGTGGTTCCAGCGGGGCAGATGGTAGTTTTTTTGGATCTAGTGGTACTAGTGGAATTACTGGAAATTCAGGAACATCTGGTTCTTCCGGTAAAGATGGTTCCGGGACATCTGGTCCTCCATCATTTAGAATTGTATATAGTGGAACGACTAATCTAACTTCGACCGACGACATCATATTAACTTCAGGGACGTCAAATTCAAATATTATTTTAAATATGTCGCCTATATCATCGAGTAATCAAAATGGATATACTATAAATAATATCGGATATAGTATTGTAAATTTTAATATATACAACCAAGAATTTATCAATGGATATTCGACATTCGACATTCAATATCATAATACATCAATTAATATTATTCCTTTGAGTGGTGTCGGGTGGATAATAAAATAAATAAAAATTATGTCTTATTCAGAAAATATAAATTTAATGAACACTTCCGGGACACAAGTTAACCCAGCAACCGAAGATACTGTAATGTATCTTAGAAAATTAATTGAACTTTTACAACCTTTGGCCACACAAGATACAAATCAAAGATTAAGAGTTAATATTGATGCTGGAACTATAACTACAGTATCAACATTATCCAATTTTGGTGGAACTGCTACTTTACCTACCGTGACAAGCGTGAATCAATTATCGGGAGTTGATGCTAAATATATACAAATGGACACTGCTAGATTGTTATATAATCAACACATAAGAAGCAGATTATCATTTACATAACAATTATAAAAAATGAAGGCTGAAAATAAAATATTTAATAATACAGTTGAAGAAATTAATGGTTTAACAGAAGAAACTATTGATTTATTGAAAAAATTGATAGAAATGATACAATCAATTTCTATTACAACTTCATTCGGTACAAGAGTTGATGCCACAACTTCTTCTTTGATGGATGGAATTTCCAGTGTTACGAATGTTAGTGGAGTTCTTTATGCTATTAACAATTGTAATCAATTGGGAAGTAATGGGATTGTTATATCACAATCACAAATAAAAACAATTAATAGCTCACCAATTAACGGTGGATGGGATTATATGATAGGAGATATTATCACTTTATCAGGGGGATCAAATGGATCTGTTATGGTAATAGATTTATACGATAAATCAATAAAAACAATTAATAGCTCACCAATTAACGGTGGGTCTGGATATACAGCAGGTGAAATAATAACACTTGTTAATAGAAATGGTAATGGAATAAATGGTAGTGTAATAGCTTATTCTGTTGATAATAATGGTTCTGTTGTTGAATTGACATTGCTTTCTCCGGGTTATGATTATTATGTGGGAGAAGGAATTCAATCATCAACATCAATGTCAGGTTCTGGATTGATAGTTGATATAACATCAACAATAGAAAATATTGGTCCGGTAAAATCAATTTATTTATATAATACCGGAAGTGGTTATGCCGCTGGAAATATGTATCAATTAGGGGACCCTGTTAATTTATTTGGAAATATTACAAATGGAAAAGGTATTGTAATTTCTATACTTGAAGTTGATACAGGTTATGGTAATATAAATTTTTTACAGAACGATGTCAATAGATGGTTATATACAGATATGATAAGAAAAGGAATAACATTTTAAAAAAAAAATATAAATATGTCAGTAACAATGAATTTAAAAAAACAGGTAGATACACCAGTATGGGAATGGACAAGATTTGCCCCAGCTACAACAACATCTATTTCATGTACAACATGTGGGGATTTACCAAAAGATAGTAGATATATGTATTATATCGTGTCGTCAGCTTTTTATAGATATGATACATGGACAGATACTTGGATGCAATTAGCATCGCCAAATACAACACCATTAGCATTTACATCAATGAAATATTCTTCTTTCGGTGGATTTAGAGGAAGAATTTTGGGTGTATCTGGTTCTACACAAATGTTATTACCATCTCTTATGGGTGATGTGTTGTCAGGTGAAACTATCAGAATATATTCTGGGGCTGGCGCGAATCAATCAAGAACGATTATAGATGTTCAAGACCCTATTGAATTTGAACAAGGTTTAGCAACAGCCACCACAAACGCTAATCAAATACAAGATACTACGAAAAAATGGAAATTTAATCAATGGACAGGATATCAAGTTAGATTAATATATGGATTGGGTGCAACACAAGTAAGAAAAGTCATATATAACGATCAACAAACTCTATATTTTTACGATGTGAATTATCAACAAATAGATAGTTGGAATAATACTCCTTTTAGTGCTATCGCTCCTTATGCTGTTCCAGGTTCAACCGCTGGTTCACAAACAACATATCTTATTGAAGCTGGATGGTGTACTGTTGATTCTGGGTGGACTGTATCGCCAGACACCTATTCTCGATTTACAACTCAAAGTGGAGGGATATGGTTATTTTCTCAAATAGCATCTGGTGCATTTTATTCTTTACAATATTATGATATAGCTTCAGATACATGGTTCACAAAATCAACAGTAGCTGGTTTAATTGCCGCCGCTCCCGGTACTGATGTGGCTATTGAAAGAATATCAAATAAGGGTGGGACTTACGTATCTTCCATAGCGACATCAGGTACAACAAGAACTTTAGTAGATACAAATTTAAGTGGAGTAACATCATCATTGGTTATTGATAGATTTGTTAATTATCAAATTAGAATAATGTCCGGTACAGGATTAGGTCAAAGAAGAAGAATTGTTGGACATAATTTAAACACTATTTGGGTTAATAGAAAATGGGATATTGTACCTGATAATACATCAACATATGAAATATGGGATGATGTTTTTATGATGTATATTGGTGGCATGGCATCTTCTACATTATATAATTATCATATTGAAGCTGACCTAATGACTCAGGGGAGTGTTTCTGATTATGGTTTAGTTAGAAATATGGCAATTAGATTAAATGGATGGGAAGATATTGGAATAACATCTGCTGTCAGAAATACAAATGGAATTTTGACTATAAATACAACTCCTGTTGCCGGTGGATCTAATCATGCTGTTGGTGATATTGTAACACTTGGAACTGGAACTAATGGTAAAGTGTATATTGAATCCGTTGATGGGAATGGTTCAGCGACATTAGTTTCTTTAATCGCTTGTGGTTCTGGATATAGTGTGGCTACTGCTTCACAATCAGCGACAACCGGTTCTGGAACTGGATTACAAATATCTATAACATCAAGAACAACAGTGGGTAGAATAACAGCGAGTATCAATCATAATATAAAAATCGGAGATTCTATAACATTTACTGGGGCAAACGACTCTTCGTGGAATACTACATATACTGTATTGGGAGTGGATTCCTTAACTACATTGGATGTTGAAATAACAGCGGCAGCGACAGCTGTGATTGCCAACACGACAACAACAAGTTTAATGGTAGATTCAGCAGCAAATTGGGATTCAAGTGAACACATAGGTAAGATTGTTGAAATTACAACGTCGGGTCCGACTCCAACTTCACAAATAAGAAGAATAACAGCAAATACACAAACAACATTAACTTTACAAAGTGCCGTTAGTTCTTTACCAGTTACAGCTACATCCAGATATATTATTCATGATCCGAGCATGATTGGTAGAGACGAACAATATAAATTTAATAAAAGTCAAAAAGGAAATACCGGGTGGGCTACATCAGGGGGAACTATAAATTTGATAGATTCTTCTAAATCGTGGAATATTAATCAATGGAGAGGATATAAATTGAGAGTTATATCTGGAACAGGATATAATTTTAATGAAATTACTATCACTGGTAACACCACAACATCTTTAACATTTACTAGTTCTATTGGATATACACCAGACACGACAACAAAATATATAATTTTAGATTCTTTTGGTTTATGCACTTCACTTGGTTCAGGTACGGTTCTTAATGATACAACTAAAAACTGGAAAGTAAATCAATGGGCAGGAAAAAGAGTGAGAATTACATCAGGGACTGGGGTTTCCAATGAAGCATTGATTACATCAAATACATCCACTCAATTAACAGCGGCATCTGGAATGGGTTCACCTACAACAGACTCCACTTATACTATAATAGGCATTCCTGCTAGAGGAGCTGGCATTCAATTGATGCATTTATATGGTACGAGTGATACGTCTATTAGAGGTAGATATATATTTTTTCCAAGAGGAGGAGCATCAACAACCGCTGATAGATTGGACATTCCAACTGAAGTATGGGAATATGGCTCTTTTTTCTCCCCACAATCGGAAACATTATCAACTGGATCAATGTACACTTACGACGGTGATGATATTATATATTTCACAAAAGACGCAACTGGTCGTGTCTATTCATATGATATTAGAAATAATAAAATATCAAACGCTGGAACTATTCCATACGGACAAGGAACAGCGATTATTGGAAACAGAATGGAAATTGTTCAAACAGAAGATGGACTAAAATATTTATATATTATGAGACATTCCGGAACAGAAATGTTTAGAAATTTATTATGGTGGCAAATATAGTTTTATAAATTAATATATATGTACATGAAAATATCAAGAAAAATAAAAACTTTTGAATCATACGAGAAAACCGGTCAAAACGTAAATAGACCAGATCCATCAGATGAAGAAATAAATTTCAGAATAAAAGAAATTGTTGAAGGACTTGTTAGGATTAAGATTTATATGCAAATGTTAGAAGATACTACTGAAAAAGTTTATGACATGTTAGATAAACAATTTCCACCTAATATAGACGCTTTTATGAATGCTCTTTATAGTAAAGATGAATTTTTAGCTGGATTGGTCGAAGATTTATCAACTACTTTTGAAATGTCAGAAGCTGTAGATAATATCAAAGAAATGAATGCTACTTTAAGTAATATTAAAGAATACATAGATGGTAATTGGAGTGTAATATTATCAGGTAAAAACGCTACAGAAGAAGATGAAGAAGACGATGACGAAGAAGATGATGACGAAGGTTCAGAAGAAGATATACCAGAAGAAGATGAAGATGAGGACGATGGTAATGAATATATTGACATAATGAAAGTAAAAGGCGAACCGGAAGATCAATTAAAAAGAAAAAGAAAAGTAAACGAACAAAGAAAACCAACACTAGCTGATCTACAAAAAAAGATGAGTCAATATACTAAGAAAAGGGAAGAAAGTTCTGATAAATTTAAGAGTGGAGATGTGGTTTATATTTCTGGAATAAAAGGACATGCGTCAGTTTATAATGGAAGAAAATGTACAGTGATAAGAAAGAATAAAGAAAAAGAAGATTGTTATGATTTATATGATGCTACAATAAAAGCATCAAAAGATGGTGTAAACATGGAAGGAGTTCCTTCAGAATATTTATCTAAGGAACCACCAAAAACTAAAAAACCAAGAATAGCCAAAATAAAAAATGAGTAAGAAATTAAAAACATATAAGACATTCGAAAATGAAGAATGGCAATCATCTGGAGTAGATATTAATTACGAGGAAAAGATAGATGAAGTTTTGAAAGATATATTAAAAAGAAAACAACATATATCTATGCTCAGAGATACTATAGAATTCATATGTAAAGACCTGGAAAAATCTATTCCAGAAATGGATCAATTTATGACTGCTCTTGAACATTATGATGATGAGGTATTTGAAGCAATAACAGAGATCAGAGAAAATATGATAGACGGAATGCCAAACATAAAAGATATAGCAGAAAATGTCTTTAATGATTTTAATACGATAGAAGAATATCTAAAAAGTAAGAAATAAGATGAACAACTTAAAAACATACGAAGAATTCAAATGGCCTTGGAGCAAAAAGGAACTCACTCCAGATGAAGAATATCAAAAACAAAAAAAAGACCTGGAAAAAGAATGGGCTAAAGTTGCTAAGACTGCCAATAAACCAAGAGAATATGATCCAAATGATCCTTATGGGGAAGAATTAGATCCAGACGCTGAAGAAGTTGTAGCAAAACAAATGAAAGCGCAGGCAGATTATTATGAAAGAACAGGCGGATATGATGGTAAAGCATCTAGTTATAGTTCTGGACCTAGAAGTAGTAGTACTTATAGACCAAGACAACGCCATAGATATAGAAGTTAAAAATTTATAAAAAAAATGTCAAAAAGATATAACAAATATAATAAATTAAATGAGAGTTTACCACGACAAACTACTGTGGATCAACTTAAAAGAATTAGAGATGAAATAAATAGATCTCAAGATATTCAAGTAGGTCCCGAGCATACTCATATGAGTGGGGATGTAGGTGATAGAGTTATCGATGATTTAGTTAAACATAAAGGAAAACAAGAAATGAATAATTTATTCTGGTGGGACAATCCATTAGATAGACATATAGACTCTTATGAAACATTTGTAAGAGATGATAATAAAAAAAGTTTAGGTTATACTAGAGATTCCAAAGAAAGATCAGAAAGAGGTACAGATATACCAGATATGCCTATAAGCGAAGTGCCTAAAGAGAAACGTAGTTTATCATCGAATAGTATAACAGGTAAAAATATTTTAGAAAATATGAAACACGTAATAAAATATGACGATCTTCTAAATGAAGGATTTGGTAAGGGATTTATCAATAAAGCCATGGAATTTATAGGTAAAATTAAAGACTTATTCGAAGGTATAAAATTACCAGAGAGTGAAGTTAGAGAAGTTTTTGATTCGCCAAGACTTAGCATAGCTGTTGTTAGAAACCCAGGATATTATAGACAAATCAAAGATATTTGTAATGCCAATGAAGAAAGAGTAACGAGAGCTTATGATGAAGTTTTTGGTATAAGAGAAGAAATTTCTTTAACTAGCATATTAGTATCTGTTGCTGTATGTTTCTTTATTTATTACGCTATTCAAAAAGGATGGGCTGATAAGGTGATAAGAAAATTCGATCCTAATTTTAGAGGTCAAGAAGGTTATCCGGGCGATGATTGGAGAAGAGCAAAACCTAAACCGAATCCAAGAAAAGAAATACCAAGAAAAGCATATAGGACAAAACAAGAAGAAATTGATGCCATTCTCGATAAAGTAAATAGAGTTGGTTATAATGGATTATCTGCAGCAGAAAAAGAAACTCTAAGGAATAAATGATAAGTTTTTGTGAATATTTGAAAGAAGACATTAATCCGGTGGATCCATATGGCGAAGAGTCTTGGGAGTTTGACGATGAAAAAACTAAAATTATTAAATCGAAGTTAAAAGAATTGGCAGATAATCACAATTTTAAATATGCCCACGAAAGACCGGAATATGAAAGAACATTACAAAAATTATCAGAAGGAGATAAAAAGGAAGAAAAAATATACGAAATAAGAGAATATACTGATGGCGGCCCTAATGATAGGGGTTTTAGAATTGGATGGGTTAAAGCAAGAAATAAAGAAGAAGCTAGATCTATTTGGGCTATAAAGAAAAAAAATATTAGTGTTATATGCACTGGAGGATTTTTAGGTTTTAGCAAATATTCACAGGCAGAGTTCGATAAAGAACTAAATGATTTAAAGAGAAAATTAGCAAAAATGGAAAATATACCAAGTATTGAAAATATAAATTAATATATAGTAAAAAATAAACATCACGACATGATTAAAAAATTCGACGCTTTCGTTAATGAAAGTAAAGAAAATAAAGGTAAAGGAATAGGGGGTGATACTGATTTGTTTCCAAGCGCACCAAAAAAGCAGGTTATAAATAGATCTATTCCAACTATGGATTTTCTTAGAATAGGTAAACATATACAAACCAAGAAAATAGATGGTTTTATTGATAGTATTCAAAATGAAAGCATATTTATAGCCGATAGAATGACTGGAGAAATAAAGAAATATTCTCTTAGAGAAGTTATGAGAGAATTAACAAAGGTAAAAGAAGAAAAACCTATTACAACAGTACAAGGGTTTGAAGGAACTCCAGTTTGGGCAACTAAACAGAAAATATATGAATCTGACGAATTTGATGAGACTACAATAGGTGGTGATGTTTATGGAAGTAAAGAAGAAGATCCTATAGATGCTTTTTCACCTGACGATGATGAAGATAAAGATCCTGATTATATAGACATAGAACTAGGGGACGACGAAGAAGACGATGACGATGATGATACTATAAACACCGATGAAGGGACTACAGATTTTGGCACAGAAGATAATCCAGAAGGAACAAATGATGGGACCAAAAGAGAAATGCCAAATGAAAGTTGGATAAAATATTGGAAGAGTTTTAATCAAAAACAAATCAAACTGGTAACAGAAGATTTGGAAGAAGAACTTGACGAAGAAGAGGAAGCTCCAATTATTAGGGGGACAGAGGATAACCCACTTCCAGATAAAAAAAGAGCCATAATAGAAAGCTATGAATAATATAAAAATGTCCTAAAACTAAATGTTTAGAATGTGGTGAAGAAGTTTGTGATTCTATTAATTATAAAATAGGTCATCTTTATAATAAACATAACTGCAAATCTAGCGTTAATGATTATAAAGCAAAAGCTATGTTAAAAAAATACTTTATATAAATGATATATCTAAGGAGACAAGAAGACTTTATAACTGAGGAGATAAAGTGGAAGTTCTGGGAAAAGGATAGAGAAAAAATGGAACTTGAATTGCTAGATGCCATTAATAAGTTCAAGTCAGATTTTAAAATTTTAGAAGATGGAATGGGAGATGGCTCTGTTGAAGTCATTAAAAATTTAGAAAAATTTAAGAATTCTATTGATAAAATGTGGAGAAAAATGGATTCATGTTTCCAATATTCCAATAAAAATGGAGGTATTATGAATCAAACTCTTCACGATTATTTAGATGATATTCTTGAAACTCTTAATGAGATGGAAGATATAAGTGAATATGAAGTATTAAAAAGAACTAATAATTCTTCAATGTATAGAATAGGTCAAATCTCAAAATTATTAAATGATTTGTGGCATGAAATAGAAGTATAAAAAAGAAAATAAAATAAATAATATTATAAGATTTAATGATTATTAAAAATAACTAAAGTGGACGACGAAGTTAAAATTGAACAGATAAAAACTTCAATTTTTCAATAAAATACGATTATTAGGATCGTTATAGCCAACGGCTATCTTAGACCCAGGAAAGTTCGCTACTATTCTGGGTTTTTTATTTCAAAACTTTTTTATAGAATTATCGTATAAAAAACAAAAAGAATTTTAATTGGTTGTAGATTACGAATATAAGAATCAAAAACTCATGTTGTCTTACATCGGTGAAGGTGGATGGATAAAACATAAGTACTATACATGGCCAAATCCAACCAAATACGTTGTTTGCTCTGACGATGATAGAGATAAAGACGGTCAATATGTTACATGGGATGGTAAAGCAGTAAAGAAAGTCTATACAAGATTTCCAGATAGATATTCTGTATACGATTTTATTGATAGTCTTCCGAAAGAAGAACAAGAAATTGTAATGAAATATGTAGAGCCAGAAATTTTCTTTGTTGATATTGAAAACGAAATTCTGGATAAAAAGCCGCAACCTCAATTAGCTGAAAGCGCAATACAATCAATATCTATAGTCAATAAGAATAAAGTAATGGTAATGGGGCTTGACGCTTTGAGTGCTGAGCAAGAAAAATCCATTAGAGAAGACATTAATAATTATTTTGTTAAATTCAACGCTGACTATGATTTCAAATTCGTAAGATATAAGAGTGAATATGAAATGTTACTAAATTTCTTTGAGAAATTTGTACCAAAAATGCCAATCATAACAGGTTGGAACTTTACAGAATACGACTGGGTATTTCTTGTTAATAGAGCTAGAAAAATAGGAGTTGATCCTACCGCAGCATCACCAACGAGAGTTCTTAGACCTCCATTTAAAAGAGATAATAAAAGTGGTAAAAAAAGAGAATCTTTCTGCGAATTACCAGGACATAGAATTATAGTTGACTATCAGGAATTATATGAAAAATGGAATAGTATCATTAAAGTAAAAGAGGCAAGCAGTTTAGACTTTGTTTCTGATGGTATTCTTGGTGTAAAGAAAATCAATTACGAAGGAACACTTAAAACATTAGCATCTACAGATTATAAGAAATTCATTTTTTATAATGCTGTTGACTCTATTCTAGTTCAAAAAATACATGATACTACTAAATGGGTTGATATTCTTTATGGCATCGCTACATTATCTAGAATAAAGATATTAGATGCTTATTCTACTTTACCTGTTACTGAAGGCATCTTAAGAAGAAAACTTAAAGAAGAAAAAAATGTTATTCTTTGTAAATTAGAAAAAAGTTTACCAGATACAGTAATAGAATCTTTAGAAAAAGCAGTTAAAGGTGGTTGGGTAAAAGATACAATCAAGGGAATGGCGATGTGGACAGCTTGTTATGACTTCGCAAGTTTGTACCCTACTTGTATGAGAATGTTCAATATATCAGCAGATTCTTATAAAGGAGTTTTATCACCTAATAAAGAATTTGCAGTATTTAATGGACATAGAGTTGAACTAGAACCTACAGATATTAAATTGTTAAACGATACTGTGTTCAAGAATGAAACTGGTATAGTTAATCAAGTAATGACTGATGTATATGGAGATAGAAAGAAATATAAAGATTTCATGATGAAAGATCATGATAAATTGGAAGAACATAAGAGAGAATTGAAGGCAGCAGAAGAAGATTTAATAATGGAACTAGAATATTCGGATTAGAAAAAATTGATTTTTTGAATTAAATATATAAACTTTGGCGAGTAAAACCTAAAAGAGCGCTCCGACCGTTTGGGCTAGTGTAGAACTTGAAAAAGTCAGTGGACGCACCGCAGTTAGGGTTCGCCAATTTTTACGGTATATATGGAAGAATATTATGTTTATATCTATTTAGATCCTAGAAAACCAGGAAAATTCATTTATGAAAATTTAGAGTTTGATTTTGAACCTTTTTATGTAGGCAAAGGAATTGGCAATAGAATGTTCTATCATTTGAATCATTCAATTAATAATTCTTATAAATTAAATAAAATTAGTAAAATTAAAGAATTAGGTCTTACTCCTATTGTTAAAAAGGTATATGATAATTTATCGGAAAACAAAGCTTTTATGAAAGAAAAAGAATTAATATTAAAAATAGGAAGAATGGAAAATGGACCACTTGTTAATTTTAGCGATGGTGGGGAAGGACAAAGTGGATTTAAGCATAATAATTCAACAAAAGATAAAATATCAAAATCTGTAATAATAGCTTTTGGAAATATGTCAGAAAGGAAAAAAGAAGAGAGAAGAAAAAATATTAGTAAATCTTTAATTGGACACGAAGGACATATTTTTGAACATACAGAAGAATCAAAAGAAAAAATAAGAAAAGCTAAAATTGGAGAAAAAAATCCTTTTTATGATAAAACTCATTCCGAACAATTAAAAGAAAAATGGAAAATAGAAAGATTTGGATTAAATAACGGAAATTCAGTTTGTTATAAAATAAAAAACAATGATAATATATTTGAAATAAAAAGCAGAGATGAATTAAAAGAATTTTCAAAAGAAAAAAACTTTAGTTTTTCTAGTATTTTAAGATATAACAAATCGAAGAATTTTATAATAATAGAAAAAACTAAAATAAATAAAAAATAGTCATTTTGACTATTTTTTTATGCCAATTTGAGGAACATTTTGTCCCTTAAAAAAAAATGCTTATGAAAAAGAAAATTTTTAATCAACAAGTTATTAGTCCCGAAGAGTTTAATTCTATGATTGTTAAACTAAGGGATTTTTTTATGCAAAAAAATTACAAAGAGGTTTATCCACAACCGATTAGATCAATAATGGCTGCTTGTGAAGATCCAAAAACTCTCAGATCATTTACATTTGATGGTAAAAATTGGCCGTTGAGTCAAACTAATCAGATGAATCTTGAAATGTTATTAATGACATACCCAGAAGAATCTGAAGGCATATATTGTTTAACAACAAGTTATAGAGATGAACCAAATCCAATCGAAGGAAGACATGATAAAATATTCCCTATGTTTGAATTTGAACATAAAGGAGAATATAAAGATTTGTTAAAAACTTTAAGTGAATTGTCAGTTCATATGGGGTTTGTGAAATCGGTAGATGATATACCTTTTATAGAATATGACGAATTGTGCAAGAGATATGGTGTTGAAATTCTTGAAGCAGAACATGAAACTAAAATGTGGGAAGAATACGGCGATGTAGTTGCTATAACTAATTTCCCGGAAAGAACAAGTCCTTTTTGGAATATGAAACAGGAAGGAAACAATAAAATGACTGGTGAAAAATTATTTAATAAATGTGATTTTATAATTTGTGGTATAGAAACATTTGGTAGTGCTGAGAGAGAATCTGATGTTGAACAAATGCGTAGTAGCTTCCATACAATCAGTGATGGCATGTATGCTAAACTTCTTTTTAATGAATTTTCACAAGAAAGAGTTGAAGAAGAATTGGAAGATTATTTATCTCTACAGATGTTCAAAAGATATGGTGGAGGAATAGGATTAACAAGACTATTAAGAGCATTAAAAATAAAGGGATTGGTTTAATATCAATCCCTTTAACTTTATTTAACAACGTTTAACTTTATTTAACTACTAAAAGTGTTAAACTAGCATTATTATTTTATATATAAAAAAAAAAAGAATTATTCAAATTTGAAAACAGAAATCAAATTTGTGAGTTGAGTCTTTCCATAAAATATAGGCTCCTCACACAAAAAACAAAAAGAAAGGAGCTTATATGTTCTTCGACAACAATTATCAAATGAACCCAATGGATCAATATAACTATAACAATGGTTATGGTTATTACGATCAGAACAACAACAATTATTCCTATGGTTATGATTACAATAATAATAATCTAAATAACGACTATTATAATAATCAGGTGAATAATTACTTCAATTATAATAATTATGATTATAATAGTGTTCCAGATTATACTATGAAATATGAAACTCCAACTTATACTCCAATAGATACAAATTCATGGAATTATAATTATACTAATTATGATAGTTATTTGAACAAAAAAGAAATCACACCAATAGGTTCTACAGGAAATAGTCACTTTGGTTATGTTAAACCATACGTGGAAGAACCAAATGGGTGGCACGTATCAACACCTTTACCAGGATTTGGCAAAAAGGAAGGGTTTGATAATGGATTTACTTGGCACGACAATTTAAATGATTTTAAGTACTAATAAAAAGGGGATTAAAAGTCCCCTTTTTTTTGATTTTTAATTTTTTATATATAAGGAAAATAGGAAAACAAATCAAATAATATTTTCTATATTTAAAAAAGAAGTCTCCCTAATGACAGAAATTCAAAAATATTCATCTTATTTCGAGGCGAAAAAAGAAAAAGATGTTAAAAAGAAAGCACCTCCACCAGACCCTTCAAAGAAACCATTTGGATTTAATTTTGATTGGGATAAACCATTTAGTAATATGTTTGGATATGGGAAACCAGGCAAACGTGTTGTGGAAAAAGACGATCAAATAGAACTACCATTGTTTCCGGATGAAAATCCTATCAGCGATGAAAAGGATAAAGAAGAAGGAGGAGAAGAAACTAGTAGAAATCCATATCTTGATTTCTTAAAAAAGAAAGAAAAGAAAGAAAAGAAAAAGATCAGTAAAAAAGATCTTGAAGAACATCCATATTTTAAGTTCTTACCAAAAGATGTTATGGACACATTAATGGGTAAAGAAGGCGAAGAACTTGATGAAGATGATGTAGCATTTGATATTGATAGTTTGCCTATTCAAGTTGGGGATTATGTTATTTGTGAAGATTTTAATGATCTGAACGATAGTCAAATTGAATTTCTGAAATCAAAACCATTTCATAAAGTAAGAACTGTATGCGATAGTAAAGGAAGATATTATAAAAGTGGAGAACCTCATATAGAAATAGGTTATAGAATCCCATATAAAATGTTTAGATTCAAGGCTGTAGAAAGAGACGTCGCATTCAAACATAAATTTTTATTCTTACAATTTGATTTAGCCATAGATACTCACGGTGAAAAAGATAAACACAATTACTTTAAGGGAAAACGTCAAATGTCAGAGTTATTCCCACTCTTATTCAAGGATAAATTAAAAGATTCATTAGTAGATTTTTGTAATTACGATGATATTTATAGAGTCAATAATGATTATTATATTGATAATATGAGACTTAAAGAATATGATTTTGTTTTCTTTGGTTTTATGTCTAATTTCTCTACCGTTGTTAAAATGTTAATCCATTATTTAGATAAACACAATATTCCATATCTCAAATATGGCACATATAAAGATTTAGATAATAAGGCTTATGAATTTCATTTATTAGAATCTTTGGGTTATCCTTATATACCTTCAATAATGGCAACAAAATTAACGAAAAGAGTTATTCAACATGTTAAAGAATTTGGATTTCCAGTCATCGTTAAAGATGTTAATCTAAATAGAGGAGAAGGAGTTTTCAAGATTGATAAAATGTCACAATTAGTAGATCATTTTGGATATAATAATAAGTTGATGTTGATTCAAAAATTTATTCCTAATGACGGAGATTATAGAGTTATTTCTATAAAGAATAAAGTTGAACTAGTAATAAAGAAAGAAAGAATAAAAGGTTCAAAGGAATTTAGAGCTAACGTTGCAAGAGGTGGAAAGGCTGTAAAAGGATCATTACCACCAGATATAATTGCTATGTGTGAGGATATATCAAAACATTTAATATGTGATATAGTTGGTTTTGATATTATTCAGGATAAAGTTACTGGAAAATATTATGTAATGGAAGCCAATTCTTCACCACACTTCCCAACATTTTCTGTTATATCAGAAATAAATATACCAGAAATAATAACTGATTATATAATAAAACATAGAAGAAAATAATAAAAAAAGGGAACCAATTTGGTTCCCTTTTTTTTACTTTGTTGGTACTGTATCTCCTAAAAATTCATCTAACTGTTTCTTTAGTTCATCTTTACCAAGTTTTGTTCCGGCTTTAGTGATTTTATCAAGGAATTCTTCTTTCTTCGCTTCTTTAATATCTTCCTTTGTTTGAACATTTAGTTCTTTCCTTTCGCTTGAAGTAAGTACCTCATTATACTCCTTATCAAGATAAGCATTTAACAGATTAAATGCCTTCGGAATAGTTTTCCTAGCACTTGTGTCTGATTGTAGGAAGTTACCAACAGTTCCACCAGCGATGATAATAGCACAATCTTTCTTTGAAGGGACAAGTGTCCATGCAGTCCAAGTAATCATAGAAAGACCTAACATGGTGTAGAAAAAAGGCTGGATATATTTCTTAATCATATCCCAAGCCCTGAAATCAGAATCTTTAACATCGTCTTCGGAATTCTTCAAACGATTTTCACTAACAGTAATAGACTTGCCAATTGTAATAATGACAAGTGCGATGAAGGAAAGTACAGCAAACCATGTGAAAATGTTCGACGCTACATCGAAAAAATCTTTCACACCACTGGCTACAGTGAGCCAATAAAATACAGAATACCAATTCATAGTTTTTTTTCTTTTTAAGTTTATAATTTTTTATCAGTACAAAATTATAACTTTTTTTTGAATTAAACAAAAATTTTAAGAAATTCTATTTTAATATATAGAGTTATGGAAAAAGATAAACTTTTGAAAGTATTACATGATATGGATATGGATTTACCTATGGATGCGTTAGAAGGTAAAATTAATAACGGATATATTACAAATATCAAAGATTTACTAAAAGAAATAGGAACTCTAACAAAGAATGAAAACATTTTCAAATCATATAAAAGATTTTTAAATGAGGCTTTACTTAATGAAAGTTTAAGAAATAAGGCAATAATGTATGACGATTACGATCAAATGATGAAAGTCATTATGAAACTCTATGAGATTGGTGAAAAGACATATAAATCGAAAGAACAATATGGGAGAAGTAAAAAATTGATGAAATTTTTCTATTTTCATAATGGTGATCAATGTTTTGTTAGAAGTGAAGATGAAGAAAAAATAGAATCATTGGGACTAGAAAGAATGTCTTTCGATGATTTTATGAAATCGGGAAGTCTTAAATATAAGAAAAAACCAGGTGATCCAAAATTAGATCCTTATGGCGAAGAAGATTGGGGTTGGAATGTGCAGGAAAAAACAATTAACGAAAATATTAAAGAATATAATGGTTGGATATATTTTAAATTTGAAACTCAGGAAGATATAAATGACTTTCTAAATTATTTAGAAAAATTAGGATATATATGGAAAAGTGGTATTAAACCAACCGAAAATATTCCAAACGTCAGTTCAAATGATTGCTTAAGAATAAATATAGTAAATAAATATATTTTAGGCACAGCACAAGAAAGGGCTGACAATGGAAGTCAAAAACTATATAATAAATGTATAAAATTAAAAGATTTTATAAATAATGCTGAATTTATAGAACAGAGAAGAATAGAAATGTGGAAAAAGAAAGAGGAAATAAGATTGATGAATTTAGATAGAGACCCTTACGGTGAAGAAGATTGGTTAGATGAAAATTTAAATAGTGATAATACATATACAGTTGTGAAATTTTGGTATAAATATCTGAATGAAAAAAGAGAAGCTATTAGAAATCAATTAAAAGGAAAAGAAATAGAATTTCATACCAATACAAAGAATGTAGGCTTATATAAAGGTAGAATTTGTGGATTATTGCCAGCTTTATCTAAAAAACGCAATCAAATAATTATATTATTTGATACTAAAAGATACGGTGTGCTTGAAGTAAATAACGATCATCCTATAATTATAAGGGATCCTAATATTCGAGAGGGAGTTAAATGGTACAATGATGGAAAATTTAGTGAAGAAGAAGGAAAAGATGATACTGCATTAGATTTTAAGATAGGTGATATAGTAGAGAGAAAAGGATTAATTAATTATTGGGACGACTCTAAAAATAGTAAAATGAATATAAAAGATACAAGTATTTCTAATCCAGGTAAATGGGACGGTAGTTATAAATTTGATAAAAGAGTTGTTATGGCAGTAGATTATGCGGATAATGTAAAAGGTTACACGGGAACAATTGTACAATTGGAAGGATCTTGGCCTTGGTTTCAAACAACGAATATGGAAAAAGTAGAAGATAAGAAAAAGAAAGAAATGGACTTAAATTATATAGAAAAACTTGCTGATCCGTCTATTGAACCGGGTCAAGAATATGTAATAGATTATCTTGGAGATAGAATTAAAGTTTCTGACGCTCAATGGTGTGAATATGATAAAGAATGGTGTAGAAAAGAAGACGCAATATGGATAAACTATATGAGGTTTTATACTACACCAGAAGCGGGTATTGATCCAAATCATCGTGGCGAATTAAAAGAAGGTAAAGTGAAGTGGTATGGAGCTGGTGATTTAAGTGATGATGAAGAAGTTGATGTCAATGAATATAATGATTTTATAATAAGTGACGAATTTAGAAATTTCTTAATAAAAAATAAGGCTTATGATACATACATAAACTATATTAATTCTAAAGTCATGAACGATTTTCCAAAATATTGGCATAACCAAAAGAAGGGATTAGATTTAATAGATAAATCTCTTTCTTTTAGTAGTACCCCTGAAGGTGGCTCTTTTTGGCAAAATTTAAATACAAAATGGAGAGAATATTACAATAAAAATATCAGAGGAACTTTAGAAGAAGGAATCAAATGGTATAAAAAAGGTGAATTCGGCAACGAACAACCTTCTGAATTTAAGGAATACGAATATAGTATTGGAGATATTGTTCGTTCAAATAGAGATAGAGTTTTTTATTGGAGAGATAAAACTACACAAGATACTGATAAAACTAGCGTCTATAATTCCGGTGAATGGATTCCTCATCAAACGAGCGATTCGTGGACAATTGTTGATATAAGCCATTGTAATGATGTTCAAGGCTATAGTGGCACTATAATTAGAGTTAAAGAGGTGTGGCCTTGGCTTCAAATAACAAATTTTAAATTAGCTGAATGAAAAATATTAAAATATCTAATTTTGTAGATGAACTTTTATCTAGAAAAGTCGATGATTTTCTGGAAGTAGAAGAAGGTATCAATAAAGAGAACGCTGAAATTTTTGTTAATTTTATTAAATCCATATATGAAGGAGAAGATATCGCCATTTTTATGTTTCCATTTTTGGAAAGATTAGATGAATTTATAATAGAACCACAAAATATTGATATTATCAGAGAAATGTTCTCTATAATGGAATCAAAAATAGGAAATGATTTTGATATAATTTCTTCAGGAAGTTTTGGACTTCACCTTTACAAATTAATCGAAGATGGTGAAATAGATTTCGATGGTAATGTTGTTATAACTAGTGGAAGAATAAGGAAAGTTAAAGAAGATGAGAATAATCAAGTTGAAATTATAAAACAAAGAAAATCAAATATAACATACAAACCATTTATTTTTATTGATGATAGTTATTACTCAGGTGGTACTAGAGATAGAATAAATGATTTTTTAAGACAATTTCATTCTTGGATAGAAAGATCTTTTGTTTTTTACACACACAAACCAGAGGATCCAAGTGAAGTCTTTTCCTTATATTGTTATAAAGAAAATAACGAAACAGATGTTATTCCAATACATAAATATGTGGAATACATAAATAATATAAATCTAAAAGATTATGAGAACATAATATGGAGAAATATAGAAAACGGTTCCATATTAGGAGTAAAAGAACTTCTAAGATTTATAAAAAAATTACACGAAAATAATAAGATAAAAGAAAGTCACATAATAAACTATAAAAAGTTTATGCGTTAACTAGACTTTCCTCTGTTGGCTGATCTACTACATTAGAATTACCCCACCACTCATTTCTATAATATTCAAAAACCATTTTGAATAAATTTATAGGGACATCATGTTCTAGTTCGGGTATTACTAAAACTTCACCATTGAAATTACTTTTCTCCAGAAAATCTAATACGAGATGACCGTCTACTCCTCCCATAGATTTCCTATCTCTATCACCAATTACCATTACTTGATCATCGAAAATAGGCAAATTCTTATACTCGTCTGTTGCTATTTGAAGAGTTGGTGCTTCACTAGTTGATGCAATAGCAGGATTAAAATGAATTCCTTTGATTTTATATTTATTACAAAGATGGAATCCTATATGTCCACCTGCAGAATATCCAATAATAAGGTCTGGGTGTTCTTTCTCTATAATTTTTTCAAGATAAGGAAACATATAATTTCCTTCATACCAATAAAGTTCAGGATAGACAAGATCGTCCCCAAAGGACGTAAAAGTCTTAATAAAGTGCGGACTTCTAATAAAAGGCAAAAGATTTCCCATTTTGTCACGCATCCAACAGGAACCAGTTAGGAACATTACTTTCATATTTCTATATATTAATTTCTAAAATTGGAATACAAAATTAACGAAAATTTTTCTAATATAAAATAATTTTGTATTTTTGCAAGATGAAAAAAGTATCATTTGATTTCGACGGAACATTATCAAATAAACATGTTCAAAAATTAGCTCAAAAACTTATCAGAGCAAAATATGATGTGCATGTAGTAACATCACGCCCTGAGTTCCCAGAAAGATACCATCGTTTTTGGGATAATTCAGATTTATATTTAATATGTAATAATTTAAGAATTAAAAAAAAGAATATTCATTTTACAGAATATAAACCAAAATTTTATTTCTTTAAAGATAATCCAGATTTCTTATTTCATCTTGACGATGATGATATGGAGATTATGGGTATAAATGAAAATACTAAAACAAAAGGAATATTATTTGATATTAATTGGGAAAATAATTGTAAATTAAAATTAATGAAATCTTAATGCAGACTTTTCTTCCATACGCTGATTTCAAATTATCAGCCGAAGTATTAGACTATAGGAGATTGGGCAAGCAGAGAGTCGAGGCTTATCAAATATATAATTGTCTAATAAACCCTACACGTTGGAAAAATCATCCCGCGGTAAAAATGTGGGCAGGATATATGGGCGCTTTAGCGGAGTACCATAATGCTATGATAGTAGAATGGATTAAACGTGGTTATGTGAATAACATGCACTATATTATATACGATGACAATTATGATTATCCGTGGTGGTTAGGTAATGAAAATTTTCATAGAGCTATGCGTAGTAGACTCATAGAAAAAGATAGAATTTTTTATCTACCAAAATTTCCAAATGATGATGGGTTCAATGATTATAAATATTTATGGCCTGTCAATGAAAATAGAACATTCAGAATGATTTAAAATTGTCATTTATCTCCAATCTTCTTCACCGTAAGGATCAATATCGTTTGTATTCGTATCTAAGAATTCTATCTTACAATATTCTTTTCCTTTATCGTCTACGTTGAAAGTCATATTTTTAATTTTGTATTTCTTTTTCATTTGATAACCTAAACCATCTTCTATATGTTCTTTAATAAGACCTATAGCGTAACTGAGTTCGTCTTGGAACTTTTGGTTTTTGGCATCTTCTGATTTTACTTCGATAGTTCTAGAAAACGAATCCCTACCATTAAATTTTACGAATTTATTTTCTTCAACATCCTCATTTATTTCTCTATATCTCTTCAAGTTATTCATATGATAAATTCTTTTTATTATATATTAATAATTTGATTTATAGTTTAATCATAAAAAAAAAAGACCTCCAATGGAGGTCTTTTTTTTGTATTCCAATAGTCAAACTATTAGATAAGAACACCGTTACTATCAGTAACTTTAATTGCCATGAATTGCTTTTCCGGGAAGAATCCGATATCAGCTACTGCATATCTTGATCTAATTAACATCCTGGGTGCCCAGGTAGCTTCACTGATTAAGCTAATTGATTGAGCCATTAAGTAAGGAATAAAGAGAAGACCTGGTTGGTCAACGCTATTCTTTCTACCCATATAGATGAAGTTATCATCCCATCTCATGTAAGGATCTACATAGATTGCAATCTGTCCAACATTACCCATTGGATAAAGTTGACCGTTGGTGTTTAATTTACCAGCGTTAACTGGATTGATCGTATAACCAGCGATATCTTGGATAACGGAAGCTAAGTTACCGTTTGTAACCAAATATTGAGCTGGTCCAATTCTACCATCAGTTGCGATGAAGTTAGAAGCGTTATTGATCTTAGCAATAAGCTTTCTTTGGATTGAGTGAGTTGTTTCACCCATTGCTCCACCATAAGTACCACTTGAAAGTGATGCGATGTAAGAGTCAACGTTTAAGTCGAATTTACATGTAACACCGTCAGTTGCTTTTGGTGCTGTGTAGGAATCTCTATTAGCAAGAGCTAATTTTCTGATTTTACCTACGATTTCCTTAGAAATAACCTGAGTTAATTCATTAATAAGAACACCTTCCAATTTCTGAACAATATCCATACCAGTTGAAGCCTTGATGTCTTCAATTTGGGTTCTCTTCAATGTTGAGGAGATTTCGATGTCACCAACTTGGACGGATTTTGTAAATACGTCAGGACCGATAACACCTGGATAGGTTTTTTCATCTTGGTATCTTGTCATTGGGCCTTCCCAACCATTTTCCATATTGGATGTCCAACCTGCGGAGAATCCTGGAATATGATCTTCGAGTAAGGATACTAATTCAACAGTTGCACCAGCAGCTGCTGTGTTTCCTGTGACTTGAGATGTTGATGTTCCTGATACTGTGGTAATACCACTTGCGATAAGAACGTCTGTGATAGCTCCTGTTTGTGGGAAAGTGTTTAATGTAGAATCCCATGCAGAACCGTCTTGTGGTGTCATTGAACCAACTGAGAAACCGGCTTGTCTGTAAATTCTATACATTGGGTGTCCATCAATTCTTGAAAATCCTAAGAATTCCATAAAATTGTAGTAACCAGCGGCTGGTAAATTGTCTGGTAAATTAGTTAATTGAGCAACTGTACAACCAGCTCCTAAGTGAACCCATGTTCTTTTTGATAATCCACCAACTCTTTCTTGAATACTCAAAAGACTGAGTTGTAATTGAAGAGCTTGTTTTAAAGCTAAATCACCAGCACTTGTGCTTGTGGCTAATTTGAAAACAAGTGGTCTTTGTCTTGGATCGATATCTTCACGATTAGGATCGTTTGCATAAGCGTTGTCATATTTGAAGTCAACGAATAACAACTCGATTCTTGGTGATGCTGTTGGTTTAACAGCTACTAAATCCAAACCGATTGTTTGAGCAGCGATCTTCATAGCTACTGGAAGGAGGTTTTGAGCAACGTCACCGCTACCAATTGCGCCATGACCATCTTGCCATGTTGCACCTGGAACTGTACCTACTACTGGAGCAAATACTTGACCCATACCTTTTTGATTTAATGTGGCATAGCCAACATTTTCATTCATTTGATGCATTTCAGCATACTCTGACATCCAAGCTCTCTTGTCATCATCAGTTACCCTAAGAGCGTCGAGAATAGGTTGCCATTTCTTTATTGCTTTCGCACTGTCAACTATAAAATTCATTTTTTTCTAATTTTTTTTTAATTATATATTCGGTTTAAAAAGTCATTTTTTTCCAAAATGCTTGTCGAATAGATAATTTATCTTTGATTAATTCTTTTTAAATATGCATCTACAAGATCATCAGAGAGTTTAGTGTTATCAAATTTGTTATTACTTTCTGTTAACAAGGTCACTTTACCCATGTTTTTCTTTGCATATTTATGAAGGTCTCTAGAATTCCAGAAACTTTCCATTTTATCCTCTGTCAAATTAGTATAGAATTGCGCACTATTTATAATACTACCTTGAACCTCGGGACGTAAACTTTCCCATATTGGTCTTAGATCGCCTGGGATATTGTCGATCAACGTCTCATTAAAACTTCTTGTGGCTGTAGTTAATGCTTTAGCCATGATAGCGAGAACTTCACTTTCTGTTGTATAACCTTTGCTTTCGTTCATTGCAACGATTACTTTTTCTTTATCCTGTTGTGAAAGGTTGTAATAAGCAGCCTTTTTCTTTTCAGTTAAGAAAAGTAAGAAATGAGGTTCGTTATCTTTCGATGCCTCACGTTTTTTGGACTCATTTATTTGCTTTAATATTAGTTTCTTTAATGTGTTTTCTGATTCATAAATCTTATCACCTATGATAGATAATCTGGATTCTTGAATCTCTTGGACTTCACCTGTGTCAGATAATTTAACAACAGCTATTCCATTATCAGCATTAACTGCTAAAATTTCACCTGTTTTGTCGTCATCAATCTTGACAACTTGACCTGGAGTGAGTTCTGCCTTATCATCAATGTCTTGAATTTCTTCAGCATTTACTCCTTGAACATCCATATCCTCACTTTCTTCACCTTCTAAATCCATACCCTGTACTTGTTGAGCTTGGGCTTGGGCTCTTGGTTGAGCTTGACCTTGTACTGGTTGAGCCATTCTTGGTTGTGCACCTTGTGCTTGAGCTCCCTGTACTGGTTGTGCTTGAGTCATATCGTTCTCATTTTCATCATAGTATTTGGCTACTGAATCGGTCTTGAAGTTACCCATTTTTTGTGCTGGTGGTTGTACTTGTTCGTTTAATCTTCCAAATGAACCACTATTTAATTTTTCTGCGAGATACTTACCGTACTCAACATTCTTGTCAATTGCTTCTGCTAAGTAATTACCATAGGCAATAGAATCAGTTAGATTTTCAGCAATGTATTCTGAATACTTAATACTGTTATCTAATTGTTCTCCAACATATTCTGTATATTTGATACTGTTATCGACGTGTTCTGCTATATATTCAGCATATTTAATATTATTGTCGACATGTTCAGCGATATATTCAGCATATTTGATGTTATTATCAACATGCTCTGCAATATATTCAGCATATGCGATATTCTTTTCTAGATTTTCTGCAACATACTCAGAATAGTCAATAGATTTATCAAGATTTTCAGCGATATATTCAGAATATTTAATTGTATTATCAACGTTTTCTGCGATATATTCAGAGAAATCAATAGATTTATCTAATGTCTCAGCTATGTAATTTGAATAATCAATAGATTTGTCAACTGCTTCAGCTACATATTCTGTGTACCCGATGGCTTTTTCTGTGTACCCGATGGCTTTTTCAAGTTCTCCAGCTAAATAGTCATTATGTTCAATAATTTTTTCTGTTTTAGCTTTTGTTCTATCTAATTTGCCTTCTAATTTTTCGTTTGTTTTCTTGATTTTTTTGTTTTCTTGGACTAAGACTTGCATTGTTTCTGCTAAGTAGTCAAGATAGGAAGCTATTTTCTTGAAGCCTTCCTGGAAGGAATCATACTTGTCATATAAATCAGATAACTTTGCTGGATCGAAGTCTCCCTTTTGGATGGCTTCATTAATTTCACTTTTTGTTTTTGTGATTTGCTCGGTCAAATAATTTGAGTACTTTTCCATCTGTTCTTTGGTTACAAATTCATTTTTATCCATATTGAACAACTCGTTTATTTTTGACTCGTCGGATATATCATATATCCTAAAGTTGGCACTCTCGTTAAATCCTAGCGATTCATTTAAGGTGCGAAGTTCCATTTTCGCAGAACTAAACCCAGGGTCAGCAACTGCGTCGTATGTAAATAGTTTTTTAATAGTTACTTCACCATTCGACTCAGTTACACCGGCGGCACGTGAAGAAACAAAAATTGGGCATCCATCATCGATTAATGCTTGTGCTTCTCTACCCCAATGAGTATTTAGTAATCTAATTTCACCATCTACTCTATTTTTTTCTCTGACAAAGAAACACTTTTCAACCGTATGAGATACCCTAGACAAACTAGTGTCAAAAACATCCGGGTGATCAAATTCACCATATATAACACCCAGAGTCTTTTTTCTTTCTAACAATTCATCCAAATGTGGCAAAAATCTATCCGCTTGATAAATCCTATCATTCCTATTTTTAACGTTAAATTCCGTGAAAATACCGCCCAGTATATATTGCTTTTTACCGGAAGGAGCTATGGATTCGTTTAGTTTTTTTAAGCCATTTGTTGAATTTTCAATGATTAAAACATTTTTATAATACATGTTTAGGCTCTTTTATTTTATTGATATATATTAACCTAAAAAACTCTTTTTTTTCCATTTTGGAACTGAATAAAAAAACCTCTGATAAATCAGAGGTTTTTTTATATTTAGAATGTTGGTGCTTGTGATTGTCCGCCACCACCGCCTTGTGCTCCACCAAATTGGGCTCCACCGCCTTGTGCTCCTTGTGCCCCACCAAATTGGGCTCCACCGCCTTGTGCTCCACCGAATTCACCGCCACCGAATTGGGCTCCACCGCCACCGAATTGGGCTCCACCGCCACCGAATTGGGCTCCACCGCCACCTCCGAATGACATACCGCCACCACCGAAGCCGCCTCCGCCGCCTCCGAATTCACCGCCGCCTTCGGCTCCTTCCATACCACCCATCATCTTACGTTCTATTGCTTTATATTTATTATTTTCTTCAATATCAGCATCAGTGAACTTCATAATATGACGAACTATCCATTCTATGCTAAGATAAGGTTTACCAGCAGCATCTTGGAGTGATGAACTCAATGTTTGGGCTATAGATGCTCTTTCATTTAAGTTCTTTAGGTGACGCCATTCTTCAAATAATGTATCAGAAATAAAATCAAGTTTAATAGAGTTATTAAAATCTACATCGTCTTTTAATTCTGGAAATTCTAAAATCATTTGAATCTTCAAAGGTTTAAGAAGAATTTCCTTAAATATAGTTCTTATTCTATTGATGAAATTTTTAAATTTAACTTCATCCCTAGTAACTTGAGCGTTTGAATCGTAAGCATAGGCTCCACCACCATTTTCTTCATTAAATCTTTCAAATGGTAATTTACTAGCTCTTTTTAATATCTTAAAGAACCATTGAAGAACTATATCTTCATTTAAATTAACTTGTGTTGGTTGTAAAATTTCTACGTTTGGAGTACCTGCATTGCCTTCAGGAAACCAAATATCTTTACTAAAAGGAATATTTGTACTCCCATTAATTGCTACAGTACCCATTCTTTCATCCCACTGAACATCATCATGATACTCAGCTATGAGTTCTGTTATTTGTTGTTCTGCTTGTTGACGAGTCAATCCTCCAACAGGTATTGTAAATTTCTTATAAATAGAGGCTTGATTAATATTGTAAAGTAATCTAGCCTGTTCAATCATTTTCAATTGATTGAAAGGACGAATAAGATTTTCAACATAAGAAGTTTCTCCATATTCATTATTGTTTGAATATGAAATATAAATAATTTGTGAATCCAATAAAATTCTTCTTAATGCCGGATTATCTGGATGTTGAATCCAAATCATCGTATTTGTGTTTGGATCAGTAGCAACAATTAAAGTAATTGGATCAATCGGGGCAAGATCTATAATATTTTTTTGTTTATCATCATAGACGACTTCATAAGAAATATAACCATCAATTAAAAGATTTTTAAGATAATTCCACGCTGTTTGACCCTCATTAAAATTAAAAGTATTTATAAGTTTAGTAAAAGTTTCTTGATATTTTTGTCTTATAGTTTGTTCGTATGTGTCTGGAAGATCTTTAACAAAACAAAATCTATTGTTATCATCATAAATTATACATTCATCGGCAATTTGAGTTATGAAATCTTTAATTTCATCTTTTATAGAATATTGTCTTAGGATTTTTCTTTTATCTAAATATGTTCTATCTAGATAAGCGATTGATTTTTTGTCTAAGAATCTTGCTATAGTTTTCTTAGTAAATAAATCATACATATTAGAACTATTTGGTTGATAAAGAACATCTGTTGTTTCTTCATGTACTCCAATAGCATATGAATTTCTAATACGCATATCATTATATTCCAATCCACCAAACATGGTAGAAAGTCCTCTTAATATTCTATTGAACAAACCAAAATTAGTGGTATTTGTACCAGCTTGATTTTGATTTCCTCTATATCGATCGTAACTTGCCATTTATAATTTTAATTTTTTTTAATCCTCTATTGATGGGTTAAGACATTTCTGAATCGACCATTCAGGATGTTTAATATGATTCAATACATCCTCTCTTCTACTTATATAGTTTCTTTCATCTTCTAAATCATACCAGTAATAACCATCATCTCTCATTCTATAACTAGAAATTCTTAGAAACAATCCATTAATTCTTATTCCATCTCCAATTTCATATCTTGGTTGTTTTTCGTTCCAATTTTCTTCACCATAAGGATCAATTTCAAATTGTTCAAAAGTTTTCATGTATCTATATATAAAATCTTTTATGTCAAAAATGTTTTTATTGATTTTCATATATTTTATAATGGTTTTCTAATTGTCGAAGTTGTTCATAATATTCCTTAACATCATTTTCATAATCAAAAGCCGTTTTCTCATAAGCCTCTAAAATTTTAGATAACTTTTCTTTTTCTATTTCTATGTCTGTTTCTTTTAGAGCATCCATCATAACTCTCTTATTGATTATTTTTGTATCTATGAAAATTAATCTATTTACTATAGTAGTAGAAACAGCATATATTTTAGGATCTCCAAGTTTTATACCAACTATCTTAGTATAATCGAAAGCTGTTATACAATAATTAAATCCGCCATTAGTTTTTAGTGTTTTATATACTGATTCAAAATTAATTTTTAATGGATTTTCTTCATCAACAAGATTTCCTTTATCATTATTTTCTTTATGTTTTTGTATTTCTGTTTTAAACATCGAAAATAGTTTATCAATAAAAAGTATTTTATATCTATAAGGTAGGTAATCGAAATTTACAGCGTATAAAATTCTTTTTTGTAATTCTGTATTATATCTATCATCTATAACAAGAATAGGACACCATATTTTATTACCATTATAATCATATTGAATGATATAAAATTTGCCTATAGTTATGATATAATTTTTAGGTCTTCTGATTTGTAAATTTGGATTTTTTAAAACTAAATTAAATATCATTTCAGTAGAATCATCGGCCAATTTTTTCATGTTATTATTGTATTGACCCATTAATGCGTAACAATATGTCGCGAATGTTTCTGTCATAGATTAAAATATTTTCACAGAATGATCATTAAAAAATGTTTCATCCATCACATGAAATTCTATTCCTCTTTTGTTACAAAATGCCTTGGCTGCTTTCCATTTATTGAAATTTATAAGAAATAATTTCATTCTATATTCGTGGTTTTCTAATGATTTAGCTGTTATTTTTTTAGGCATTTCTGGAGGTACTGTTTCTTTATGCGGTTTAATTTCAACTGCTACTTTTTTTAAAGAACCATCTAGCTGTTGAATTTCTGCGTAAAAATCTGGATGATATCTCCTAGTTTCCCATTTTTCATTTACTTGTATTTCGTATGGAATAGTCATTCCTTCTACGTTCCAATGAACAACTCTTGGTTCATTATCTAGGAAAAAATACATTTTATATTCCCAACCACTTCTATACCATATACATTCAGGATCTCCGAGATATTTGCCTGGATTTATTAAATGATATGGACCTTGATTGTATTTATCTTTACCGTCTGCTCTTTTTGGTGAATTTGGTTTAGCTCTATATCCCATAATATAATATTTTTTTTAAAAATTGTGAAATCCTTCCCCGTCATTACAAGAATCAAGACTAATCATTGTTATTCTTTCTTGATTAGTCTTTTTATTTGTGAGATCGTTGTATCCCTGAGCCATACCTCTTTTAAAAATTTCTGAAAAATAAGGAAGTGCCAATTTATACTTTTTTTCGTTGAAATTCATCCACTTCTCAAACATGAATAATAATCCTGTTTGTAAACAATCATTTTTATCATCTTGGGTTTTATACATATTATTCTTTTTACGAATCATATTTTCCCCAATTAATATGAACATATGTTCAGCTTTTTTTGTTAATACTCCTTTGCCCTTAGATAAAACAATCTCATAGAAGAGTTCACTATCTTCAAGATAATTTGCCATGCATTATTATTATTTTTTTGGAATTCTTAAAAAATAAAATGTTAAAAAATTAACAAGCTAGGATGGCTGAAAGGCTTGAATTTATTAGGAAATGCTTAATATTGCTAGAATGCTCGTAACGCTTTAATAATCAAATTGAACCTTATACTCGCAGTGAATTAAAAAGTTTGAAAAAAATGCCCATATTTTATTAATAAATATGGGCATTTTCATTTAAGTGCTTAATAATTACCTAACTAGGGTCTTCTTAAATTGAATTTTTTCGTCTTTTGTAGCATTTAATTCTTTGTATAAATTATGTCTATGAATTAATAAATTGTCAAAAGTTAATTTAAGAGATTTATCAGATTCTAATAATGATTGTTCATTCTTTAGTTCGTCTATTGCCTCATTAATATCCTTTATCTTAAGTTCTATAGATTTTTCTTTATCTTCTAAAGTCTTCAATTGCTTTAATTCTCTTGAAAGTTTGTTTTCAAAGAAATGAGTTAAGTCAAAGTCGAGATCTTTCTTTACGTCTGTGATAAGTTCGTTAACTGATTCATATTGATAAAATGAACTGCCTGTACGAATGTCCTTGTTGTATAAATACATTTTATCTTTATAATTGAAAGCATATGCCTCTAAATAAGGATTAAGAATGTTTGTTATTTTTACAGCAATATCTAATTCAACGAGGTTATTTAAATTTTCCTTCAATGTATTGATTAATAAGAAATAATCTTTCTTTAAATAAGGAATGATAGGCGAATTGAAAACGTTTTCGAGTGTTGTTTCTGAATCCAATTTATCTTCGTTAATAAACATTGATTTATCATTTTTTGTAGAAAGGCTTAACATTACATTTTCGTCAATTTTAAAAGATACCTTATCATTTTCGATTGTTGATAGTTTCATACATTGTTCGAGAATTCTAATTTCTTGAATTTTGTCATCATCATTGATGTAATCTTCTGCTAAAACTTGTTTTACTTCTTTATCATCGATTAAAAACCATCTATCGCTTACAAATGCCATATATCCATTATCAACCTTTTCTACAATGGTATAAACTTTTTCTCCCTTACCACTATTTGACATATTTTGTCTTTCTAATGGGGATCTTGTTAAATTGAATACAAAGCTCTTAATTTGAGGAACCCAATCATACATACGAAGCTCATTAAGAATAGATTCCATTCTAGCATCATCGTCTGATTTGTTTATAATCTCAAGAATTGTATTGAGAGGTTGACGGTATAACATACCTTGATTTTCTCTTTCAACTCTTTTATAAAGATCTTTTAATTCATAAACCAAAGGATAAGATTTTATTTCACTATCTAATCCTTCTAGGAATAATTTTACATCATAATCATATGTGTATTTAATAAGTTTCTCGTTTAAGGATTTAACTAATTCTTTTTCAGAAAAGTTATCGCAATTGATAATAAATCCTTCTACTAAACTCGAAATATCAGATTGATCAAATGTCAACCTATTCTTAAAGTTAAATAATTCTAATTTGAAGTTTTTCATATTTATCTATATTATTTTTTTATTGTTTTTTTAATTGAGTTTCTGAAATAGTTAATCTTAATCCTCCTTTTATTTTGAATCCTTTCAATACTTGAGGGTCATCAAAACGAACGGTCCATTTCTTTTTCCCGGTTGTTGTTTTTCCATTTCTTTTTTCTATTGTACCATATGCTGGAGCATTCATTATTCTTAAATTGGGTTTTGTGAATAATACTGTGTCACCTACTCCTATTTCTTCATTTTCGTGTTGTTCATTTATTATATCTAAACCAACATCAGTCCTCTTTGTTGATTTTTGTTCTTTTGGTTTAAATGTCTTTTTAAAATCATCGAAACCAAGAAGATTGTTCAATTTGGTATTAATGCCTTTTTCTTTGAAAACTGGATCATTACATTCATTTGTTCTCATATCTTTTACATTTTGTATTTTTTTGGTACAATACAAAAATATATATTAACAAAAAAAGATGGAATTTTTCCAGAATTAGGACATGTAATCGTCGATATCGTTGAAAGAAATTTCTTCGACATAATCGTATTTGTTTCTGAGATCGTCTATGATATCGTCAATAATGAATTTATTAGAATAGGAATATTCTAAATCAGTTGGTTCATTCCCGCTAATGATCATAACGAACCATTCGAAGTTTTGAACGATTTTAATAACGCATTTTTCGCCTTGTTCTTCGATAAAAATATAAAAAACGTTATCTGTGGCAGTCATATGAAAAGCTTTTTGCCAAATATATATTATAAATATATTGTCTTATTTGGCAAAAAACGTTGGCCTGACGTAGCCTAGTGTAATAATATAATCAGATTCTCTTTGTTTTACACTATATTGATTAAATTTAAAATTATTCCAACTGGTACAATTTAAGTACCTTATTATACGCATTACATCTTTTTTATCAGGAATAACTCTATAATAGAGTGTAAGATTACTGTTATGGTAATCATCTTCTGTTCTGATTATGTTATCCACAATGTCCTTAAATTTGGACAAATTGATTTCACAATCCATTTAATATGAATTTATTTTTTTAATAAATGTTAATAAATTTTCAATTATCTATCTATTTTTGCTGCTCCTCCAGTGGTGCTATTTAATTGATAACGTGGATGTCCTGGAACATAATTTCCAGCGTTACTTCCCAATCTGCCTGTGCTTGGAGTATAATAACTCAAAGTATCCAGAGACGGATATTGTTTATATTCCACTGGTTTTAATTGAATAGCTACTGAACTATAAACTAGTTTTCCATTATCTATATAAGAAGCATCATGCATTACTTGTTTATTCTTATATAACCAATTATTTGCTATAGCGTGGTCTATGTATAATTTTTTATCTGCGTCGTTTATTGTGTAAATTCTATCCATATAAACTCTCCCGGTTGGTTTACGCATTTCAAACCAAACTAAAGCTCTACCCATTAATAAATTGTCATCATTTTTTAATATTAGCAATTTACATTTTTCTGGATTATTACAATAAATATCAAAAAATGTTTGAGCTTTTTGACCTCTCATACACGAACTATTAATATCACCTGCTCTTGAAGCATAACGTGTTTCTAAATACCAATACCTTATTTCTTCACCCTGAACCAATTGTAAATTTATAAAGAATTTTTTCAAGGATGCCTTAAAGTCATTAACAAAAGCTTCTATTTGTGGTTGAGTGAATTTTTCTGGAAATAATTTATTTACAATTCTACCAACTGACATCTCTTGTCTGCCCTTTGCCTTAAAAGGATCCCCAACTAGATCAGGACTTATTTTATTGGCTGGAAGGAAAGAAATTTTATCATTTTTATCTTTCTCGTCGAAATAATCTAAATAGGCTATATCATAAACTCCTGGTGTATCACCGTGTACTGATACTTTTAATATAGCCTCTGCTATAGGATCCTTCATGGATTTTAGAACTTTCTGTAATTTATCAGAAATATCTAAAACTACTTCTTTTGCTTCATTTAGAAAACTGTTATAATTATAGATAATCATTTATCTTTAGTTTATTATTTAGGAAGCAATTTTTTGAAACCACCATTGGCCTTCTGTAATAAGTATCTATCAAAAAAGTTTCCTGCTGGGCATTCTCCTATAGTCTTTCCAGTCATATTCTTGGCTGGTTTTCCTCTAGTTGATGCTAATCTTCCTGTATCTGGCGAATAATAACAAAATGTATCCATATAAGGGAATTTTGCAAACATTCTATGATGTGGTAATTGTGTTCTTAATGGTTTGTCCATTACTTGACCATTAACAACATAAGTTTCACATCCCTTAGCTTGATTTGTTTTATACCACCATCCATGTTCTTTAGCGTAATTTATAAATATATGCACATCTGATTCTTGAGTATAATATATTCTATCCATTATAGTGCCCTTTGTGGGATTTTGTGGATTATCTACCATATATACATCAAACCAAACAAGAGCTCTACAAACTAATTTATTATCTGTATTTGTCATTATTAATAGTCCAACTTTATCTGGATTTTCAACATACATATCAAAGAAATGTTGTTTCTCTGGTTGTTTCAAACATGATTTCATCAATGGCGTTCTTATATCCATCACACCTTCATCTTCAGGAGGATCTTCCATTCCTGGATGAGGATTATAATATGTTTTAACGTGATACCAAGCTCTTAATTCTTCGCCTCTTACTAATCTAATAGTATAATTTTCAGCATCACGAATACCTTTTATTTGTTGTACAAAATTCTCTAGATCTTTTGTGCCAGCATATTTTGGAAATAGTCTAGTTACAAAAGCACCTATCCTCATTACTTGTCTTCCCTTTTCGTTCCATACAGGACTATTAGGATCCGGATTTTCTAAATCTTTCTGGGTAATTCCTTCTATTCTACCAATTCTATTTGCTGGCATTACACTTATAAAATCTATATCATCATTTAAATTTATATAAGAAAAAGGAAATCTTGATTCTCTATTGTCCAATAAATCCATAAGATCCTTAGTTATTGGAGAATTTATCTTTTTTATTAAAGATATAAACTTCGGAGAAAAGAACATAAGAGAATCTTTTAAGTTAATCTCTTGCTCATTTAGTATGTAACCTGTATAATTTTTAATTCCCACTTTTTATATATTTTTTTAATCAATTCTTTGAGATTGTCCGTCTGCGTTTTCTAATCTATATCTATGCATTCCAGGTACTGGATTACCAGGATCTGATGCTAATCTTCCTGTACCAGGATTATAGAATTTTAATGTGTCCATATAAGGATATTGTTTATATTGTTTTGGTTTCAACTGTAAAGCTATTGATTTGTTTACTACTTGACCATCTTCAACATAAGCGGCGTTATGAGCTTCTTGTCTTGCTTTATGTAGCCATCCGTTTTCCACTGCGTACTTTTTAAACAATTCTTCGTCAGACTGTTTTATAGTATAAATTCTATCCATAAAAATTTTACCTGTTGGTTTTCTTAAATCTGACCACAATAAAGCTCTTCCTATTAATTTATTATCTGTATTTGTTAATATAACTAAACCACACTTTTCTGGATTTTGAACATAAATTTCAAAATAAGGCTGACAATTTCTTTGTGAATTGTCATATTTCATACAAGAACCACCAAGATTACCGTCTGTTGAAGCTAAACGTTTTTCACTATACCAATATCTAATATCCTCACCTCTAACCACTTGAAATCTATTATAAATTAATGTTGCTGCTATTTCAGCCTTATAAGCGTTAACAAACTTTTGAACAGACAAGTCTGTGAAATTATCAAATAATCTATTGATTAATTTACCAATAGATAAACTTTGTCTGCCAGATCCAGTCCATGATTCATCATCAGGGCTTGGTACTCTATTGGCTTCTTCTTGACTTGCAAAATTTTTCTTATACCATACTCTGTTAGCTGGCATATAAGTTATGCTGTCATCTTTTCCTTTTTCTACATCTAGATAAGATATATCAAAAAGCTCATCTGTTTCTGAAAGTCCCATTATTCTATTGGCTACTGCTTTAACTTGGAAATCCCCAACCTTTAACATTTTACCAAGAATTTCTCTTAATTTTGGAGATATGAATAATTTTAAAAGTTTCTTTTCTCCTTTTACAAAAGTTGGTTTCTTCTCTTCACCGGTCATAGGATCTATGTCTTCGTTTATAAAATTCAAGTAAGGTGCAACGTTAGTCATTGTTTTTATTTTTTTTTTTATCTTACAGCGTCTGCTCCTCCATGCTGACTCCTTAATGTATATCTTTGAAACATTTTAGAAGGATTATTAGGATCTCTTCCTGGATTTCCAGGAGATGAAGCCGCCCTTCCAGTAGCTGGAGTATAATAAATCATTGTATCCATATAAGGATATTGTTTATACTCTACTGGTTTTAAACGTATTGATACTGAAGTTGTTTTTCTAACTCCATTCATTAAAAATGATTCATTATTCTTTTTATATATCCAATCGTGATCTATAGCATATTTATGAAATATATTTTCTAGATCAGGTCTTCCACTAACTACATACACTCTATCTAATAATGTATATTGTTCTTTATTTTCTTGAGTATCACCGCTTGGTTTTAATAAACCTTGCCACACAAGACCCCTACCTAATATTAGTTTACTTTTAACATCATCATGATATATTAAAAGCCCACATTTGTCAGGGTTATTTGTGTATATACCAAAATAGTTCTGACAAGAGCTATGTCTCATACAAGAACCCAAACCTCCGTTATATCTATCTTCATGATACCAGTAACGAATATCGTCGCCGTGAACTACTTCAAATCTTTCATCTCCTTTGCTTGCATCAATTTCCGGGCGATATCTATTATAGAAACGATCGATGTCCATGTTTGAAAATTCATTAGGGAATAATTTATTAATTAATTTTCCCCAAGACATGCTTTGTCTATATTTACTTTTCCATAAATCTGAATCATCTGGAGGATTTGTTGGCCAATATTTTGCTAACAATTCTAATGTTGTTTCAATTGGAGCATCTGATGTTATTCTATTTATTCTGTCTAATGGAAAATAAGATACACTTTTACTATCTGGATCTGCATCTATCCAAGATATATCTATAGAATTTTTAGTTTCTAGAAGTTTTTTAGCTATGGGTTCTGTTATTATCTTTTGTAATATCTTTCTTAGCTTATTAGATATAAACAAAGGAAATTCAATAGATTCCTTGCCTTCATTTATCTTGTAGTTTCCATACTTTAGTATATAATTATCCATTTTTGCAAAATTAAATTTTTCGTTATATATTAATTTTTTTTTTTAATTTTAAATAAATTTAATCATAAATGTTAAAGCTTTTCCCGTTTCAGCAAAAGTGTACTGTATTATATTATATGAGAAATTCCAAGAACTGTAAATCCCAAGATTATAACTATACCATCCAGTATTAACATTACGTACGATCATATTCGACGGCTGAAACCAATTTGTTCCATCCAAACTACATTCAACGCTACCAGCTCCATTATAGTAATAATATGGAAAACCTAAACTCAAACAAACATTGGCTCCACTTGGCTGCATTACAAAAGATTTAGTGCCTTTAGATTCCACTAATTTACCACTGGTAAGACTAGGAGTGGAAGCATCTTTATAAAAATAATTATTTGGTGTGTTATTTCCAGGATCAAAATAATTAGGAACAGTAGAAGGTAGAGGATAAAACTGATTTTTTATTACCCACAAAAAAGGAAATACTCCATCTACTGTTGTCGTGGCTGTTATAATATATTGTGGATCTCCGCATGTTTGATAAGCTGTGTGTTTCATCGTCCAAGCAGTTGGTTCTATATAAGTATTGGAAAAAGACTTTGGATAAAAATTTACGGGTTTTGTATTTGTATATGTTGCTTGATAACCAGTCCACTGTGATACATTATCAACAAAAGTAGGTAGTATTTGATCCTCATGACCACTTATAAATATATTTTCATCATTTTTAACAGTTTCTCCAGATACAGTTAAATTAGTACTAGTACCAATTTCAAAAGATCTTTGATTATCTAATCCTACTAATTTTTTAATATAAACAGTTATAGTTGGATAAGTACTAATTCCAGTTGTTGTTACAGATTGTGTTGATCCAATAGAATATGAAGTACCAAGCGAATTTATAGCATAAGAATTTATCCAATATTTTGTTGATTGCGTCAAACCTGTTATAGTATCCGTGAAAACACCATTTGGATCTATAGATACAGAAGAGCTCCATTGAGTACAATTTGGGGCCCCTATTGATGGACTTGTGTCGGTAGTAGAGTAACAAAACCCTTTATCTATTATACCAAGAGCTCCTGTGTTTGTTATTTGTGCTACATTACTTATACTTTTTAAATTTGCCATATTATATAGGTGTACTTTTTATCATTATTACTGTAGGAACAGTACGCAATTGTGTTGTTGTAAATACTCTATCTTCACCATATGATGTTCCAAAGCTATTAATAGCGTATGCTCTTACGTGATATGTAGTGCTTGGTGATAATCCTGTCATTGTCGTATAGAAAGGTCCTGTTACACCAGGATCTATTGTGTGAGGATCTGATGTTGTTGGATTTATCGTTGTTGACCAACAAGCTCCAACTGTAGATATTGTTCCATTTCCATTATCTAAAACTTCAGCATAAGTTACCGCACTTGTATCGGCTATAGATTGAATAGGATCATAAGTAGTTACAACACAAGCTGTAACTGGGCTCACGACCGGAGTAGTAAATGGATATATTTCTCCTATTCCTATACCATCAGCATTTATAGCAAATGCTCTTATATTATATGTAGTTAATTGATATAGATTTGTTAATTGTGCTGTAAATTCGCCAATACCATTTGGTCCACCGGGAACAACTCCAGTAGCTATACTTCCTAACGGATAAGGATCTGGAGTAGTGTCGTAGTATATACCACAACTAGTAACAGGACTAGATGTGCTATCAGTGATATTTCCCTTACCATCAGCAGTTCCTGTTCCGTCTATTATTCCTGAAGAAATATTTAGAGCACCTAAAGTGTGAACAGAAGGAGGTGAATTTGGAACAACAATCGTATTGAATGTCATTTGATTCCCATAAGTTATTCCAGTTATATTTCTAGCATAAGCTCTAAAGTAATATAAAGTTCCACTTGTTAGACCACCTATTGACATACTAATATTACCCATAGATCCTCCATCATTTAAATATGAGTTGTTAATTGTATTTCCTGTTACTGGGTCAGAATTTATAGACCAACAAATACCTCTATCTAATATTGTTGCTCCGCCGTTATTTGTAACTCTACCATTTAAGGTTGCATTATTTGAAGTTATATTAGTAGCGCCAGATGTTACTACTGTAGGTAAATTTGGATTTGATGCGAGTGACTGTGTTAATAACACTCCTTCTATTATATTTGTTGAAATATATCCTCCTGAGAATATTCCGTCTAGCCACATACCATCATAAAAATGACCATCTAAAAAAGTTCCGTTCATCCATAGTCCGTTATACCAATTTCCATCATGCCATATACATTTAGAAGAAGGAATTAATCCGAAAGAGTCATTAAATACTCCACCATACCAATTTCCTATATAGAAATTTCCATTGTGAAAATGACCACCATACCATTTACCTCCTCTAAAATTACCATTATACCAATGAGTTAAACTACTATTTATACTTGGCATAGTGTTGCCACTAGAATCTAAATTAAGACCAGAATGAAATTCACCATTATAAAATGTGCCACCGTACCAAGAAGTTTTTGAATTATATAAATTGGCTGTGCCAAACCTACTTTTTATATTCACATCTATTTGATCAAAAGTGCCATTGAACCAATCTCCTTCTTGAAAATCTCCACCATACCAAAGTCCATTAAACCATTGATGATGATTGAAAGTTCCATTGTAAAATGTGCCATTCATCCAATAAGATCCTGACATATTGCCATTATAGAATATACCATTTACCCATACAGAATTTTTAAATATTCCATTATGAAATTTACCATTTTCCCAATATGAACAAGTGAAATCTTTATTTATCAAATCAGAATATGTTATTCCAGATGAAATATCTCTGTCTGCTCCAAAAATACCATCGTAAAAATCTCCGCCTTTCCAGTACCCACTCAAGAATTGAGAATATGTATAATATTTATCTAAAATGACAAATATTCCAGCAACAATTTTTGCCTTATCAATAAGATAAGAATACCATTTGCCATTTTTCCAAGTGCCGTCATCCCATATTCCAGAATACCATGTACCATCAACCCATTCACCACATACCCATTCACCTGAATACCAAACAAGTCCATAATCATCTTCGCCAACTATACAATTTTTAACAGTAGCATTTAATAACCAATTATATTTTAATTTTACAATCTCAATAGTCAATCCACTAACTAATATCATATTGTTAGCGTTTTCTTCAGTATTTACTATTTGAACTTTAAAAGCCATTTATTTATATATTTTTTAGGAGTTATAAGATAACGTCCAATTCTTATTCAAATCAAGATCTTCCCTAGACGCTTCTGAATATACAGAAGGTTTTCCATTATTCGTGCCAACCGTATTTATATACCCAGCAAAAGTTAAAAATGTATCTGCTACTATATATATATCGTCCACTTCATCATTTGATAAATAATTGTCTTCCAAATTTATAAAATTTAAGTATATCATTCCGTCTAAATTTAATTTAGTTAAATGGTTATTAGATAAATCTAAATAATTTAATTTTTTAATGTTATTTATTTCTACGTGTGTAATACCATTTAAGCAAATAAAATTTGTAATTTTTTCTAACCACCCTGACGCTGTTATTGTATATGTTATAGCGCTTAGATATGTGTGTGTTACTGGAGTTCCTCCTGTTGATATTAAAAAACTTCCAGTACTTCCATCTCCATAATCTAAAGATAATAATATCGTATCACTGGAAGTTAAAGTCATCTGGAATGTGTATCCAGATGAAGCATCATAAGTAAGAATAAAAGAATCCGTGGGCACACCATTTTCCATATCGAAAGTAGATATAATATTATCGTTCAATATAGGAATTGGAATTTTTGTTAATTTATCTATTCCTATATCTAAAAGTTCTATTGGCTTAAATTTTAATTTTGAATCCATTTATCTTCATTTATTTTAAAAATTATATGTTACATATATTGAACCTAAATTATTAGTGACCATAAATCCATAAATATTATAAGGCACATTCCAATTATTTGCTAAACCAGAAGATGACATAGAATAACTTAACCATTGCACTACTTCATTCCAAGGCTTCTTAATTTCTTGTCCTAAAGAATTTACAATAGATAAAGAAGTGACAGTTTGATCAGCTTTACAAGCGAAATATATCACATTCTTATTATTAGAAATATAATAATTATATGTTTTACTTGAAGAAGGCAGTTCTATTTTCTTTAACATCGGTTCGTTTCCTAATGGGAACATTCCAGTATAGAAACTTCCACTACTACACCAAGTTGCCATAGTAGAATTAGATGGCGGCATAGGATTGCTAACAGAACGATTGCAAGTTAGATATGGATATACAGCATCTATTCTTACTGAACCTGTTCTAGATTCTGTTGGTACTCCACAATTTTCATTAGCTATGAAATATTTAGTTTCAGTTGTTAGAGGAGCATAAGTAAAAGGACTAGCTGAATTATTTATTGTTTTAACTCCACTTCCCCATGTCATAACAGTAATACCAGACGTAAAAGTAGCATCACCATCAAATAGATTTGATGGAGGTTCATTTATTGTTGTTATTTCTACTTTTACAATTAAATCATTTTTAGAATCTCCTACCTGATATAAATAAGGACTAGCCGAAGATGCGCTCAATATATCTACAGATACAGACACGTCATTTTCTACTAAAGTGTTAAAATATTTATAATCACTCCAAGCAGTGCCTATAGAATTTTCAGCATATGAAATCCCAGTATAAGATGTGTTTTGAGTTAATCCTGTTATTGCAGTAACAAATACTCCTGTTCCTGTTCCGTTCGGCCAGTAAACTGGAGTTACTCCATCATCTACTAAACATCCTCTAGCAATAACTGGAGAATATCCATCACTAACTACATTACTATTCAATGTGACTCCAGTCAAAGTTATATCACTTACACTATCTAATGTAACAGTTGGTACAACCATAGATGAAGTATTAAAACTAATAGTTGATGTATATGTAGTTCCTTCTGAATTTGTAGCATATGCTTTGACATAATATGTAGTTCCTAAAGTTAATCCTGACAATATAACTGAATATATACCAGCACCTGTCCCACCATTCCAACAAGTTGATGGCGTCACTAAACCGAAACATATACCTCTATCCGTTACTGTCGCTCCGCCATCGCTTAAAATGTTTGCTGTTACAGTAGCTGTTGTAGTAGATATTCCACCTACAGTATGACTAGTTATACTGAAAGATGGTGGTAAATTTCCAGATGGTGTTGTAAATGTAACATCAGGACTACTATAAGTTGTTCCTATAGAATTAGTAGCATAAGCCCTAGCATAATAAGTCGTACTTACTGTTAATCCAGTTATACTTGATGTCCACATACCTGTTCCAGATCCACCGCTCCAAACTGGAGTAGTTGGAGATGGAGAGGTGGAATATAAAATTCCTTTATTTATTATTGGAGAATACCCATCAAATATAGCATTACCTGTTAAAGTTGCCCCAGTAGGTGTAGCTGTTATCCAATTTAATGTTACTCCTGTTGGGGCTGTTTGAATTGGTAATGTAGTAAATCCTGTAACTGTAGTATAACCACTCAATCCATATAAATTGACAGCTTCAGCCATATAACTATATTTAGTAGAATCAGTTAGCCCTGTTAAATTACTCATCCAACTAGTAGTTCCACTAGCTGATAAAAATGTATCTGAAGTCGTTACAGTGTCCCCGGTCGCGTAGTATAATCCTAAAGAAACTATGGGAGAACCACCATTTGATGATAATATATTTGATACATTAGCATAATAAGTTGAATAGTTATAAAGACTATTGGTTAAAGTAGGAGCCACTGGCAAAGGTAATGTTGCAGGAGGTGGAAAAATCATAGTACCATAAACGGTTGTGTTTCCGGAATATAAAGTATTCATAGCGTATGCTCTAATATAATAATTTTGACTATAAGTTAAACCAGTTAAATTTACTATAAATTGTCCGAATGATATAGGAGTATAAGGTCTTACAGTATTTCCTGTTGTTGGTAAATTAACAGGATCATTCGAATAAACAACCCCCATCTGGTTTACTCCGTGAATTGGATCTGTTAGTTCTCCGTCATTACTTATTAAATTGCATATAACATCCATGCTATTGTATGTAACATTAGTATATCCTACTGTATTTATAACAGGAGGAGAAGGATATAATGTTTCTAAATGATAAGTATCCCCATAAGTTGTGCCGCAAATATTTATAGCGTAACTATTTATAGAATACATTGTAGAATGTGTAAGCCCAGTCAAATCAGTATAAAAACTACCAGTTTGACCATTTTCTGGAAGATATACAATAACTAAATCATCTATCAAAGTGGGTGTAGTTATTCCTGTTTGATATATAAATCCTCTCTCTAGTATAGGAAGCCATCCAATATCTACAATATCAGCATATGGTGTTAATTTATGAGAATATGGAACTACATAGTCTGTAGTTATTGTTGGAGCTGTATAATTTGGATCGGAAGTAGTAAAAGTATATAATTCGCCATACCCAATTCCTTGAATATTTTTAGCATAAGCTTTATAGTAATAGGTATATAATGGAGTTAGAGGATAAATATTGCATGTATAAGGTCCTAATCCTAAAGTCGTTGCTGAAACACATGTAAAGTTAATAGAGTCTGGAGAATAACAAATTCCTCTCTCTGTTATATTTGATCCCCCATCATTCATAACTTCACCCTTTAATATGGCTGAAGTACCACCTGTAGGAATAGTTATATCAAGTCTAGTTATAACATAAGGAGATCTTACGACACCACCATTATAGGAGTTCTCGGGATCGTATATTTTAAGAACGAATTTATGTTGTGGATCTTGCATTAAAAAAGCGGTCGTATTATCTATTATTCCTAAATCCTCGCTTATAAATGAAGCGTAACCATTACATATATTTCTTCTCATATCGTCATCTCTCACTCTGTAATATGAGTTTTCTTCGTTTATATAAACATCATAAAGAATATCTGATATTTCTTTTAAATTGTATATTGTTTTTATATAATTAAGAGTTAATCCTGTATTGGATTTATATGTTTCTACGACAAAATATTCATTTGGAACAAGATCTACTATAAGAGATTTATATTCTCCTGTATTATCACTCAAAGCAACATATGTGTGATTTTTAAAATAATTCACATAACTTGAAATATAAGGTATTATCTTTATAAGCGTTCCTTTGCTATCACCTATAGTATTAGGATAAATATAAGGGTTTGGTCTTTCATCGAAATATTCATAAGTAAAAGTAATCGCATTTAATTGTTTATCAATCAAAAAAGTATATCCGGTATCAAATAAATATGGATTTATTTTATTGAGATGATTATATAAATTGTATTTTATATAATCATTTGTTGTAGTAAAAGATTGTCCTGTAGTATTAAAATAGAATGTTAATCCATCATAATCAAAATATAAATTATCAAGATTTTCTGCTGGGTATAATTTTCCAGCCCCATCAATATCGAAATATTTAGAATAATATGATTCTAAAATTGTATTTTCAACATCCATAATATCAGAATACATCAAATTAGTAAAACTATAATAAGTAGGTTCACTTATTAAAGATACAACCCAATGAAAATTAGTTCCGATAGGAACACTGGAATATGTTATATTTATAAGAATATCACCAGTATTACCAGTATATGAAATAACCTGTCCTGTCAAATACCAAGTTGCGCCAGACTCAAGTAGTACCCATTCCCCTCCTTGATATGGTAAGAAAGTATCATATGTTTGTGTTAGCCATAATCCTGAAGTTGGATAAGTTAAATCATCGATTGTTGTGTTATAATAACTAGCACCAGATATATTAGGCGAATAATAATCATTTAAGATATTATCAGATATATAATCTGATATGATTATATAAGGATCATCTATTCTTTTTATAAAAGTTTTTAGATATAAGCTTGTATTGCCAGATATCTCGAATTTTACATAATCGTAAACATTAGCGTTTGAACATATAGTGGAATTAGTTTTTATGAATGTTTCATAACCGTAATTTCCCCACATATCCGTACTTCCAGTGTTTAGAACAGTATTTCTTAAAGTAACCCCAGTATAAATGTATTTAGAATTATTATTATCTACTTTTATTATATAATCACTGTTATGATATTTAATATCAATAGTATCACCAGTGATAAATAGTGGTAAATAGAAACCATCGTATAATTCGTAGTTTTTATTAACTGATATTCTAGCCAGTTCATAATCAGTAAAAATCAATTTTGGATTTACAGGTCCATCGTAAAATAAATTGTAATTAAATATGCTCTTTATAATATAACCATGACCCTCTAAAAATTCCTTTTTTTCGCCCTTCAATGGAAATCTATTACCTGAATTTTTTAAGTGAAATTGTTTACTTTTATTTCCTCCTAATTTAACATAGGCTTTATATCTCCAAGTTTTTCCAGTGTCAGCCAATTCGTCTGATAATATAAGGTATCCTCTAGAATCAACATTATAAATATCGTTCTGTGTTTTATCTGTTTGACCAACAAGAATTACTCTGTGTCCTGTTCTTAGAGAAACACCGTCTATATCAAAATATCTTTTAGTTAAATCCAAATTTAAAGTGCTACAAACGTCCACTTGATATAAGTTCACCATAAAGTTATTTATGATGTCAAACTCGTTATACATACAATATAAACAATAATTAGTGCCAACCATAAGATTTTTGGCGTATATGTCATCTAATTCATTAACATATTGATATGTAATTCCAGACAAACATTTTTGATATTTGAAATAATTATCATTTATATTAAATACTTTCATGTAGTTATATTATATTTTATTGACAAATAATTTTTTATGTCATTTTGAATAGATTCATCGTCAACTCCATCTCTTATTAAAAGTTCTTTGATATAAAAATTTCCAAAATAATCATTGTCTAAATAATTTGTTCCAATTGTTATTCCACTTAAATTGGCTTGTGATGAAGTCAAATTTACACCTGCGGTCGTATCACCGACAGTAGTCGTAGAACTTTCAAAATTGAAAATCACTACATATATGGATAAGTCATTATTAACCGGTATTGATGTGGTTCCCCATCCAGTGGCATACATAGAATAATTTCCATCATCGACATAGAAAGCGTTTCTAACATAATCCATGGCATCGAATATCATACCGTCAGAAGAACCCATATATCTTGCAACAATATAATATGTTGTTGGTTGGGGTTTATCTATATCTCTATTTGTCATATATGTCTCAATACCATCAAATTTAACTCCATCTGTGGTATATAATGGTCTATAAAGAGCATTCGATTGAGTCAAATCATAATTATTTACTTTATCTGAAACCTTACTTACTTTGAAATTATTATCTACACTTAAGTTCAATGGATTAGAAAAATCATACCAAGCCACACATCTATTATCAACACACGGATTGAATGTAATTCCAGTTTCGGATTCAACTCCGATTGTTATACCGGTGGTTACTGTACTATTATCTGATGACAAATATAATTTCCTATCCTTTAGTACCCAAGTGTTTGAATCTTTAACCCACATTATTAATAAAAACTTTTTGTTCTATATATAAAAAAACTTTTATCAAAAAGTCAGTAACAAAAATAAATATATAAAAATAAAAACCTTGTGTAATGATTCTAAACATAAAGAGTCAAACAGAATTGTCAGGATTCTACGTCGTATATAATAGGACCGCCATAAATGAAGTAGAAGGAACTCATGGAATATCTCACCTAATAGAACACATAATAAGTCATAACTTCGAAGATAACATCGTAGAAGAATTTCAAAACAACGGTTTATCTTGGAATGCTTATACATCTCCAACAAATATAGTATTCTATTTAAATGGACTTGATAAATATGTATCAAAATACAAAAAACAATTCTTACATAGATTGTCTTATATAAACATTTCAGATAAAGATTTTCAAATAGTAAAGGATTCTCTTTTGGAAGAATACACTGGTATTTTTAATATTCAAAGTTCTTCACATCTATTGAATCTATATAGAAAATTGTTTAATACCTATAACTCCATTGGAAACAAAAAAGATCTGGAAAATATAAAAATATCAGATTGTATAGAGTATTTCAATAAATACTATAAAACACCTTCAAAAATAATAAATGTTTCTAAGAATAATGATTTTGAAGACGAAATAAAATTCAATGATTTTAAGAACGATTACCATGTTCAATACAACATTACAGGAAATATATATATAGAGAAATATAAAACTCTTCTTAATAAGTCTTCAATAATATATTTTTCAACTATAGTTGAAAGCGACTGGGCGGCAGCGTTTTTTATAAATTATCTATTATCAAATGGATTGAACTCTCCATTATATAAGAATATAAGAAAAAAATCAGGCATGTCTTATTACATAAGATGTACTCTAGATAGATTGAGTGATTATTCCGGAGTTAATATAATATCTACTGAAACTGATGATTATAAGGTATATAATCTAATGGACAAATTAGACGAAACTCTAGATGATTATACTTCTTTTTTAACAGAAGATAAATTCAATCAAGTAAAAAACTCCATATTGAATAAAATAGATACAGTAGAGATAAATAGACATAGTAATGTGGAAACTTATATAAAACCAGAAAGTTGGTCAATTGAAAAGAACATTAACGATATAACATTAGACAAGGTTATCGAAGTATATAAAAAATATTATAATTCAGAAAACTTCTATAAAAGCATTGATAAAAAGGAATTTTAAGCAAAATAGAAAATATCTGATATAAAATATCGATATATAACGAAAATTATAAAATTGTAAGCTTTCATTTAACTTATTTATATTTAGGCATTTAATCATTCAATTATTTTTCAAACAAAGAACAAAAAATAAGTTAAAATAATAATGGATAATAAAGAAAACAAAATTACTGTTGTATTACAAAACTTTATTGAGGAATTATCAAAGGGATATGAGTTAACAAAAGATGAAAGAGAAGTATTAGAGACTCTAGCCCAAGAGGATACAACTAAATTGTATAATCAAAAAGAAGTTGCTTAATATTTTTTTATTTCAGAACAAATGTGTAATTTTGTAACATTATTAATAGAAAATTATTAAATGAATTACAATTTATTTCTTGATGATATACGTGTCCCGCTTGATGCCTTCAATTATATGAGAGACACAAGATATTCTAAGCTAGAATGGATCATAGTTAGAAATTATGAAAATTTCGTCAAGATTATTCAGAATGAAGGAGTCCCCAGTCTTGTTTCTTTCGATCATGATTTAGCTGATGAACATTATGGTAGAGATGATATGCTTTGGTCTGTAGATGGAGTTATTGATTACTTCTCTTATAAAGAAAAAACAGGGTATGAGTGTGCCAAGTGGTTGTGTGATTATTGTTTGGATAATAATGAAAAATTTCCAACTATAATGGTTCATTCCTTCAACAATATTGGGGCTGCTAATATTAGAAGTTATGTACGTAATTTCTTAAAACATAATCCGGAATTAGTATGAAATATGTATATCCTTACAAATATCCAGTTAGTACAGATCCGCCAAGTTTTGATTTTTTAATCACAAATTCTCTAGGAGAAGTTGTAGATATAATGTTAATGTCTGGTTTGGATATGAGATTTAGAATAGTAGTAAAAGAGATGGATGGAAAAGAATGGCCTCTTCCCGAGTGGGAGAATCCAGAATACGATCCTTATAGAGTAATGGTTTCTACAAGGAAAGGTCTTAATCGTCAAGATATAGAAGACGATATAATTTTTAGAGTTGACGGACTTTATTAAAAAAAAAACAAAAAAAAAAGGAAAAAATGAACAAAAAAGAAGCAACAGAAAGAATCAACAAACAGATTAGAGGAGTAGACGAAGTAAGAATCGTCGGTGAAGGAATTGAAACTAAAGTAGTTAGCATCCAAGAGGCATTAAAGGTTGCCGATGAAATGGGGTTAGATTTAGTAGAAATTTCACCGAATGCAAAACCTCCTATATGTAAGATAGTTGATTATGGTAAACTTTTATATGAAAGGAAACAAAAAGACAAGCTTCAAAAACAAAATAATAAAAAAGTTAAAGTTAAAGAATTAAGATTTACTTATAACACCGGAGATCACGACTTCAACTTTAAGTTGAGACATGCTATTAGTTTTCTCCAGGAAGGAGATAAAGTAAAGGCTTCAGTTTTCTTCTCTGGAAGAGAGAATAACTATACGGATATTGGTAATATCTTATTGCTTAAGTTCATTGATGCATTATCGGAATATGGTAAGGCTGAATCTTTACCGAAGATGGACGGGAAAAGACTTTGGGTTATGATAAATCCAAAAAAGTAAACTTTTGAATCTTATTATAATATAATAAGAAAAATAATAAAGATATATGGAAAATTTTGTATCTGAAATTTTTAACAAAATTATCCGCTACAGGAAGAATTATAAATGTATGGCTTACATAGACGATAACAAAGGCGGAGATAAAATAGTCGACGCCTTTGAAATCAAAGATTTCTCTATGAGATTGGCCTACAGAACAGCCCATGAGGTTCTTAAATTGAAGTATCCTGATATGGGATGTGATGTTAGAATTTATCCTGTTAAACAAAATTAAGATGGAAAAACCAGTAAGAATGGAGGACGATACGTCCTCTATAAAAAGAAAAAATCTATTATCCAGAACATTTCAAAACATCTGGAAAAAAATAGATAAAGACGATGTTTTGAACCCAGTTCAAAAATTAGCTTTTGACATATTCAAAATATCTTTGAATGACGAAAATAATATAAGATATTTGAATGTTGGAATGTCATATAAGAAATATATCGTTAGCAAACAATATGTTATAAATAACGAAATAAACACATTTCTTATTCTCGAAAGCGGTAAATTAACTATAGTAAATCACCAATATAGATATGATATTGATCTACCAGAAAAAACATCATCAAAAATGAGCAGAATGTTTGATGATAAAGTTAAAGAAGATAGAGATAAAATGGAAAAAGAAATTTTAGGCAATATAACATCTAGCTTGCAAATAGTTCTGGAAGAATTCAAAAGCCGACTTGAAGGAACAAAAGAGTATGATAATTAATAAATTACAAAATCCGTCTGAAAAGACGGATTTTGTTTTTTATATATATGGATTAAAAAAAAATAAATTGCTTATGAAAAGAATTTTATTATTATTTGTATTTTCTATCTTAATGTTTTTGGGTGGAATACAAAGATCTTTTTCATTAAATTCTAATGAAAAATGGACAAGTGTTACGACTGAAAGTTATAAAGTTGAAGTATATATAAAATCAAACAATGATAGTGTTGATTTTTTTATAAAGACTGACGAACCAATTCAATATACAATATATGATATATTGGGAATGAAAGTCATAGACGAGCAAATAAATAAAGAAGATATTATTAATAAAAAACTATCTAAGGGATTGTATTTGATGAGAATAACAGACGATAAAAGAACTTGTATTAAAAAAATACAGATATAAAAAAGAGGACTTAGTCCTCTTTTTTCTTGCCTATTGGTATAGTAAATACTCTTCTTGGGTGATGTGGTCCACACCTATTATAAATTAATCTAGATTCTTCCATCATCTTTTGCTGTTCTGGTGTAAAAGATTTCACAAATTTCTTATATGTTTTTGACCAATTTTCTTGAGGAAACCAATAATCCTTTTGAAATGGAATTTGTGTATTTCCATTTATATTTAATTCTCCGTTGTTTTCGTCCCATTTAACATCATCGTTGTATGTGTTCATCAACTCCACTATTTGGCGTTCTGCTTCCTTTCTTGTCATTCCGCCAACTGGAATCACATATCTTCTAACATTTCCTTGAACAATAGGTTCGATGTTTGGTATGTCAACCACAGGCTCTATACCATATACTACTTTTTTTATCCATTCTTTAAGAGTCATAGTTTAATCTCCTTTACCATATTTTTATAAAGATATTCAGGCATAGAATCTTTATCCAATTTGACAAGTTTCATATTCCTTTTCAATCTCTCATTCATAGAATCATCCATAGAGCTATCTTTTAATCTTTTATATAGTTTTATATGATCTATTATTCTTTGTTTGAAAATTTCAGAATTAAAATCAATTGGTTCTGGATAAGTATCTTTATACATTTTATATATCTTATCTATACCATTCTTTCCAATACCACGATCTCCTCTCATATAAACAGACTTTATGTTATCTTTATTATGTCCCATTATTTTTTGGAAAAGTTCCATTTCAGAGTCAATATAAGATATTTTTCTTGTTCTCGTAAAATTATTAAGAAATTCTAAGAATTCTATTTCGTTGTTATCTTCAAACATATCATCAACATATGTGTCTTTAATATATTTCGTAAATATAGTGTAGTGTTGTGGTATGTATATTTTATCATCTGTCATTTTAGAGTTATACATCATATTAATATATCTCTTATCTGTGTCATAGTGTATTAGTTGAAATAAGTCACTATCATTAGACATAATGAAAACAGAATGTCCTTTATTGTTCAATGTATTAGTTAAATACGCTATTATATCATCGCCTTCAAGACTTTCAATTTGATATTGAATGCAATTCCTTTTCGATTTGAGATATTCTTTTAGTTTGGAGAATTCACTATATACAAATTCCCAATCTATTTTATCATCGCGTTTTCTTGTTCCTTTATAATCATTGAAAAATTCTTTTCTCCAGTTTTTAAAACTATCAGATATAAAGTATATTTTGTCGAAGGGATATAATTTTGTAAGTGTAATGTAGTCTCTTTCTATTACGTTGTATAATTCAGAAGCTAGTATTTTATTTTTGTGAAGTATATGTACTGATTTTTGTAGAAGATAATTTCCATCAATTAGTAAATCAAATTTAATCATTCATATGTAATTATTTTTTAGTTCTTTTTTATATAGACAAAGGGTCGAAAAGTTTATATTCGTTTTTTTATATATAGAGTAAATCTAAAATTAATCATGAAATTTAAGGAAAAATATGAAGAAATAGATCCAACAACAGTTGCTGAGATAATAGAAAAAAATGGAGGATTTGAGAAAATAGATGCCAAATTAATTTTAGTTTTTCTTCGTGAAAAATACATGGGGAAAAGAATAAGAATATATTTATATTATGATAATAAACGTGTATATACAATTAATGTTAGAAGAATAGATGTTGTTTTGACAACAAGTGATATAAGAAATAATAATACTTGGTATTTGTATTTTGCCGAAGATCCTAATAATATAAATTCATATAAAATAGCACCAGGACCAGAAGATAAAATTGTAATATTACAAGAGAGAAATCCAATAGTCAATCTTGAAGCTGATCCATACGGTGAGGAGGACTGGAATAATGATTAAAAATTATTTAACATATATAAATGAAAATAGAAATCTTCTAAATCTTCGTGCCGGGGATAAAGTTATTTGTGTTAAACCTAATGGAGCTCTGGTCAAAGATAAAGTCTATACATTGACTGGAGTTTGGTTCGATGGCACTGATACGATGTGTGCAGTAGATGGTGATGAAGGATGGTTCTTGAGTAGATTCATTCCAGCAGACCCAGATTTCTTAAAAAAAATGGAGAAAATAAGAGAAAAAGATTATATAGAACATATGGATATAGATCCATATGGCGAAGAAGAATGGACTGAAATAAGTTATGATTAAGGAATATAAAAAATATAATAGTTTGCTTGATATAATAAACTCTAATATTGAAAGAAGTAAAAATGAGTTTGGTTTAGAACTACGTCCAGAAGATGAAGAAAAAGAAAAACAAGTTATTCTGAAAGTTTTTAATGAATATAAATTCAAAAAATTGAATGAATATACTAATGATGAATATACAAAAACGTTCAGAGAAGTTTATAAAAAAATATTCGATTTACTTGAAGATCAAGCAAGATATTATTTTTATAATACACCAGAAGGAGGAACAAAAACAAGATATAATTGTCATCTAGAATGTTTAATTGCTGATTTATTTAGAGTAGCATTAAATGAAGGAGTTAGATGGTATGATTAAAGGATTTTCGAATAATCTTTATTAATCACGAAGATAAAATCATAACCATTCTTAATAGTATATTCTTTTTTGGATTCATTAATATCTTTATATTTATTTAGATAATAATCAGATTTAATTTCACATATTAAATTCTTATTTGATATGAAAAAATCAGAATGGTAATATCTTTTTTTATTTTTATAATAATAAACTATAGTTGGGCCCTTTTCCACTTCTATATTGTTTTTAAAACAATAATCGAGGAAATCTTTTTCATAAGTTCCTCTATATTTTAATCCAGTTTGTTCGTGGACTCTTATTCTTTTGCCTGTTATTTGGGATTTTTCAAATAATTCATACGATTGTGTAGGATTTTCGACACCATAATGTTTTAATGTGGTCTCTATCTTTTTATTTTTAATAATATTAGATTTCGATGGATTATCAAACCCATATTTATTTATCCAAGTTTCTTTACTTTTATTTTTAAAATTATCATTTTTAAAATTATTTCTTCTGTCATCTCTAATAAAAGATACTTTAGATATATTATCCACTCCATATTTTTTTATACACGTGTTTTTAGATTTATCTTTAATTTCTTTAGATTGTAATACATACTTACATCCATATTTTTCCATGTTTGTTATTTCAGATTTATATGTCTTACATTTAGAACATGTATAAATTCCCTTGTTTTTAATACTCTTAACATAAATATAATATTTTAAGTATTTTTTTTCTCCACAAATATCACATTTTGAATTTATCTTTACAGTACTACTTTTAATCAAATCTTTTATATCAACATCTATAATGTCCTTTTTATGAAAAGGGCCATATCCCTTTTCCATGTACCACTTATAGTTCGTAGAATGAATCTTTATTTTTACAAATTTATCAAGTATCATTTGATGATCTTTTTTTTATTTATATATAAAATACGATAAGTCCCATTCAAATAAAATATATCTTATTTTATTTTTGATTAAAAAAATAATATATATAGTGATATGATAAAGAAATATAATGAATATAATCCTAAAACATTATCTTATAGTATTTTCGACTGGGACGACAATTTACTCTATATGCCTTCAATAGTTCATCTAGATAAATTAGTAAGAGACGAATGGGTGCCTATTGATGTTCCAGCTTCAGAATTTCATGAAGTTATAGCTACCAATAAGACTAGAATGAGAAATAATAATTACAATGAAACTTTTGAAGAGCAAATGGATCTTGGACCGAGAGGACCAAAAGCTTTTCTATTAGATACTAAAAAAGCTATAAGATTAGGTGACTTTGGTCCATCTTGGGATGACTTTATTTATTCATTGATTGATGGAAGAATATTTTTAATTATAACTGCAAGAGGACACGAACCAGAATCTATAAGAAAAGCCGTGGAGTGGATAATAGAGAATTATCTTTCAAAGGAACAAAAAATAGAAATGCAAAAAAATCTCAAACGTTTTCATAAATTGTTCGATGAGGAGCCAGAAAATATAATAGAACATTATTTGGATAGATGTGATTATGTTGGAGTTATGAGTAGTTATTTCAAAAAAACTTTTGAAGTTCCAGAAATGAAAATAAGTCAATTAGTAGGATATGGAAAATCTTTGGTGATAAAAAGATTCATAAATAAAATAAGAAAATCAAGCAAAAAATTAGGTCTTCCAGCGAAAGTTGGATTCTCAGATGATAGAAAAAGAACAGTAGATGATGTAATAGAATTTTTAAGCGGAGAAAAATCTTTAGACGAACCAATAGAATATTATGTTTTCGATACGTCTAGAAAAACTAAGAAAAAAATAAAAATATAAAAATGGCATTAGTAAACGAACAAGGAAATTATTTGAAAATTACAACAGTGCAATTTTATTCACAAACAAGTACAATTTTTTATGAAGAAAATGCTTATTGTGCATTAACTTATGATCTCTATGAAAGTAAAGACATCAGAATATCTGGTTGTACAGAATTTCAAAAACCATTTACGAAAAATAATATGCTTAAAAATATTGTATTACAATATGATCAAAACGAAACGGATAGGAATAATATATTGATTAGTGGTTATTTGACATTAAAAAATAATGGATTTAGCACGGAAAACGGTTGGACAGATGATAGACCGGAATTAACACATTCATTATGAAAAGATTCAAAGAATACATATTAGAATCAATAGATATAGATCCATACGGTGAAGAGAATTGGAATACTGAATATGATTTGTCTGAAATGGAAATTGATGAAAAAATAGAAAAATTAAAAGAGTTGATTTTAAATAAAGTCATAAAATTTAATTTCATTTTATTTATTTCAAGTTCAATGTATGTTTCTTATAAATATAAAAAAGTAATTGGTGAAACTGTAAATAATATATATTTAGATGAAGATGGATATATTGTTATGGGTAATGATAGAGATGATTATTATACACTGGATACTAGATACCCAATTATAATAGGAGATAATGAAATAACTATAAAATTATGAAAAAATATGATCAATTTGTAAACGAGAGACTCTTGAATAAATCTAAAATGGATATAGCCTTTGAAGAAGCTAAAAAATACTTAAATGCTATACATAAACACGCTAACGAAGAGCATATAGTAGATTTCATGATTGGTTATTTATTCACCAACTACGGAGTTGATCTCACACATCTAAGAGAAATATACAAATATGTAAAACATTATGTTAGACATAAAATTAATAAAAAACTAAAGAAAGGTGATAAAGGACTTTAAAAAATATGAATTACTAAGTGATGTTCTTGTGATCATACCTCACAGTGGTACTATATGTCCTGAAGAAATTCCAATTGAAGATCTTTCAAAATATCAAAACAAATTAGCGGATGAATGCATTGATTGGCATACCAATAGTCTTTATGACTTTAGATATATTATGAACAATAAACAGATTGTAAATCCAATAAGTAATGTTTATGTTAATGTGAATCGTCATCCTGATCAAATTGAAGAAAGCGTTCCATTAAAATACGAAGATATTCCAATTTACGAAAAAGATCCCTCAATGAAAACAAGAAAATTAATGATAGAAAAATATCACGATCCTTTTCATAAAGAAATAAGAAAATGAATGAACAAAATGTTTACGAAATCTGGAAATTTGTCGAGAAGAAAATATGAACACTATGTTACAAAAAATTTCATATCTATATAATGATAATGCGAAACTTCTATATCGTATAATCTTATCTAGGTGGGGTATTCCATTCAATCGCAGGATTACTGGATACTTTTGGTAATTTTTCTTTTGGAAAATATCTTGACCAAAAGAAATCAAAAACATCTTTAATTACATATTGATTTGTACCTTTTGTTATATCGCTACCGTCTAAGAATATCATATACTTATTTAATCTTCTATCGAATGAAATATCGATTTTTTTCTTTTGATGTAACTTTCCAAAGTTTATCATATTTGTATCAAGAATATAAGAAAACCATAGAATCTGTTCGTTTCCAGGTGTTATAATTAACTTATCGCTGTTCCATTGATTACCATAGAACAATTTATGATCATAAAAATTTCTTTTAATATCTTTTAGATAAGATTCTATGGTTTCGTCATTTTGATTTTTATTAAATCTCTTATTTAATGACGATACTATACCTTCGTTATATTGTTCAAAGTTTATTAAGTTATTCATAAGATTAAATTTATTTTTATATATTTTTATATATTAAATTTATATTTTTATATATTAAAATTAAAAAATTATTTTTTAGTGATAATACCTAAGATTACGATTATTTAGACAATTTAACGATGAAGGAAGATTTTGATATCTCTAAAGATGTATAGAGAATACAGAAAATAAAATAAAGGAAACGGAAAAGAAAATTTTTTAAGTTCTTTTACGACGGCGGGACCACCTTTTTTTAATCTTACTATTTTTTTAGTTTCTTTAAAACTTCCAATTCCTTCTATAAAAGATTCATTTGGAATTATCATCAGGATGGAATTCGTAATTTGATTCAGTATATTTATCATTTTCTAAAAAATGATTTTTTATTTTATTGAGAAGTTTGTCTCCTATTTCCTTATATCTATAAGGTTTCAAAGCATCAAGAATTTGTCTTTCTGCCTTAAATTCGTCTCTTCCTTCTATATTACCAACTGGTGATTTTTTAATCAGATTTTCTATTTTCTTAAGTCCTTGATGATCTTTATTAGTATCAATTTAAATTATTATTTTTTAGATAAAATAAGAAACCCTATCAAAATGAGGACCATCAGATTCTTCGTATGTATAGAAAATAGTAATAGATTCTAGTATTCCTTTTTTTCTTTTCTTTTCTTTGCCTTCCATCATTACTGCGTCGGATTTGTATTTTAGTTCTATTCCTGGTTTTTCACCTAGAATATTTTGCAAATCACTTTTAATTTGACTAACACTTATAGAACTCTCGTTCAATTCTATTGAAGACATATAATCATTAATCTGCTTTCTTCTTAATTCCATTACTGCATAATTCATAATCAAGTATTTATTTTTTATATTTATAGTAAGTTATCTATTTTGTTTAGAAAATCTTCCCTATTGAAAGGTTTGGATATAAAATCATCACATCCTAAATCATATGCCTTATTTTTTTGATCCGGCATAGCTAAAGCTGATTCTATAATAACTGGTAATCTGTTATCATAATTTTTTATTTCTTCTAATATTACATAACCATTTTTACCTCCAGGAAGACCAATATCCAATAAAACTAAATCTATTTCTTTTTCTTTTATAACATCTAATATACCAATACCATCTTTCATTTCTATAACATTGGCTTTTGTATCTTGTAGATAAGATTTCATAATTGTTCTACTATCTCTATTATCTTCTACTAAAAGAATATTTTTTCCAGCAAAATTTATTTTCTTATGTTTTCTTTCTTTAATATCAGACATATAAGTAAAATTTTTCACATCGTAAGGCACATTAAAATAAAATCTACTACCATTACCAAATTCAGATACTAATTTTATTTCTTTAAATCCTAATAGTTCAACCAAAGATTTACTTATAGACAAACCAAGTCCAGCTCCTTTATATTTATTGGTATCATTTAATTGCTTAAATCTTTCAAAAATTATTTTCTGATTTTGTTTCTCTATACCTGGACCTGTATCTTCAACATATATTTCTAACATTCTATTATTCAGTATTTTATATCCGAATTTGACATAACCATCGTTTGTAAATTTTATAGCGTTTCCTATAAGATTTGCCATAATTTGTCTTAGTCTATATTTATCAGATTGTATTATAATATTTTTATTAACATCTATATCTATTATAATTTCTATATTTTTATCTTTAATTTGTTTTATATATGAAAGACGAAGTTCTTCCATGAGTTTATTTATTTCAAAATCTCTATTTTCTACTTTAAGACTTCCAGCGTCAATTTTAGAAATGTCAATAATATCGTCTATAAGAGCCATCAAATATTTACCGTTATTTATAATAGTATTAATATAATCGTGTTTTTCGTTTTTGGTTAGATTATTAGCTCTTAATAAATCTGTAAATCCTATAATAGCATTCATTGGGGTACGAAGATCGTGACTCATGTTAGAAAGATATTCTAATTTCATTTTATCTGATTGCTCTGCTTTTTCCTTGGCTATTTTTAATTCCTCCGATGTCTTTTTCATTTCTGTTATATCAAGACCGAAAGATATTACACCCACGACTTTATTATTAGATTTTACTTCATTGTTTTTCCAAACAATATATCTCTCTTCCCCGCTCTTTGTAAGAATTGGATTTTCAAAGTCTTTAGCCTCTATTTTTTGTTTCATCAATCCATTGAATTCTTCCCACACATGAGGGAATCTATCTTTGGGACATAATGTTTCGAACCAATTTTTACCAAAAAGTTCTTCTTTTTTATATCCAGTAACCTCTTCAGCTGCCTTATTGAAAGTGATTATATTGCCACTATTATCTAATTCTATAATCATGGCATTTGCTGTATTGATTATATTTTCAGAATAATCTCTGGAATATGTTAAATCATTTCTTATATTTATTTCTTCTGTTATTTCTCTGACTATTACTATAACTTCACTTTCACCATTCTTTACAGTTCTTGAATAATAATTCCTTTCAATTCCTTTAATAAAAATAGCATAACAAAATTCAATAGGTTCTTCTTTTTCAATAACCTCTTTTATAATATTTTTAAATTTAGTCGTTATTACATCACCAAACGGTAAATTCCCTATATTTCCACCTATGTAATGAGTAGATTGTCCTAATTCAGAATATGTTCCTTCACCTGGTTTTATATCCATAATAAGACCGTCTTTTCTCACTCTGACCATCATATCCGGAATAGCTTTCAATAAAGAAATATAATTTTCTATTGTATCTTTTTTATCTGTGATATTATCTATTATACCATCTATGTATAATGGTGTTCCGTCTTTATTTTTTATTAATTTAGCACTACAAGAAACCCATATTTTATCGCCGTCTTTTCTTTTGATTTGTCCTTCGGCATTTTTTACTTTACCATATTTTAATAATGTATCTAGAAATTGATCTCTATCGCTTTTATTTGCGTATATTTGATCTGAAATATTTTTAACACTAGTAGATAATTCTTCAGGACTTTCATATCCACATAATTGAGCAAAAGCCGGATTTACTGTAATATACTTCCCATCCATTGTAGATTGAAAAATTCCTTGAGTAGAATTATCAAAAATATTTTTATATTTCTCCTCTGCTTCTATATCTTTCGCTACTATTAATAAATAATCTTCTAAGCTACATCTAGCGTGTATTTTTAAACTTCGTATTTCTACGAATAAACTATTTCCATCTGAATTTAAAATTGGAATTCTTTTATTAGAATATTCACCAGTAAAAATAGAAGATACATCACTATTGAAAAATTTTTGTATATTTTTACCAATCAAATCTTCTTTTAAATATCTAAGTTTTCTTGTTACACTTGTATTATACTCTATAATGTTTCCCTTTAAGTCTAAAACAAAAAACATATCATCTAAAAAATTAAAAAAATCTAGATTACATATTTTCAAGTTTGGATATTGCAATTCTTTATCTCTTTTAAACTCTTTTAAAACTTGATGTAAAGTAGTTACTATTTTTTCCTTATTAGATGTTTTGATTAAATAACCCATGACACCAATATCAAACATCTTTTTCTTCCATAAATTAGAATCTTCACAAGTAAATATAACAATGGGGTTTGGATAAATTTCTTTTAATCTCTTAACATTATTTATAGGGTTTGTCTCTGGTAATAATAAATCTAATAATATTATATCGAATTTAGTATGATCGAAATTCAAGGCATTATCCATATCATTAGATGAAAATGTCACTTCCACATCTCCTTTTAATAAACATTCTAAACCGGAAATCATACTTGGGTGATCTTCAATAACTAACAATTTAATCATAATTCGATCCACTTTTTATCTATATATAAAAAAAGTAAGATAAAAAATAATTAAAGTTAATGAACTTAATAGGTATAGATATTTCAATAGATTCGACTGGTATGTCTATTTTCAGAGATGATGAAGTTATATTTTTAAATTTTACAGTTCAAAAGAGAAATGCCGGTTGGATTAAAAAGACAATGGAGGCTATTGATTATGAATTTATAAATTATACATATAAAGATATTGACAATTATACTGAAAGTGAGATAATGAAACTAAGAGAGTTTGATCATGTGACAGACTTAATTTATGAAAAAATAAAGGGAAATATTAACAAAAAGGAGAAAACTATCATAGCGATAGAAGGTTATAATTATAGATTAAAAAATACAAATTCTATAATTGATATTGTTACCTTCAGTACTCTATTAAGATTGAAGATTTTACAACTCCCTAGATTGGATAAATTAATAATCATATCTCCTATGACTGTTAAATCTAAAACAGCAGAATTGGTTTATGGATTCGAATTGAGTCCAAAAGCCAAAAACAAAAAAATAAATAAAAATAAAGAAGGAGTCGCTGGCGGAGATTTTGACAAAAAGGATATGATGAAAGCTCTAATAGAATTAAATGGTGAAGATAAATTATCCAAAGTTTTAGAAAAATATAAATGTGATCTCTTAAAATTGAAAAATGTTCCTAAGCCATGGGATGACATCATAGATAGTTTTTTTATAATGAAGACGCTTATGATGTAAAAATCATTTCATAAAATTAATATATAAAGAAAAAAATTAAAAATGTTAAACCATTTAATTTTATTTGAACAATTTGGTGACGGTAAAATAAGATCTAAACCAGAGTTCGACGAAGGAGAATCATTTAAAATTGGAGATATGGTATATGTTGACCCATATGTTTGTGGAAGACAATATAACTTAAATCCAAGTGTTCAATACGAAATAATTGAATTAGAAGGAAATAATGCTTTTTTATTCGACGATGAAAATGAATATATTAGGATACGTACCAGTAGACTCAATGTTGCCTATGAAAAAGCTCCAGAAGATGATGTTAGATGGTTTGAAGATGGAAAATTAGAAGATTAAATGACAGATAAGTACAACAATACAGAAGATTTATATTTTATTCCTAAAGTCAGATATAACACAAAGAATGGAAGACTTATTAGAGAAGCCGCTGGGGATAACGATCTAGTACCTGGATTCCCTGTTAATAAACCATTGCATTTTAATGAAGGATTACTAGTTAAAGCTATACAGTATGGTATGATTATTCTTATAAATTATCGTGGAGATCAAGATGAATATAGAGGAGGTCGTGAACGTGTTATATATCCAATGACCCTTGGTGTTAATAGAAACACAGGAAATATGTTACTTAGAGGTTGGCATCTTAATGGATGGAGTGTTAAAGAAAAAAGAAATGTAGAAAAAGTCTGGCGTTTATTTAAAACAGTTAATATTGTATCAATGATGTTTACAGGAGATTTTTATCGCCTACCACCTAAAGGATATAGACTTAATGATAGGGCTATGACAGAAAGAATTGTAGCTCAAGCAGATTTTAATCTTATTAGAAAGAATCAACAAAATCTTTTAAATGAAGGAAAGATTGAAATGGAAGAAGAACAAAAAGTTACTTCAGATATAAATAGAGTCGTTAGAATAGATATTCGATCAGCAGGATCAGAACTCAATTTAAGAGATCCATTCTCAAATAAATTATTAGATAGAAATAGAATAGACGATACAAGAATAACAATAATGAGAACAGTTATAGGTCAAGATTGGTTGGCTGTTCTAGGGGCGGCTGGCACTGAAGGAAGAGTCGCTAAAGTTTACGAAGGACAAAGATTAATAGGAACATATAAAGTTATCAAAACTTTAATTGGTAAAGAACTTTTGAATACAAAAATAGTACTTGGACAAACCAATTTTAAATTATTCCTCTTTAGCAAATTAATGAAATAATTTAAAAATTTTATCAAAAATGACATTTTTGACATTTTTTATTTAATATATACGAATAAAAATATGTTATGGAAAAATACGCAAATGATATAGATAAATTAAGAAATGAGTTTTATGATAAACTTGTTGAAATGTATGGAGATCATTATAAATATATTAGTGTTGAAATAAAAATGTTAGAAGAGATACCAAGAGGTTTAACAATAACAACAAGTAATGGGTGGAAAGAATATGATACTGTAAGAGAATTTGAAAAGAGAAAGGATATGGAGGGACCGAAGATTGAAAATAGTGGAGCTATGTGGGATAAGAGTAATTCTGAAAAAGTAAATAGTTAATATGATAAGCAAATGGGATGATTTTAAAAGATTAAATGAGGATATTAATCCGTATGATATGAAAATGTGTGGATATTACAGAGCCAATGAACAAGATTTAATTAACATGACAATAGATTTATTAGCTAATGATATTCCACATTATTACGATTCAAATAATAAATATCTTGAAATAGAAACTTATGAATTTCAAAAACCATATGATATAATCTTAAAAAATGGTGGTGAAAAACTGCCTTTCACATTAGAAGGTATTGATTATGGACACGATTGTGTTCTTTTAAGAAGCAAACCAGTGAATTGTCCTCCAGGTGCTTATATGTAAAAAAATAATAATAGAAGAAATGGCAAAGATAACGAAAACCTATTCAGTTGACCAGAAAGTTTATGAAGCTTTTGAACAAATGGCTGATGAAAAAAATATAAATAAAAGTTCTTTTATTGAAGGATGTATAAATAAATATCTTGATGATAATAGAATGGGATTTGTTGATAAAGTTTATGAACTAAAAACAGATCCTACATATAGTGTCAAAATTAAAAGACAAGATGATACTTTTTATTATTTAAATGATGGTAGTAAAATACCAATTATATTATTTATGCAAATGTATAGAGAAGTCGCTCAAGTAAATCCTAAAGAGTTTTTTAATAATACTTTAGAAGATAGATTAGTTGTAAAAGTAGATGGGCAAGATCATACATTAAAAAGTTTAAGAAAAACAGGATATGAAGATTCTGAAAAAATAAATTCATAAATATGAGCACATTTTTAAGTTATAGTTATCTAAATATAGATTTAGTAGAATTTGATACAGAAGATAATATTTTTAGAACTTTAAAGACACATTGGGAACAAAATTTAGATTTGAACACATGGGAACCTTTATCAACATATGGATTCAGAAGATATTCAAATGATAGAGCGTGGTTTAAATCTATAAATGAAATTAAAAGTATAAGATTAAATAAATTTGATTTTAATTATAAAATTAAAAAAGTGTCACCATTTCATTTTGAAATAAAAAGTGATCATTTTAGAGAATATTTTGATGGAACAGACAATATTGAAATAGTAGTTAAATATTAATTATTTTAATTTTTTTACGAAATTATTATATTTTTCAACAACTCCGCCAACACCATAAAGATGATTTTCTTTTATATAATCAACTACTTTTGGATCTAAATATTTAGTTATATTTGGATCATTTTCTTGTAACATCTTTCTCACCTGAGTTGATGATATTTCCATGATCTCTGTTTCTTCATTCATAAAAACATGAGGCGGTCTTAAGTACCAATCGACTTTTGGATCTCTTGTTACTCCTTTTCTTGGAACTACGATAAATCTAACCATTCTTTCAAGATATTTATAATTAACCCATTTATCAAAAAAATTAGCATTATCCAATCCAATTATCATTGAAAATTCATATTTTTCATTAAGTTCCTTTTCTCCAAGTAATTTCTTGAAAAAGAAATATGTTTCTCCAGCTAATTTATGTTCTACTTCATAATTAAATACTCTGATTCTTCTATCTCTTTCAGCTGCCAATCTACACATATTTAATCTGTCTTGAGCAGATTCCATTTTTTTACCATACATGTGTGATGCTGGTGGCATTAGCCATACTTCATCTATTACGCCACTTAAATTTAATACGTGTTGTGCTAATTGTATATGTCCGTTATGAATAGGATCGAAAGCTCCTCCTAATATTGCGACTTGAACTCTTCTACCAAGAGATCCGTATTGATCCTTTCTTCTATCTATTTTATTTAGAGTATTACCAATAACATCATCTAATTCCCAACCTTTTTCGTTACATAATTGTATTAAACTAGAAACTAAATCTCCAACTTCTTCTTTAAGATTTTTAGGGTCTCTATATCTAATAAAGTGAAAATATTCTTTTTGAATATCGTCCATTCTTTCATCGAATGGAGTATCCCCAAATATTTCGAATGATTGTGCTATTCTATCTTGTAATTCTTTAGTTGTCATTAGAATATAATTTCATTTTGTTCGACGTAATCTTTAACTAAACGTGATAATTTTTCATACGGTGTTATATTATCGTCTTCCCAATTTTCTTCACCATACACATCAACGTCTTTATTTATTTTCTTTTCTTTAGTGCTTGACATTAGTACTTTATTTATTTTCAAGTAAGAGACTCTATCGCTCCCGTCTATTCTAGTTACTATTACTGTTTTATTTTTTAAAAGAATTCCATATATTCCACTACCATAATCTGATTCTTCATATTTAGTTCTAACAATAGAATCTGGATCTTTTTCTATTATATCTATACACCTATTTATTAAAGGTAGTTGGTTTCTAGACGCTTCCAGACCATTGATATAGTTAATATCATCTCGTTGTCTTCTTGCTTCTCTTTCTTGTCTTCTTGCTTCATCTCTTTGATCTTGAAAATATTTATGTTTTTTTGCAAGAAAAAATGGTTCGTTGGGATCTTTTTTACTACCAGCACCATCAAACATTCCGAAATTAATATATCTATATTCTTCAAAAGTTCTTACCATTTAATAATCTTTATTTTAATGCTTTTGCTTCGAAAACGTGATCGATATCTTCACATTGTCTGGGAGTATAGATTCCATGTGGCTCAGTATCAACCCAATCGTTATATTTTTGAAAAGCTTCTTCTTTGGAATCCGCAATTACTAGTGTTGGTGCATACCCTTCATAATGTTGACTTATAACAGAAAAAACTCCATCTAAAGTCTCTTCTTTCACATCGTTCCATTTTTCTTCACCGTATGGATCCACATTATTAAATTCTTCAAAAGCTCTTAAATTGTTCATTATAATTTTATTTTATTGTTACTGGTTCAAACCAATAGTTAAACCAGAAATAATTATTTCCTGTTATACTGAATTTTCTTCCTTCTATTTCTAAAACAACAAAGGGATCATTGTTTTCATCTGTATTATATCCCATTACTTCTACAATTTTACCTTCTTTAAGATATTTCAATTGTCCCATTTCATCTTTTATTGGACAATCTTCTTTCAAATTTTTATACATTCCTGCTTTTGGAATGAACCAATTATAAACAAGCTTATAAATATATTGGTTTAATTTAAGATAATACTCTTTGTCTATATAATTAAATTTAGGGTCACTTAATAATTCGGTATCAAAAGTTGGTTTTGTATTATTTGCATTAAAATTCCTAAATACTCCAAAAAACTCTTGATCCATAAAATCGAAAGATATATAAATGTTTAATTTTAAGTTCTCATTATTGAATATTCTTAATATCTTTAGGTTTTTATATTCATCTATATCTTCCAAGAATCTATCTGATTTTCTAGCAAATATATGGTCATCCATCATCTCTTTGGAAACTTGTTTGATAATTTGCATTAATTTGCTAGTTGTGCCTGCTGTACGTGCGTACATATCAACGTAAGGATTTGAATCTGGTGAATATATTGATAAACCTGGGTCAGTTGCGAAACCATAACCAGGACCAAAAGAACTAACAGCATTATCAATGCCAAGTTGGTATTGGTTGAATTCTGAAGATTCTCTGATCATTTGGTCATGCTCAGACTTTTTGATATATTCAACTAATCTGGATTCTGAAGTATATTGTTCAAATTTGGTTATCACGCAATTTCAATATTTTTCAGTATATATTAAAACTGAAAAACGGATTTTATTTTTTAATATATATTAAAGAAATTCAGCGTTAAAAATAAAAGAAATATATGGAACTTGATAATATAGTACCTTTTGAAAAATTTAAAAAATTATTAGAAGAGGCATCTATTCCGGATGAATTCTCAAATGCTACAAAATTCTCTCAATCTTTGGTTGGTAGAGGTTTATTTAGCATATTAAGATATTTCAAACAAGGAATAGATATCGGTAGATTAGAATACCTTAAAAGAAAACTAGAAAATGAATATTTTGCTGGTTGGCTAAGATTTTGTGCTATTAAACAAATCAATATTAAAGATGGTACTATGGTTGAAAAAGCGGTTCAAAAAGAAGGAGAAGCTAACGCTGATGTAACTCCTGCACAACAACAAAATGATGATGTGGAATATCCATTTATTTGTGAAGTTATGCACATGGATTATTCTGAAGATAATTTGAATGTTCTAGCACAAACTATAAGTAAATTCAAAGAATTTGTAGCTACTATAAGAAATCAAATGAATGAAGGCGATATAGAAGAAGAAGACATGAAGGAATTGAAAGAAATGTTAGAGCAAGCTGAATTGGCTGTTAAATATGGAGAGATAAAATTGAAAATTAATAAAGATGTTTTCGCTGTATTACAACCATATTGTACCCACAGTGAGCAACAATTCGATCCTGAAAAAGAAAAGATAATTATAGATTTACTGGATCAAGTAATAGCGTTTTTAAATGGCGACGCTAAAGCTTGTAAAGATTATCATTTAACAGAAAATGAGAAAAAAATTATTAATGTTTTAATAACTAGTAAAAATGAACCCATTAAAACTAAATGTCAAGAAATTAATAATTTAATCTCTGAAAATCCTCCAGCACCAGCACAACCAGAACCTGAACAACCAACACAAGAAGATTATCAAGGCGAATTTGAAGGATTTTTATTAGAAGAAATAACAAGTAAATTAAATCCTAAAGTTCCAATAATGCAAGTTCTTGGTGACACATTAAATACTGTTCCTGGTGGCACTAGTGGTTCAACCACAGGAAAAGTTAAACCTTATGAATATCTTAAATCAATAGGAATAAATAGTGTTGACGAAATTGACTTTGGAAGATGTGCTGAATTGTGGAGCAAACATCCCGAATTCAAAGAAGGAGCAACAAAAATGGTAACAGTAGAAGGTGTTCGAAAAATACAATACGCTGCTGCAAGAATGATATTTCATACTAAACAAACTCCAACTTACAAAGGAATGACTCCTCCTGTCGGTGGTGCAGTTGATTTTAATGAGGATTCAGCTTTAAGAAGTGTATGGGAAAGAAAAGTTGATGCTGTCAAAGGACAATGGACATATTTTCTAAATGTAGATATTATTGATCCTTTTAGAGTTATGAATTTACAAGACGCTTATAGAAAAAGAGATCCTATGTTAGAAGATTATTATAAAAGAATGAATAACAATACTATTCCTATAGATACTACTCAAAAAATAGAAGAAGGTGGTTTTGGATTAAAACTCTTCAAAGAAAAGGAATGGAAACAAGAAAGAGGATTATTTGTAATGCAATATAGTATTGGAGGCCAGATTTATTATCCAGTTTTACAATTACATAATTCTGGCGGTGAATCTATTTATAAATATGTAGGTAACATAGATATAGAGAGAATTAAAAAGGATGATAAACAAAAAGATCCAAATTTCCCAAAAGAGGCTAGAAATTATTCCAGTTGTATATTCGATATAAATAATTTGGCTTTCAAACAAAAAGGAGATAAGAAATTTAATGATGAATTTTTCAAAGGTGATATAAGATATGTGCCTGGTGAACAAAGTTATTTATTAAATGGCGTTTATATAGCATCTACTAATTTTAATAGAATAAACCCATCTCAATCTGGTGTCTTAACTACTAAGAATACAAGAATGTTTTATATGTATGTTAGAAATAACAAATTAAAGAACTCTTCGCCTTTTGATGAATTACAAGCCAACGCACAAGTTGCTGCTGCTGATTTTAGATTGTTAGCTTATGATAAAGGAGCTTTGAAGAAACAAAGTTTAAATCAATTGTTAGTTCTTCCTCCAAAAATTCCTTCAGCTGTAGGATGTTTTTATACATTCGAATCTACAGATTGGATTGATAATTATTTCCCTGGAATGCGTAATCAAATATTCGCAAGTGCTAATAAGGCACAAACACCAATAGACTGCGGAACAGGTAAAAGATTGAATGGAATATTGAGTTTAAAATAATATATATAGTATTATGTTAAGATTTTCAGAATTTACTAATAATAAAATATACGAACAAGGAGCTGCCACTGCAACGCCTGTTGTAACACCACAAAAAAGAGTTGCTAGAGAAGTACCGAATCAAGAACAAAGAAATGTTCAACTGACTAATACAGAAAGAAAAAATGATCCTCCTGTTTCAGAAAAATTGCCACACTTAAGAGAGTTGGAAAACAATATTCTCGCTCTTCAAAAGAAAATTGCTGGTAAAAGAGGAACAACAACGGATCCAAATAAACAACAGCAACAACATCCAGGTAATGTGGCTTCCGTTAAATTAGTAAAAGATGTTGATTTTACAATAAAAGACAATGCTTATACATATAATTTTAATTATATTGGAGCAGATGAGGGAGCTAGAGTTCCTTATTATTCTTTTTCTAAAGCAGGATTTAAGGATCAATTTATTTATGTACCTAAAGAACAATTTAATACTATAAAACCAACACTAGATAAATTGGCTATGATTGCACAATCTAAACCAAATCAAATAAAAGATGAAACTATTGCTAGTTCAATAAAAGCGGCTTTAACAAATATGGAAAGAGATGAAACTCCGATAGGTCAAAATAATCTTAAATTGGGAGGAGTTGCTAAAGATGTTTGGGTAGCTATAGGAAATTTTTTAAAATGGGGATTAATCCAAAATAATACCCCATATTCAAATATTAAACAATTATTGAATAAAGTTAAATCTGAAGACAATAATAAATGGATGATCAGAAAACCCAATGGTGGTAACTATAAATTTGATGAACAAGTTAAAGTTGGTGATACTATAAAAGTAGCACATTTCGATTCAAATGGAAATAAATGGCTTATTTCTAAAAATTCTATTGCTGTTAAAGAATTATCTATCAAAAATGAAACCACATTCTAATGATAAAAAAATTTAATGAATTTATTAATGAATTGGTTACATCTACAGATATGCAGAATAACCTTAATCTAAATATAGAAAAAGGAGATGCTCAAAATCCAGCAAAATCACAACAAAATCAACAACAAGATAAAGGTTTACAAAAATCTCTAAATTTAAAAGTTACAGATATTCAAGGTAGAATAACAGAATTGGGTAAACAAAAACAACTATGTAGTCAGGAGATTGTAAATTTACAAAATTCTTTAAGAGATTTAATGCCAAATAATCCTGGAGATCCAAATAATGCTAAAAATCAACAAGATTTTACAAAACAACAACAAGAAAAGATAAATATTCAAAAACAAAAACTAGATGTTTTGAATAAAGAGATATTGAATCTTCAGGGTGAGATCACTAGAAACAAGAATAAATATCAATGATAAGTTTTTATAATTACATAAAAGAAGATCAAGATTGGTCAGATTATCACTCTTATTATGTAGCCACAAAAGATACAGATGTTAGTGATGTTTTTAATAGAAGAAAAATAAATATAAAAAAAGGAACAGTCTTTAATGCAGCTGGTGGTGGAATATATAAAAATTCAGACGGGTCGATAAAAACAGGGATAGAAGATATAGAAAAATCAGATTTTAAAAAGATTCCAGATCCTATATGGCCATCGACTATATCTGTTACTGATAAAATTGAAGAGTTTGCTAGAAATTCTATAAGGATGGCTAAAATTAGTCCAGATAAAATAGAATCTATAATCCAAAAAACCATAGAAGTGTTATCAAACATAGAAGATATAATAGATGATGCTCGTGAAAATGACCTTTTATACTTAAAAAACGATCCTTATGGCGAGGAGATATGGTAAATAAATATCAATAATGGATAAAATAATCATCAAAGATTTAATATCATCTATGGGATTTGAAGAATCTTCAAATTATTTGAATGAACTTATAGAGAATAATGTTTTGTGGACACATCTTGGTAAAAAAGAAGTTAGAATATTAGGAGTAAAATATTGGCCCAGATATTCCTATAATGGCGGATTGGAATTTATTTATGAGGGAAATTCCGAACCAGTTAGACATGGGGCTGTTATGCAAGTTGGAACATCAAGTAGTATTGTAGATGAAACAACTAACATGATAGTATATTATAAAGAAAGGAAAAAAATAGTATCACCCGAAGATCCTTACGGTGAAGAAGATTGGAGCACTGATGAATCAATGAAACATTTGAAAAGTTTTTATAAATTCAATGAATCTATTATTAAATGGCATGATAAAGGCGAGTTCGGAGATGAAGAGGAAGTAGACGATGAACCCGTTATAAAGGATCATAAATTTATTATTTTAATTGGTGACTGGTCTTCAGATGGCCACGGGAAATCAGAATCTTTTGTACTTAATGGAAATTATCCAGTAAAGATGTTAAGACAAGCATATAAAGATAGTTGTAAATTGACTGGAGTGCAGTTTAATCATAATTATAATTATACGGGAATAAGAGTTTACCATTTAAAAAAAGATATGAAGAAATTGAAAAAAGACAAATTTGTACTGAATATGACGATGGTGTAATACACCAATTTGCACGTACTCAATTAGAAAAATTTGGTTTAGAAGTACATAGTCATCCTGAAATTGAAGAGTTTGTGGAATTAATATTGAATTTCATAAAATTATCTCTGCCTGGTTTTCAATGGGAAGAGGCTTCTTACAAAAGATCAGAACTTAGAAAAATTCCATCATTGAATGGTTATGGTCCCGAATTAAATGTTCAATTCGGATACGGATTATACGGTGATTAAAAATTAAAAATAGAAGGCAGCGTTTTTAATATATAACATAAAAATGTAGCCTTTTTTTATGCCAGCTGTTGACGCAAGATTCGTATCGAGATTAGATGATTTCACAAAAGCTTTAGAAGGAATAGTAGATCTACTCAAACAAGATGTAGGTAAGAAAAATGTTGATAATGTTAACAAAATGTTAACCAACATGAACGATCAACTAGGTAGTGTTGTAAAAAACATGGAAATAGTCGTCAAAGCAGTTGGTAGAATTGAAACAAAACAAGATCAAATATTAGAAGAAGTTAAAGCAGCCAGAAAAGCCAAAGAGGCTGGTGTTTTTAACGAAATAGCTGAAGTAGATAATAAGAAGAAAATCATAGACGCAATAAAAGTCGTTACTCTTATTGCCGCTGGTGTTCTCGCTATGGGATTGGCTCTTAAGATTATAGCCCCTGTTAATTTCTTTTCTGTTATAGCTATTGGATTGGCTATAGTATTTATATCTGGTGCTTTTATTATGGTCGCTGCTGCCACTGAAGGATTAGAAATAGCAGATATAGCTAAAGTCAGTGGAATGATGGTAGTTATGGCTCTCGGACTTACAGTGTCTAGTTGGGCATTAGCGCTGGCATCAACTCTAAGTTTTACTAAAGCTATGACTATAACTTTTGTTGCTGGTGCCATGGGTATATCTTTAGTATTAATGGCTAAAGCTATTCAGAAGGCAAAAATAGAACCTAAAGATTATATAAAATTTGCATTATTGCCTCTTATTCTTCCAGTAATAGCTCTTGGTTTAGCTATATCTAGTTTAATATTATCAAGATCTGCATCATTAACTTTCGGACAAATGGTAAGTCTTGTTTTTGTTGCTGGAGCTATGGGAGTATCTTTATATTTAATATCAAAGGCTTTAGAAAGTTCAAAATTTCAAGTTGGTGATGTTGGTAAATTTTTATTATTACCACTTATAATTCCAGCTCTTGCCATAGGATTAGTCGTGGCATCTATTATATTAAAAGGAACAGCATCTTTATCTTTTGCTCAAATGATAAGTGCTATATTTGTTGCTGTAACTGTGGGGGTTTTAGTTTATTTAATGAAACCTCTTATAGAAAAACTAAAAGGATTTAACTTAGGACAAATTGCACAAACAACTTTAATGGTAGCAGCCATCGCTGCTGGATTAGTCATTGCTAGTTGGATACTTACAAAAATGAGTTTCTTTACTATAAAACAAGCAGTAGAACTTGTATTCACAAGCATAGCTATTGGTTTGGCTGTATTGGCGTTAACTCCTGCTTTCTATATTTTAAAAAATATAGAACATAAAGATATGTTAAAAGCCGGATTAAATATTCTAATAGCTGCTGGCACTATAGCAGCAGCTAGTTGGATAATTAGTCTTGGTAATTATGATGAATATCCTGGTCTTGGTTGGACTATTGGAGTTGGATTATCTATTTTAGCTTTCGCTGGAACTATCTGGTTATTAAATAAAATGGATTTATCTGCAAAAGAAATGTTAATTGGAGGATTAGCTATAATTGGAATATCAGCAGTAATTTTAATAACAAGTTTAATATTAGGAGAAGGAAACTATGATGAATATCCAAGTCTTGGATGGTCAATCGGTGTCGGATTATCTTTAGTTGCTTTTGGCACAGGAATGATGGTATTAGGTTTAATATTAACATCAACAGGCGGAATAGCTTTAGAATTTTTAGCTGCAGGAGCTTTAGCAACAATAGGTGTTGCAGCTACAATAGTTGCTACATCATTAATATTAGGATTAGGAAATTATGACAATTATCCAGATTTTGAATGGTCTGTTGGTGTTGGTCTAACTTTGATAGCATTTGGTAGTGCCATGATGGTATTAGGTGGATTAATAATGGCAACAGGTGGGGCAGCCGCTGGAGCAATGTTGATAGGAGCAATAGCCACATTGGCTGTGGCTGGTACTATAGTGGCTGTATCTCTTATTTTAGGATTGGGACAATTTGACAATTATCCAACTTTTGATTGGGCAGCCGGTGTCGGTTTATCTATGGTTACTTTTGGAACATCTATGTTAATTTTAGGTCTTTTAGGACCTTTTGGATTCTTGGCAATGGCTATGGGAGCTTTAGCAATATTAACTGTGGCTAGTACAATAACAGCTGTATCAGTTATATTAGCATTAGGTAATTATAAAGATGGCCCTACTGGAGAGTGGGCATTAGCAACGGGTTCTATATTATTTGCAGTAGCTACTACTGGAATAATATTTGCTGCGATGATTCCTTTCATATTAATAGGTGGTTGGGCTATGAGAAAAGTGGCTCAAACTATAGTAGATGTGGCTGCAATATTAGGAGAAGGAGATTACACCGGAGGACCAACAGAAGAGTGGGCAAGAGGAGTTGGAAGTGCCATAGAGGCTTTCGCAAAAGGAATCGCTGCGTTAGCAGAATCAGATAGTTTATTGGGAATGTTATTTGGTGAAGATGAAGGAGCCAAAATAGTTTCTATAGCTAATGCTATGAAGACTGCCAACGATATATTATCAAGTGTTAATTGGAGTGGAAATTATCCTTCAGAAGCGTGGGCGAAAGGAGTTGGTGGCGGAATAATGGCATTTGCTGATGGTATCAAAAAATTGGCTGAAGCTGATATTGATAATGGATTTGATTTTATTTGGATGGTTAGCATGATTAGTTATGGTTTAATTACTGCTGCTAAGATATTAAATGAATTTGATTGGGCAAATATTAAGAATTACCCTTCAGCTGAATGGTCAAGAGCTGTCGGTGAAGCAATAAATGCCTTTGCTATACCTTTAGCAGAATTAGCAAAAGTTGATATAACAGGAGGAGATATAACAAGGGGAATAAGAAAATTGTCAAGAGGTCTAATAGATGCCGCTGAAATAATTGGAGAATATGATTGGAGTAAAGCTAAAAATTATCCATCATCAGATTGGGTTGATGGTGTTGGAAGAGCTATTGGCACTTTTGTAAGATATTTGGTTGAAATAGAGAAAAATGACATTGGAAGTGGAGATCTTAGAGTATTAAGAAAAGTAATAAATGCTATGATTCAGACAGCTGAGAAAATCAGTGATGAAGATCCTAACATTTGGGAAATTTATCCATCGGAAGAATGGTCAAATAATGTAGGCAAAGCCATAGGTACTTTTGTTAAATATTTAGAAGAAATTGAAAAATCTGAAATTGGTAGGGGAGAAATAAGAGTACTTAATAAGGTAATAAAACAAATGATAAACGCTGCTGAAGATTTTGCAGACGTGGATGAAAATGTTTGGTATAAAGGTCCTCCTAAAGAATGGGCTGAATCAGTAGAAAAATCAATTGGTGCTTTTGTAAATTCAATCAACGCATTATCTAAATTAGATGAAGGTAGTTTTGATTTGATGATTAAAGCTGGTCATACAATGATTCATTTCGCTCATAGAATGGCTATGTTAGAAAAATACAAAGAACTTTTTGTTAAGGGTGGAGTATTTGATAATTTTAGTGATTCTATGAAGAAATTAACAGATAGTTTACCAACTCCAGAAAAAGTAGAAGGATTAAAAACATTAAGCGAAGCATTATCAAATATAACATCTATGGGATTAACAACTAGTTTTTCTATTTGGATGTTATCTAAATCAATGGCTGATCTTGGGGAAACTTTGAAGAATATTGATTTATCATCAATGGATAAGTTATCCAAATTTTCTAATGGTATATTAGTTCTATCTTTAATAGACGAAAGAAAATTAGATGATGCTATTAAAATATTAGATAAGAAAAGAGATGATATTAAATCTATATTATCAGATAATGCCACAGTAAAGACAAGACCAGCTACAACAGGAACAGAGAATGTTGTATCTACATCGAGTGCTGTCGCTGAAGAAACATCAAGTAAATCAGAATTTTATGATCGATTGTTATCTTATGTTAAGAACTTGGATTCTAATGTTGATAAGATGGCTAATAAGCAAACTACAGATGAAGAGGAAACAGAGGATGATTTAGTGGCTGAAAAACCAAATAGTAAAAAAGTCAGTAATTCACCAACTCCTCGTTAAATAAATTAAACCTAATAGTTATTTCTTAATATATAAAGAAAAAATGCAAAAGCATGTTTCAGAAGATATTTGCTTATTTTAAATATAGAAAAATAATAAAAGAGAATTTTGATGTAATTTCTCAAAGATACAGATTCAGATATGACAGGAAATACGGTAGATTATATACAGTATTAAATATAACAGAAGACAAGCAGGAAGTTCTTAAAACTTATGGTTACGATTATCTTGACGGTGAAGTCAGAAAATTCATAACATCAATAGAAAACTATTTCTTATCTATTGGATTATTAGATTTAATATCTATTTCCAGAATAGATAGTATAGACGCAGTAAATGTTTTGATAGTTTTAAGATACAAATACAATAGACATCAAGCATTCCTTTATATAACCCTAGGTATATTGATTTTATTCGGTGCTATTATTATTGGTACTGGGTTGATAAAATTAATTTTGTTTTTAGTAAACTTTATTATGCACTTATAATATAAAGTTTATGAAAAGACATTTAAAGATTAGACAAAACTTTATTAGTATAAACAAATAAGGCCTCCAAAGGCCTTATCTTGTTTTATCAAGATAATAAAAAATAAAAATAAAAGAAATGGCTAAAGAACAGTATGAAAGTTTAAGTGATGAGATTATCACATATTTTAAGAAAATAGAAAAACAATTTGCATTACCAATGGATGTTAAATTCGTGTATGTTGCGAATAGTAAACAAAAGAAAATGATTAAAATATCTAAAATAACAGATATTTATGGTTATCTTTTAGACGCTGACCTATTAGTAATTTTCAATGAAGATTATTTTAATAACTTCGACGAACAAACCCGTCAAATTTTAACTGAACAAGAAATCGATACAATTGAATTTGATTTAGATAAAGGGACAATAAGAATTAAAACTCCAGAAATAAATACATCTTCAGGTATAATAGAAAAATTCACATTGAAATCAGTTGAAGAGGCTAATACTCTACAAAGATTGTATGAGAAGCAGAAAAAAGATAAGCAAAAAGATCAAGAAAGTCAAGTTATTCCTAAAGGGAAGAAACAATGGAAAAAGTAAATAAAAAATAATTATTAATCAGAGGGATTAATTCCTCTAAAAAAAAAGCAATATGGAAGACAAAAAAGGCGATCTCGTACTATCTCAAGGGATGTACGCATTTATCCAAGATGGCACAATTGGAAATGTAGACGTTGTCGTTGGTCCTTTTAAGACTAGTTTATCTGATACAGATAAACTAGTGACCTACGATTCTAAGACAAGTAAATTTGTCCCCTGTGAATCTAAAATGGACGCCATTATGGCGTGGATTAAAGCTACAGAAGGACAGTATATAGAACTTGTCAATCCTCAAACAGACCAGGATACTTTTAATAGACATCCTGGGGCAAAATCAAAACAATCAGCTCAATTATCAATTGGTAAGAAAATAAATATTTCAGGACCAGATACTTTTGCTCTTTATCCCGGACAAATAGCCAGGGTAATAGATGGACATCAATTAAAATCCAATGAATATCTTATAGCAAGAGTTTATAATGATAAAGAAGTTCTAGCCAATCTAGAAAAATCTGTTGTCATTACAGCCCAAGACGTCAAGAAAGATATTTTTGACAGAGGTAATTTGGTAACAGGTAAACTTATTGTTATAAAAGGAACTGACGTATCTTTCTTCATTCCACCTTCAGGGATGGAAGTTTTACCAACAGAAGGAGATCATTATATTCGTAAAGCAGAGACATTAGAAATGTTAGAATACTGTATCCTTTTGGATGAAAATGGTGAGAAGAGATTTGTAAATGGACCTGCTGTTGTGTTTCCAAAACCAACAGAAAATTTTGTTGAAAAAGAAGGCAAACGCAAATTCAAAGCTATGGAACTCAATGATAACATGGGTCTCTATATCAAAGTGATTGCGGATTACACAGATGGAAAATTGGCACATAGAGCAGGAGAAGAACTTTTTATAACTGGAAAAGAAACAAAAATTTATTATCCACGTCCTGAGCATTCTATAGTAACATATGACAATCAAGATCCTATACATTATGCAGTGACTGTCCCTGACGGTGAAGCTAGATATGTTTTAGATAAAGAAACTGGAAGGATAGATTTAGTTAAAGGACCTTTAATGTTACTACCAGATCCAAGAAAGAAAGTTATAGTAAAGAGAATTCTGGACAGGAAATCTGTATCTATAATGTTTCCTGGAAATACTGAGGCAATAGAACATAACGAAGAATTAGCAGATATATCTTTAATAAATTCACCAGAAACCTTATCAAGAGGATATGTAGAATCTGCTGTTTATTCAAATGCAGTTAAAGGTGTTTCATTGAAGGGAGTGGCAGCTTTCTCTGATGAATTAAAAAGAAAGAGCACATTCACAAAACCAAGAACTATTACATTAGATACTAAATATGATGGTGCTGTTACTATCAATGTTTGGCCAGGATACGCAATTCAGGTCATCAGTAAGAAAGGTGACAGAAGAGTAGAAATTGGTCCTAAAATCGTTATGTTAGAATATGATGAGTCGTTAGAGGTACTCGAATTGTCAACCGGGAAACCAAAGACAGACCACGAACTTCTTAAAACAGCTTATCTGCAAGTAAGTAATAATATTGTTTCTGATATTATTGAAGCTGAAACTTCCGATATGGTAAAACTTAAAATAAGATTATCTTATAGAGTTAATTTCGAAGCAGACAATTCTAAAAATTGGTTTACTGTATCTAATTATGTAAAGTTACTCACACAAAACATTCGTTCTATTCTTAGAAATACTATTAAAAAAGCATCTGTAGATGAATTCCAAAAACACGGTGTTGATTTAATTAGAGATACTATTCTTGGAAAGTCAAGCGAAGGACAGAAAAGAACAGGTAGAAAATTCGAAGAAAATGGAATGAAAATTTATGATGTAGAAGTTTTACAAACATCAATAGATGATGCTAACATAGATAATCTTTTGAAAAACGTTCAGAAGCAAACCATTGAAAATAGTCTTAATCTTTTACTCTTACAGCAGAACGAAGAATTTTTCAAGAAACAACAGTTATTACAAAGAAATAAGATTTTAGAAACAACAGAAACAGAAATCTTATCTCTTAACAAAAATCTTGAAAAATTAGGTGTTGAAAATAAACTGGATGACGAGAAAAGAAAGATTAAATTAGCTGAATCTGAATTCGGTAGTGTTATTAATGATATTAATATATCAAATAAGACTAAGAATGATGAATTAGAAATCAATACAAAAAGATCTATGACTGAGATCAGTATTGACGAAACAAAGAGGAAACTAGAAGCAATTCAACCAGGTTTGATAGAAGCTCTTATAGCAATTGGCGGAGTAAGTCAAACAGAGATATTGGCTAGAAATCTTAAAGAACAGAATAATGGGTTCTTTGGTGAATCTGGCGGTTTTAAGGCACTTATGGAAACTATTAAAGGTTCTCAGTTGGAACCAATGTTAGAAAATGTAAGTGAAAAATTGAAACCAAAATCAATAGCTCCTAAGAAGTAATTGATTCTTAAAGAGATAGAGCCGTATCGCGGCTCTATCTTTTTTAAGATTAAAAATAAAAAAAAAGATGAAATGACAGAAGAAGATAAACCAATATATTATGGTGGTCCGGAACCATACACTCCGGAATATTTTGATTCTTTATGTAAAAAGGATGAAGAAATAAAAGAAGAAGAAGATGAAAAAGAAACATTATAAAAAAATAGTAGAAATTTTATTAGAAGGAAAGGCTCTTATTGGTAATAATGGTTCTCCTGTTATTCTTTCGGATGAACTTAAAATGGCTTTAGAAAAAGTAAGAGGAAAACAAAAACCAAGTAAATTAACAAGGGCAGTAATGACTGTTATAAAAGAGCAAAAGAAAAGAGGAATACCTGATTTTGAACATATTCCTCCTCCACCAGATCCACCTCCAGATAGAAATTATAAAGAAGGACAAGATCCAACACCTCCCCCAGGATATAAAAAATAAGGGCATCAAACAAAAAACAATTTATAAATTATGAATATTATTTTAATAACAGTTTTATCGACCTTGATAGGTGCGTGTCTAGTTGTGTTTTTAGCATGGTTAGGTATAACGTCTTATAGATTGATGAAATTTAAGGAGAGAGCTGAAAATTCATTTAAACATTTAGAAAGATGGATAGATGATAATCAAAACACGATAATCAAAGAATTAGAAATTCGTGACATTGAAGAACAAAAAAAAGTAGATGATCTATATCAGAGAGTTACTCAAGTATATCCTGATATTTATAGAACTGTTGACACTCATGTTGCTAATCTAAATTCAAAAATAGATTCGAGATGTGATAAATTGCAAGAACAATTGAAAAAATAATTATATTTGATGCCCTTTTTTATTAAACTTTCTAAAATAACCAAAATATAACAGAAGATATGAAAAATTTATTCTATATAACATTAATATCTAAAACCTCATTATATAAGAGTTTATAAAGCCGAAGATTTAACATGTCCTTATTTAAAGGAAAAATTTAAGGAATGGGCCGCCCCTGGATATATTATATATGAATGATAAAATATTAGTTAAAGCTAAAAATAAAGTAATGAAAATATATCATTATCACTTAGATTTAGAAAAAAAAATAAGATAATTAAATATGGATAATACAGAATTAAAAGACTTCGCATTAGGTGAAATGGTTGACTCAAAAGATTATGTTGTTGTTGATTCTACAGAGAATCTAGAAAACTTTGATTTTTCTTCTGATACACCTTTTGATATTGAAACTAGTTATGAATTAGTTGAAAATATGAAAAAGGAAGAAGATAGCGACGAAGTTAAAGAATTAATAAAACTTAGAGAAGCTAAAAATATAATAGATAGAGACGCTAAGATTTTCTTGGACCCTGTCTTTGTTGATAAATTCTCTAAAGAAGAAGAAAATTTATTAAATCTAATAAAGAAATTCGACGCAAATAAGGACGAAGTGAGAAACATGACAGAAGAACAAAAAGATAAAATCTATGAAATAGCACAATATCTTTTTAACGCTTACCAGAAAAAATTAAATGACCTTACTTTCTCTTTCCCACTTACAAAAGATGAAATAAAATTTGTATATAACGTATTCAGAAACAAATTAGAATATGATCAAAACGAAGTATTCCAACTTAAGGACGTTAAAGAAAACTATCTAGATAAAGAATTCGATAAAGACGAAAAAGGCAACGCTGTAACATATATCAATGTCAACGATCTTATCATCTTCTATCATCTTATTTCTAAATATAAGGTTAAAGGTATAACACAAGAACATTACGATTTCTTACAAGTTCTTACAAAAATTGGAGAAAGAATTAAGTTATTCAACGCTTATAACGTTGTTGTGCAAAGACTTAGTAATGATTTCCAATTGTGGGGATCTACTCTATCTGTAGAGGGAGAATTAGTTGGAACAGCAATGGAACCAACTATGGAGAAATTTAATGATATAAATTCGTCAGAACCATTAAGTATTATAAAAGAAACAGGTGAAGTGGTTAAGTAAACCACTCCTTATCGGGAAACCTGTAAGGGAGCCAAAATTGGCTCCCTTTTTTTATTAAACTTAAAATTCTTTTTAAGATAAAATAAGTAACGATATTTAATTAAAAATTGAATAATTATGGGAATTTTTTGGAAAAAGAAAAAAGAAAAAAAAGTTGCTGGAGATTTATATCCGGTAGGGGATTTTCCTCCAGAATATAGAATAAGAGAAGTGAAGTTCGATGACGGGAGAATAGAGTATTTTGCTGAAGTTAAATATAGTGAGAATGAAAAATTTGGTATTACGTGGCAAGGAATTGGTTCGCATCAAATAATGTTTAATAAAGGTTTTAATACTATAGATGAAGCTCAATCTGCGGTTGAAAAAAGAAAAATGAGAGATAAAAATCCAAGTGGTATTATTGAAGAAAAAATACATAATATATGATAGATATAAAAACAATAAACAAATCAAATAATGATACTCCAGAATATGCAACTGAAGGAGCAGCTGGTGTAGATCTTAGAGCCCATATTATTGAAGGGGCTATTACATTAGATCCAATGGAAAGAGCATTGATTCCAACAGGATTATTTTTAGAAATACCTAAAGGGTTAGAAGCACAAATTAGACCGAGAAGCGGTTTGGCTATAAAATATGGAATAACTATATTAAATACTCCAGGAACTATAGATTCAGATTATAGAGGTGAAGTATGTGTAATTCTTATAAATCTAGGTAAAGAACCTTTTAAGATTTATAATGGTGATAGAATAGCACAAATGATTATTACTAATCATGATAAAGTCAATTTTAAATTAACAGAAGAATTATCTAATACAGTAAGAGGAGAAGGTGGTTTCGGCAGCACAAAGATATAAAAACCATTATTTTCCTTTTAATAAAGGATACTAAAAATAATGTTGTTCTTTCCTGTTTTGCTATAAATTCATTCAAAGGAATGATGAATGAAATAGAATATAAAGAATTATTAAATAAGATAATTCCAAAACTAATAGAATATAAAGATAGAACAAAATGAAATTGAGAATAAAAGAAGAAGTTTTCTTAAGTGTGCATATGTTTATCCCTCAAGTTAAAAAGGATACTATAAGAGAAGGATATATTTTAAGTCACAGTATGGGACCGGAAGATAAAAATCCGGATTGGTATAATATAGGAAGTGTTTTTGGCACACTGGATGAAGCTAAAAGATATTGTAACGATGTGGTAGAAGTACCATCGGAAAGAAAAGTAATAATACACGAGTTACCAGAAAAATAAAATTAGAATATGATTTGTAATAGTGGCGGAGCACCAGGATCAGATATGGTGTTCGAAAAAGAGTGTGTTGATAATGGAATAGAAATAATAGCATGGAGTTTTGCTAATCATCACACAGATTCAAAATTTAGAAAGATATTAACACAAGAAGAACTTAAAGAAGGATGGGAACATGCCGTAATAGCTAATCAGACACTTAAAAGAAATGTTAATTTTTTAAGTCCATACGTGAAGAATTTATTATCAAGAAATTGGTTTCAAGTGAAAAATTCAGATGCTGTTTTTGCTATTGGAGTTATACAGAAAGAAAATTGGAATATTGTAAATGGCGGAACAGGATGGGCTGTTCAGATGGCAATAGATAGTAATAAACCACTTTACGTTTTCGACCAAGAAAAAGGTTATTGGTTTGTATATTCTTTGATAAAAGATCAAGATAATAATGATAGGGGAACATTTCTTACAAATAAAGATTCTATCTTTCTACCTAAATTAACAGAAAATTTTGCTGGAGTAGGAACCAGAGAAATAAATGACAATGGAATTAAAGCAATAAAAGATTTACTAAAAAATAAGAAGTAATAATATGATTAATGCAGAGGAAGCAAGCAGAATATCTACTATAAATCAAGAGAAATTCGAGATTAAAAAAGCTAGACATTTAACAAAAGACATGAATCGTGTGAGCGATTCAATAGAGAGCGCATCTAAACAAGGGCATTATACTGTAAGATGGGATTATAGAGATGCTATGAATAAAGAACAAGTAAAACAAATTTTGATTGCTGAAGGCTTCAAAATAGACGATGCTTATCCTTATTTTCTTATAAGTTGGGAAAAGATAGAAGGTTGCGGTAAAGAGGACTGCGAAAGAATTCCAAAAAAATAAAAATATATGAATGGATAAAATAGAAAATATAAGAACTTTACTAAAATTAAATGGTGGAGAAAAGTCCAATGAAAATAGTGCAAAAGCTATAATAAGTGCTATGGCACATTTAGTTCCTGATTTCAAACAAGAAAAAGTTAACCCTGATAATATAAAAGATATAATAGAAGAAATACAGAAGCAAATTATTCCAATATATGATAAGTATTTCTCCAATGAAGAAATTCTTGGAATTATAGAATTTTATAAAACTCCTATAGGGCAAGCCTACTTAAGCAAAATGGGTAATATTACCACAGAAAGCATAGAAGTAGGTAGTAAATATGGAGAAATAATTTATGATAAGTTATTAGAATTATCCAAAGGCGATTCACAAGCCTAAATAATGATGTTTGCTTTCTTTGTGTGCTTTTTCTAATACTTTAATTTCGTCTTCTATTTCGTTCATCATTTCTTCTTCATGTTCTCTAACATGTTCCTCCATAGCTTTACTATCAGCCATGATTTTCTTTTCCATCTCTTCTATTTCGTGATGTAATTCTTTTGATTTTTCCATTTTTATATTTTTTTTAGAATCCCCAATCTTCTTCACCGTAAGGATCAACGTCGGCGAATTTCAGTCTTTGTTCTTCTTTCTCTTTAAGTTTTGCGACTTTTTCTATTTCTTCTTTTAAGGCGTCATTTAAGTCGAGTTCTGTATTCATTAATAGATCGCTTATGTATTTTCTTTTTTCAGGAGTATCATCAAACCTATATTTATTATCTTGAACAATTTCATAAGAAGGGTTAAAAAAAGCTGCTTTTTCACGATCGTTATTAATTCTTTTTACTGATACATTCATTTTAATAGCCTTATCATTATTCATGAAAAGAAAGTCTGCACCATGTTCACTATTACTTTTAATAAAATCTAACATGACTTTTCCAAATCTGATGATTTTTAATTCATCATCGACAAGAGCAAAACATAAATACCCCTGTATTGGCACATTCATAAATCCTCTTAATCCTATATCATAATGAACTATATGTGGTTCTTTATTTTTCAAACCTTTAGCATTTAGTAAAGGTCTAATTATAAATGATTTACCCTCATCTTCTATTTTAGGTCTAAATATATCCATAATCTTTTTATATTAAAGTTAAATCTCTTTTGTTAATTATTTTTATAATTTTATGATAATTATCGTCTGTGAATGTCCATCCATATTTGGGATGTTTTAAAATATAACCATATGTGTATAGTGTCTGTATAAAGGCAGAATACACATTAATAACTTGACCACTAGGAAATCCGGTCAATTCTACTTCGATTGTCATTGGCATAAACAAATCCGTCACTTTAATTTCAATCTTATTTTATTCATATTTTCATCAAGAATGAACCAAAATTCTTTTTCCCAATTAAAATTCACTAAATCATTCTCATATAAATTATAAAATTGTATTCCGTTTACTTCAAGAACCTCTCCACTTGGTATTCCTATCAAAGTGAATCTATCACTATGCGGTTGATGATCAAATATGCACATTTACAGTTTTATTTTTACAAAGATATTAAAAAGAACTGTCTAAAAAAAATAATATATAGCATTAAATCGTAAACTTAAAAAACATGGATTATATTCAAAGATATAATAAGATAAACGAAGAATTGAAAAGAAAACTTAGTTCTGGTAAACTAAAATACCATCGCGACGATGAAGAGCGCGAAAGAATAGAAAAACGTCCAGCTGACTTATTCTCTGAAGAGGAAATAAGAATGTTAAAACATGATGATTTTGAAGTAGATAGTAACGAGAAAGAAGCTAAGTGTGTAGAGAAATATTTTACATTTACAATAAAGAAGATTGTAGATGTAGATGATGTTATAACTTATATACTTACAGCGAAAGATAATCTTAATCAAGAAACTTATGAAAGAAGAATAAAAGTAACAAAAAGAGAACAACATAAGGAAACTCTTGATTTCATGATAGATAAATGTGCTTATATTCTACATAATATGAAAGAAAAAGCTATGAAGGATTTAGATCCTTATGGTGAAGAATCATGGGAAGAAGATGAGAGAGAAAGGAGTATAGCTAGAAAAGTAGGCATAGTTGATGTTGTTGGTACAACTAAACCAAAAGAAAAACCAAAACAAACGGAACCGTTTAAGGTGAAAATATCAGATTTCGGAGCGAGACGAGATTTACCACAAATTTCAAAGGAAGAAATGTTACGTGCTCTTAAACTAGACAAAGAAGAAGAAAACGAAGACGAAGATAAAGATGACATAGAATGTCCAATTTGCCACGGGGCAGGAACCTTAGAAATCGAAACTGAAGATCCTTGTGATGAATGTGATGGAGAAGGAGAATTAAATGACGGATCAGAATGCGAAGAATGTGGGGGAAGCGGTGTTGTTATGTCGACTTACGATGATCCTTGTGATGAATGTGGAGGCGAAGGAGTTATACCAAATGAAACACAATTAAAAAAGAAAAAATCGCCATACGGCGACAATAAGAAAAAAAGAAATCCAGATCCGTCGAAATACGATGAATGTGAATATTGTAACGGTAGAGGTTATACTTTAACATCACAACATCATGTGAACGACTTACTTTTACCAGTACCGTGTAAGCATTGTCAAGGTTTAGGTGTTGTAGAGAAACCAAAGAAGAAAATATCTCCATATGTAGATACCGATAAATCATATGATGATAATTGGTGGGATTTTAAGAAAGCTTCAGATTATGGTGATTATAGCGGAGGAAAATGGGAACCTGTTGGTAAAAAAGTTACTTCACCATTTCGACAAGGACAACGCGTTAAATATAATCTTCCAGGTAGTAAGTATAATGGTAAAATCGGACAGTTTGATGGTGTTAGAAAAACAGACGGTAAATGGATGATAGTTTTTCACGGAGGAGATTATGAAGATGAGAAAACTTTAAGATTGTATGTAGAACCAGGCACTTTGAGTGCAAGTGATGAAAAACTATCTAAAAATGTAAAATCATCAAAATCAAAGGAACAAGAAATAAGTACATTTTTAGCCAGTAAAACAAAATCAAAACCAAAATCAAATATTGAAAACGATTTTTATAAACAATTTGACGATGTTGTAAAACCAAAATCTAAAGCTAAAATAAAACATTATAAACAAATAGAATGTCCTTCTTGTAAAGGTTGGGGCAGAAAAAGCACGGGAGGAGAATGTGACGATTGTAGTGGAGAAGGAAAAATTATGGTAGATGAAGATTATAAAGGTCCAACGTGGAATATTGGAGGAGCATCAGATATATCATATGGGACATAAAAAAAAGAGGGACTTAAGTCCCTCTTTTTTTTACTTAACCTCTTGAAATTCTACATCTTCTACAGGTTGTTCTTCTTTTGGTCCCTGTTGTTGTGAAGATGTTTGTTGATACATTCGAGTTGAAATCAAATTCCATTTTTCATTTAATTCTTTCATACAATTGTCAATATCTGTTAAATTTTGACCCTTGTGTGCTGTTCTCAATTTATCAAGAGATTCGTTCAAATTGTTCTTATCTTCGTTTGTCAATTTGTCTCCGAAATCTTTGATTTGTTTTTCGGTCTGGAAAATCATCGAATCTGCTTGGTTGAGCTTATCTATCTTTTCCTTTTCTTTTCTATCGTTTTCCTCATTTTCTTTTGCCTCATTCTTCATTCTCTCGATTTCTTCTTTAGGAAGAGTTGAAGAATTCTCAATTCTAATGTTCTGTTTCTTTCCTGTTGCTTTATCAATAGCTATAACTTCAAGAATACCATTAGCGTTGATGTCAAATTTTACTTCAATTTGTGGAATACCTCTCATAGCTGGTGGAATACCATCCAAATGAAACCTACCTAAAGTCTTATTCTGACTCGCCATTGGTCTTTCACCCTGAAGAACATGAATTTCTACAGATGGCTGATTATCAGAAGCGGTAGAGAATATTTGTGATTTCTCTGTTGGAATTGTAGTATTAGCTTCTACTAATCTTGTCATTACTCCACCCATTGTTTCAATACCGAGTGAAAGAGGAGTAACATCAAGAAGAAGAATATCTGTTACTTCACCACTAATAATTCCACCTTGAATTGCTGCTCCACAAGCAACTGCTTCGTCAGGATTAATACTTCTATTAGGTTCTTTTCCAAAAATACTTTTTACTATTTTCTGAACTGCTGGAATACGAGTTGAACCACCAACAAGAATAACCTCATCAATTTTATCTCTTTCTATTCCTGAATCCCTAAGAGCTTTTTCACTAATTGGAATAAGTCTCTTAAATACACTGTCAGCAATTTGTTCGAATTTACTTATACTCAATTTAGATACCATATGCTTTGGCATGCCATCTATGGCAGTGATATAAGGAAGATTTATTTCTGTTTCTGTATTAGAAGAAAGTTCAATCTTTGCCTTTTCAGCTGCATCTTTCAATCTTTGATAAGCCATTGGATCTTTTCTCAAATCTATTCCGTTGTCTTTCTTGAATTCATCTACTAACCAGTCAACGATAACGTCGTCAACATCGTTACCTCCTAAGTGGACATCTCCACATGTAGATTTAACCTCAAATACACCATCACCCGAATCAAGAACAGAAACGTCAAATGTTCCACCTCCAAAGTCGAAAACCACAATCTTCATATCTTTCTTCAACTTATCAAGCCCATAAGCCAAAGCTGCAGCAGTAGGTTCATTAATAATACGTTCTACTTTAAATCCAGCAATTTCACCTGCTTCCTTTGTAGCTTGACGTTGATCGTTATTAAACCATGCTGGAACAGTAATAACAGCACTTTCAACTTTTTGACCAAGATAGTCTTCGGCAGTTTTTTTCATCTTTTGAAGAATAACTGCACTAATTTCCTGTGGAGAGTATTCCTTTTTATCAATTTCAATATAAGGCATATCATGTTTCTTAACTACCTTATAAGCATAACGATCAATTTCATTTGTTAGTCTATCATAATGTTCTCCCATAAACCTCTTAATGGAATGAACAGTTTTATTACTATTTGTAACAGCCTGTCTACGAGCTGGATTACCAATTTTTCGCTCTCCTTTATCAAGGAAAGCGACAACAGAAGGAGTTGTTCTTTCTCCTTCACTATTTACAATAATTGTAGGTACTCCATTTTCCATAACTGCAACTGCCGAGAACGTAGTCCCTAAATCACTTTACTACACTTACTTTCATAAGCAATTTCTTTTGTAGTCTGGACTATACAATAATCCTTTAAGGATTGGCTATTATAGTCTCTGAACCTCCATCTATACGATGTTTGGATGCTGATTGCCCAATCTTTTTTATTTTTAAACTTTCACACTTATTTTTTCAAATTATGTTGTAGTTAAAAAAGCTCTAAGGGGATTCCAGCAGTTTAAGCCTTTATCATTATTCATTACTGAATAAGGGGACCGATCTATTTAATCCCAATACATTTTCCTTTCATATTTTTTCCTTTCTTTTACATTAATTTTATTTTTATTTATCAATTTCTATGCCAATTATATCGTATGTCAATTTGTCATATCTTTCTTTTATAATATTATCGAAAAAAGTTTGCCAATTTTCTCTATTTATATTAGTTTTACTATGGCAACTATAACAAGTCTATATCTAATTAGAAATTGTTAATAATATTCTGTTTGTAACGAATCACCTTTTCCAAAAATCCCGATTAACCTCTTTTGATTTTTTGTTTTTATTATTTAATATATAGCAATAATAATGCAAAAAAAATACGCAAAATTATGAACAATCTAAAATATTATGACGATTATTTAAATGAAGGTTTCTATGATTGGATAAATAAACGTTTCGATATAGATAATAAAGAGGGAATGATAACATTAATTATGGTTGTTTTAGCTGGTCTTTGTCAAGGAGCACATTTACCTTTTGATACTGATGATATAGTTACTCCTTTGAGACATTTAATAGTCATTTTAATTGGTGGTTTTTTATCGATTCCTGCTTTTGTTTTAATTCTCAGAGCCATTTTTAGAAATCCATACGATTCTTTGAGAGTAAGAACGTTATTGAGAAGCACAAATAAAAAATACAAAAAAATGATGGATATGATTGAAGAATATCCAGAAATAGAGGATAGGTTGAATGATATAAAAAATAGAATGAGAGATGCTATAGAAAATGAAAACAAAGAAAATATATCTCTTTGTGTTCATGATATTTATAAATTATCAAAACAATTGAAGAAAAAACAATCTCTTGGTGAATTATTTGCATACACTGAAGAAGAGAAAGCCAGAATTAAAGCCAAGAAAGCCTACGACCCATACGGGGAAGAAAAATTGGAGGATGAACCTAAAAATGAAAATTGGTGGGAGAAAAGATGAACAATATACAAACATATAACGAATATCTAAATGAAAGTGTATATCATGATTTTATGATGAGAAAACTTAAAAATGATGATGCTCAAGCTATAGCTTTTTTCTTTTCTATTGGAGCTTTAGGTCAATTATTTAATCTAATGAGTATGGATATGTGATGGCATATATTAATTTATATTTTAGGATCTCTTTTTATATTACCAACAGGAATAGCTTGGTATAGAGGTTTATTCAGAGATCTTTATATAAATATAAAAAGTAATAGATCCCATCTAATTAAGACTGATAGAAAATATCGTAAAGCCAAAGAATTATTAGAAGAGAACCCAGATATAGAAGAACAATTACAAGATATAAAAGTTACAATATATCAGGCTGTAAAAGATGGAAATAGAAAATCTGTAGCTAATTGTGTTAATAAAATGGACGTATTGGCTGATAAATTAAAATATAGATCATCTTTACCAGATACATTTAAACCAACAGAAGAAGAAAAAGAAATATTAAGACAAAGAGAAAAAGTCTTAAAAGAGAGAGATCCATATGGCGAAGAAGATTGGGAGGAGGAGAAATGAACATACAGAAATTTAAAATATTTGAACAAAAAAAAGTTGTAGATCCATATGGTGAAGAAGATTGGAATGATGAATATTCTATATATCAAATAGGAATTGGAAGAGATTTTGATGTTGTTGGTTATTTATGTGCTAGATCAGAAGATGAGGCTAAAAATAAAGCTATAGAAGAAAATATGGTTCCAGACGGATTAGAAAGATTTACAAGAGTACATAAATATGAAAAAGTGTCAAATGTCCCAGTATCTAGGGAAAAATCAAAATATGAATTGTCTAAATATAGATATGAATCTTTACTCAAATCAGTAGAATTTATGAAAAATAAAGAAAAAAAATAAAAATAAAATGGCAGAATTTATATTATCATACGAAAAATATCTGACTACAGACATGTTAAACGAAGAAGAAGGTTGGAAAACTTGGTTGGCAACCTTCATGATGCTCTTAAATTTAGGTATAGTACCACCTAAAGTACAAGCGGCTGATCTTAATACTAAAATAGAATGGGCTCAAAAAGTTCCACAAGGAACTATAGATTTGGCTAAATTCGCGGCGACTTTAACAAGAGATACCGATGTTAGTGATGATGATCAAGAAGAAATAATTAAAAAGTTACAGGAATTCAACAAATTAAATGGTACTAATTTGAATTATAATATGGTAAAAACATATCTAAAATGTGACAGTTATACCAGCAATAAATCAACTCATTATAAATGGAGTTTTACTCCACCATCCAATTCTGCCGTTAGTATGGATGTTACAAAAGTCCAACCAGCCAAGTATGGTAATGGAATAGCTTTAATAAGTGATTATGGGGATTTTATGAGACCCACATTCGAGGACTCATTAAATCAGGTATTGTTCAAATACGAGAAACTTACTGGTGTTGAAATAGCAGTCCTCACTTTACCTTCGTTACAAGATCAAGATGCTTCAGATTTAGCAACAAAAACTTTCAATAGATGGGGAATAGGTAAAAAAGGAGCCAATAATGGCATTCTTATATTGGCTAGTATGGGCGATAGAAAATGGTGGATTGCTACAGGTTATGGAATGGAAGATATATTGCCTGACGCTCTTTGTAAAAGATATGGTGAAAACTATCTTGTATCAAACTTTAAAGAAGGCAATTATGAAAAAGGATTTTCTGAATTAATAGGAAAAATGAAACAAGAATTTGGTAATATTCCAATAGAGAGAAAGAAAGAACTAGATAAAAAATATGAACAAATTCATAAAGAAAATGTTAAAAGTTTCTTTATTGGAGCTGGGGAATTCCTTTTATTAGCTTTAGTATTAGGTTTAGTGGGTTATCTAATAGCATCATCGTATAAGAAAAGAAAAGAATTATCTAGAAAAATAAAAGGAACAAAAGATGATTTGGCTGCTTTAGACTTAAATATAGCAGATCTTATAGACACTGGAGATCCTATTTTTAACGACAATGAAGTTCTTAATTCTATGAAACAAGCTGTCGCTGAACTACAAAAGAAAAAAATCAGCAATGAACAAAGATTAACGGAAGTATCAACTTTACTTAATGGATACATAGCAACATTAGAAAATATAAAAAGAATTGAGCAAGGCATAATTAAAACTAAAAATTCAGTAACTAACACATTTAATCAATTGAAAGGTTATGAAGATGCTCCTACTCAAATGAAAGATGTTGCTAATACATGTTTAGGAATAATGAATGAATTGAAATTCGAAAACATTGATGTTTCTAACGAATCTTTGGGTAAATATCAAAAATTATTAGGAAGAGTAACCGCATACTATAATCAGTATAAAGAAATGGATCAAGATTTCCAAAGAATAAAATCCAATATTGAAGGATTCGATGCAGTAAAAAGAGCTCTTATGGCTAAATTAGCAAAAGCTAAAGAATATACTGGTAAAGTAATAGAAATGGGATATGACACTCAAGTTAATGTGAAAGATGGCGATATAGAATCTTTGAAGAATTTTGTAGATCAAATAGGTGCCATTTACATGACAGATTTAACAAAGGGAATGCAGTTATTAACACAATATGCTGGAAAAGCTCATGCCTTAGGTACTGAAATGGAAAAACCTGTTCAAAGATTCAATGATATAATGCAGGCTAAAAAATATGTTGATGCTGGACCTACCACATTGAATAAAAAACTAGAAGATATAAATTCATATATTCAAAACGGCTATCTTGATAGAGGTTCTGCGCAAAAAGCCCAGGCTATTATAGCTCAATATAATAAGGATAAAGGAGCTGGCGGACATGCCAAGGAAGATCCTTATGGAGAAGAAGCATGGGATGATAATATTCCAATGAAAGATGTTATGAGAGTTTCTATTCTTCTTGGTACAACTTTGGCCGCTCTTGATAAAATAATTGGAGTGGGTAGAGGAAATGAGGAGGAAGAAGAAAGAAGAAGAGAAGAAGAAAGAAGAGAAGAAGAAAGAAGAAGAGAAGAAGAAAGAAGAAGAGAAGAAGAAAGAAGAGAAGAAGAAAGAAGAAGAGAAGAAGAAAGAAGACGTAAACGTGAGGAAGAAGAGGAAGAGGATAGGAGAAGGAGAGATAGTTCATCAAGTTTCGGAGGATTCGGCGGTGGATCTTGCGGAGGCGGTGGAGCAGGTGGAAGTTGGTAATAATATTAAAAAAACCATCTGAAATAACAGATGGTTTTTTTGTTTAATATCATATCCAGTGAGGATTTTCATTTTTAGAAAAAAATGAAAAAATAACGAAAATATATATCATTTTCAAATAAAAAATAATCCGATGTTCTTATGGACTAAGTTAAAAAATAATAAGTATGAAGAGATGAAAAACACGAGTTTTGGTCCTCATTTAATGTTTGATTTAAATGAGTGTAATGTTGAAAAACTAAACGATTACAAGTTCATTTATGAACTCCTATACAACATCCCAGATATGATAGGAATGACTAAAATAACACAACCCTACGTGTTCCCGTATAGCGGTTTAGTGCCAGAAGATGAAGGCATAACAGGGATTGTTATAATTGCAGAGTCGCATTGTTCCATCCATACATTTCCAAAGAAAAATTATGTTTTTATAGATATATTTTCTTGCAAATATTTCGAAACAGAAGAAATTAAAAATTATTTAATAAATCAATTTGAATCAAAAACATACGAGGTTCATTTTGCTGAAAGAGGCAAAGATTTTCCACGATAAAATAATTATATATAGAAGAAAAAACTCTATCTGATGATTTATGGATTTAATGACCTATTGAATGAAGTTGCTTCTAAAATATTTGATTTTCAAGTAGGTTCAAAGGTTGTATTTAAAGGACCAGGAATGTCTTATTATAATGAACCGAAGTATGGACAACAAGTAAATTTATTAGATAAAACTGGAACAGTAAAAGAAATAACTAAGGAGAAATCACAACGTTCTTATGGTAAATCTACTTTTATAACTTTCACTTTAGATGAACCAATAAAATATAAAATAGATTTATTCACAAGAAATGGTTTTAAGGTAGATATTCAAATAGATTATGAACTTACAGAAATAAAAGTAGAAAATTATTATTTCAAAGATTTTATAGTTCTTACTCCAGAATACGAAGAATTACAAAGAAAAATTAAAGCCGGTGAAGTATATAAATTCAAAGCAACAAGAGATTTTAATCTTGTTTTGAAAGATATAAAATTCAAAAAAATTGGTGAATATTTTGATTCTTCTTTCTTTGATGTAGTTAGTGGAAAAACAGATATGGTAAGTTTCATTCCATCTAAGAAAATAAATACAGAAAAAGGAAAGAAACCAGAAAAACCAATAGATCCTGAAAAATTCAGACAAGAAACTAGAGTTGGTAGAATTCTTAGGAAATTAAATCCTAAATTAAATGACCAAGAAATAGAAGAATATGTTGCTAATTTTAGAGCGTATGTTGAAACTTTATTCACTGTTCCAGACATACAAGTTGTAACTGGAAAAGATATATCTTATTGGTATCATGAAAAACATTATCAAAAAGGTGGTGGTTCTCTTAATAATTCTTGTATGAGAGGAGAATTTGCACAAACACAAGTTAAATTTTACGATAAATTTCCAGATAAAGTCGCACTGGCAGTTTATATTAAAAATGATAGATTGTGGGGAAGGGCATTAATTTGGAGATTGGATGATGGTAGAGTTTATATGGATAGAATATATTCAGTTAAAGCAGAAGCATCAGTTCAATTGGAAAATTATGCTAAAAAATTTAATATGATAACAAGAAGAGATACACAACAAGGTAAAGGCAAAATGGTAGTTACATTAAAAACAAAAGATAATGCTTATCGTCCGTATTTTGATACATTTATACATGTTTATAGAAAAGATGGTGATTTAGTTCTTTCAAATCAGGCGATTCCAGGTTTACAATTATCAAATTGATAAATTGAAATCAAATAAATTTAAAATAATTTACGGTTAAAATAAATTAAATTTATGTTTTTAGATTATTCAAATTTTATAAATGAGGCAAAAATAGGAGATTTTGAAATAGGATCAAAAGTCTTATTCAATGGTAAATATGACCTTTCTAGATATGGCGCAGATAAAGTAAAGTTAGACGGTAAAATTGGCACTGTAATAGACATAAAAAAAGAAGTAATAGTATTTGAAGTTGAAGATGCTCCTAAATCATATTATATTAAAAAGGGGAAAGTAAAGTTGTCTAAATATCAATTAAAAAATGTTGAAATATTTACTGACGAAAAATTAGAAGAATGGAAAAAACAGAACGCGGAAAAAGCAGCCAAAGAAGATGAACTTGAAAGAAAATTAAATGCTGGTGAACTATATAAATTTCAAGCTACAAAAGATTTTTTAAAAATTCTAAAAGAGATAAAATTCAAAAAAAAGGGAGAATACTTCGACGTTTCATATTTCGATATTGTTAAAGACAGTGCAGATAATATATCTTTTGTTCCAGCAAAAAAAGTCGCTTTGGCTGATAAATCATATGAAGATATTGAAAAATTTCGTCAACAAACTAAAGTTGGAAGACTCCTTAGAAAATTAAATCCAGATCTTAAAGATCCTGAAATAGAAGAATTTTCAAATAAATATAAAGCTGAATATGAAGCCAATCAAAAAGGCGGAGAATTGAGAGTTGTTACAGGAGATGATATATCCTATTGGTATCAAGAAAAAAGATATAAAAAAGGAGGAGGAACACTCAATAATTCTTGTATGAGATATGATTCCACCCAATATAGAGTAAAATTCTATGATCTATATCCAGATCAAATAGCAATGGCCACATATATTAAGAAAAATAAATTATTAGCAAGGGCATTAATATGGAGGTTGGACGATGGTAGAGTTTATATGGATAGGATTTATTCATCAGATGGTGCTGCTAGAGTCCAATTAGAAAATTATGCCAATAAAAATAATATGTTGATGTATAAAAATATTGGGAAAAAATATCCACACGAAAAACTCATAGTTACTCTAGTATCACCAACGAACGATCCAAAAAATTTCAATTTGCCATACACAGATTCATTTCATGTTATACCTAATTACTACAACTATAGCAAAAATTATAAAAAGGATAAAAAAACTGGATTATATAGTACTCCTTTTGTGTGTAATTATTAAAACAACCCTTTCAAACTACTTCCAAAAAATGCGGCAGGATCAACTTGTCCTGGTTCAATTGGTTTTGGCTCATCTGGAATATCGACATGCTTTTTTAATAATGGATTTTGTGGAGGCATTGAAGGTCCTGTATTTCTATTATATTTGTTATAATCTTTATAATATAATTCATTTAGGAGTTGATTTTGATTCTTCTTTTCTCCATTATATACAATATTTACGTTACTGGCAAAATCATTTATTATAGATAAAGGATCACTATCTATAATTCTTACATTAATTCCGCCTTGCATACAACCGTCCATATTTATTGATTTTTTGTTGAATTCTCCACAAATTGTTTTACTTGTGGGAATTTATTTACATTTAGAAAAACTAATATTTGCATAAAATCAGAGTCAGACATTTCTTTCTTACCTTTATCATCCAATGATTTATATACCTCACCTGTCATTATTTTAGTAATTATAGACTGATCAACATCGGCATTTGGAATTCTTAAAAAATTCTTTTTATATAAAAACATCTTTAAATTATTTAATCTTGCCCAAACTTCACTTGGATCACTTAAATATTCTTTTTCTCTTGTTAAATCTGTTCTTAATTCCAAACTGAAATCAGTAATAGCCTTAAATAAAAAGTCAACTTGATTTTTACTATATGAAAAATTAAAGTTTTCTAATAATTTAGGATCTATCTTAACTACAGGTTCTATAGCATGGGATAATTCATGTAATATAGAATTATGTGAAGCATCTCTTGCTAAAAATATTACACTCTGTCCATTAGAAAGAGTTGAACACCAACAAGATGGATTTGATGTGCATGGATGTTTCATTTTTACTTCTTGATATAATTTATAACATAGAGCATCATTCTTTCTCCACACGATAGGAGTATTATCTATTTTATTATAAACTTCCTGTTTATTTAATATTTTAGGATCGGTCTTAACATACTCCTTAAAATTATTAACAGATTGTTGAACAATCATTTCATCATTGGCTACAGTTAATGTATTTATATAGTTTTCAATATAATCTGGTTTAAATTGATTTCCAAAGCTTGAAAATAAAAGTGATAAAATAGATTTATCTCCTTGCCATGCTTCATTCAGTTTATATTTTAAAAAAGTCGTTATCATTTATTTATAAACTTCTTTTTATTACTATCATATTGGAAAGTATCCAAATACGGTAAACTTATACTGCTTCCATTACGTGTACCTGGTTTATAATCAATATGCACTTCAATTCTATTGTTTAAGTGATAATTGGATAATTTTGTTTGCATGCCTTGTTTCTTAGCGTAATCCTCAATTAATTTTTCGTGTTCTGGTTTTATATAATAAATTCTATCCATAAATATAACACCCTCAGGTTTATCCAATTTCCATATTAATGCTCTACCTAGAAGCATTTGAGATTCTACATCCACTAGAATACAAAGTGCAATCTTATCTGGATATTTTCCATAGAAATCTTGTATTCTATAAGATTTACTTGGATCTCTCATACAAGAATTATTTAATGTTCCATTTCCAGGAGCATATCTTGTTGAGTCATACCAATATGCTATTTTATCTCCTGTAACAACATCAATAAATGTTGCTCCAGTTTTATTCCAATAATTCCAATTAGCTTTATATTTAGTTGTAAACTCTTCAATTTGTTGATCTGTTAATTGATCATTCAACTTTCTAATAACTCTACCAACTTTAGTACTTTGTCTAAATTTAGAAGTATAAGCGTTTTCTCCTGGTAAATTGTTGCCGTTCTCATCTACAACTAGATTAGACTTATTTGCTGGTAAGAAAGATACAATATCATTTTTTTCGGCGTCCACATCAAAATAAGATACATCATAATATTTATAAGGAAATTGCATACCATATCTATTAATACATTTATCAAATGTTGATGTCGCCTTATATGGTAAAGTGAATCCAGCTTTCCATCTTAAAAAATCTTTATTCTTTATAATTCTTAAATTTGCAACCTGATTCTGATTTATATAAAAAGTTTTAATTTTTATTTTTTGTTTATTCTCGTCCTTTGTATCTACAGGTTCTTCGAATTCCAACTCGAATTCATAGTGATTATCCATTTTATATCTGGAATTTAATACTTTGGCATATTTACCTTTACAAAGAACCATTGCTTTTATAGTTTTACCACCAACTGTATAACATCCAAAATTTCCACCACATTGAACGTAATCTTCTTTCTTTATATGATAAGCTCTAGCTTCGTTTACAAATTCTGTATAATTTTTCATACCTTCCCATATTTCTTCTCCATAAGGATCATATGGATGTTTTTCCGCCCACAATTTTCTTCTTTCATCAAGTTCCTTTTGAGTCACTACTAAAAAATCTTCACCTTCAACATAGAAAGGATCTACTTCAAAATTTCCATGTTCAGCTCTAATTACATAATCAACACCATTGAAATAAGATATTTCATAAGGAACATTTTTTCTAACTGCTATCCTATTATTTTCGTCTTCTATATCAAAAATAAATCTTATGTATTTACCGTTTAATTTTCCTTGTGATTTATGATATGCTTCCCATACTTCTTCACCGTAAGGATCTAATTTATTATAAACTCTAGGAACTCTATTTTTTATTTCAACTGATTTACCTTTCACGTCAAATACATTAGTGTCTTTATCTACAAAAAATATTTCTCCATTATCTGAATAAATATCTTGAATTTCTTTTTCTTGACCGTCAAAAGATACTAATTGCCCAACTATATCATCATAATTCTGTTCTGTCCATTTTCCAGCATAATTTGTACTTGGATATACTACAGGCATTGGTATTTTATAACTACCTATGTTTTGTTGTTCTAATAATTCATTAAAGGTTAAAATATTAAACATATTATGATTTCTTTCGTATATGCTATATATTAAAAAATGCTTTTTAATTTTTGATATATACTTATTCAAAAAAATAAAATAAGAATATGACAACAAGAGGTCGTCCAAAAGGTTCAAAGAAAAAGAAAGATGAGGAACCAAAAGATAAAGATTATATTAATAAAAAATTAGGAAGTATTTCAAATCTCCAAGATGAGATAAATTCGATGTTAAGTGAGATAGATACTTTGCCTCAAGATTTAGTTCCGCCTAAAGACTTACTTCCTGGTCTCGATTTTGAATATACCAAACACGATTACGAGAGGGATATGGAGACTATAAAGGAAGACGCTAAGGAGACTCTTGAATGTATATCCAGTTTATATTTAAAAGACGAAGAAATGAGTAGAAGAAGCGTTAGAAGTATAATAAAATTAGATGCTGAAACAATTAGTGATATTAAATTTTCCTTGTCTTGTGCTAAAATGGCTCTTATCAACGCAATGAAACAAATTGATGCTGGAGCGAACGATCCTGATATGCATGTTGCTGTAAGTACACACAATAAAGAAATAAGAGAAAGTTCAATGAAAATGAGTGAACTTTTAAGTAAAATGAAAGCTTTCTATAAGGAATTGAGGGATGAGTACGAACATAAAGAAATAAACGAACAACAAAAATTAGAAGACACTAAAAATCCGCAAGAACAAATAGAAGCTAAGCCAAATGATTTAGTTATCTTTGATCAAAGAAAATGGAATAAGATAATTGATGAGTTTAAGAAGGATCCAACATTACTTGACGGTAAAGCTTTCGGAACAGCCGGGACTTAAAATGGGACGCCAGGGAGCACACTTGATGCATCTGGTAATTTTTCTACAATATCAACATTACCATCACATCTGTCTTTTATAAATTGAAGACCTGAGTGACCATGTATCCATTCAAATCTTTTGTCTGGATATTTTTGTTGCATTTGTTTGAGGACAGATAAAATTTTATTTAGTTCATCTCCTTGTAAATAAGTACGATCGCCTACTATATAATATGTGTTACTTTTTGTTCCTACTCCAACTTTATAAGGATTTTTGGTTAATTTTGATAATTCTTCTTTGATTTCTCTTGAAATCTCTAGTTTATTTTCTTCTATATTTATTTCTTTAGGTCTTACAAATATGCCACTCTCCCACTTTTTAGCGGAATTAGAATCACTTAACCATCCAATCTCCATGTATGGATAAGCTTCACTAAATTTATAAATAAGGAAATTTGTTTTTGTTTTTCCAAAATTGTCAAAGAAAGATATATCCTTTGGTGGAATATTAAAATAACTAAAATCTCCATCTTCTCTATAGTAATGTTCTAAATCGTAATTTCTTTTAGTTATTTTACTAACTTTATCTTTTATTTCATTACAAACCTCAGCAGGGTTCTTTCTTTTAGATGACGACCTTAGAGTTGGTCTTAGTGTTTCTTTTTTTGGTTCTTCTTTTTTAATATTTCCTTTTTGGTCATATCTATCTGGAAGTCCGTAATATCTTACATCACTTCTATGCAATCTTTCAGTGTAAGCAAAAACAGAATTTGGATATTTAGCTTTCATGTTCTGTAAAACAGTTAACATATCTGTGTTTTTTTGTTTATAATAAGATTTGTTAATTTCTAAATCTGGAATTATAAGATAATAATAATTCATCTTTAAGTTATTAATATTCTCAATATATGCTATAACATGTTTCTTTTTAAGAATTTTACTCATTTCTTTACTGAATTCTTTACATACATCTATAGTTTTATCATCAACTTTTCTATTCTTTGTTATTTCCTCAACGTATTCTCTTACTTTATCGAATTCATCATCTCTACATACATAACAATTAAGAACTTTACCCTTAAATGAATATGTGTAAGATGCTAATCCTTTATCGGTTACTCTTTTAAATACATCAACATCGTCTATTAATAAGACTTCGCCGCTTGGTAATGATAAAACATAATCAAATGTTGGATCAGGTGTTTGTGAAATCATACTATATTTTCCATCAGGACCAAGTTTCATTTTAATCTTTGGACCGAGTTCTATTTCATCTTCATCCCCTCTTTCGAATAATCTATATTTAGTTATTAATGCCATATTATATCGAGTTTTTCTATTATTTCTGTATATTTAGCGTCTTCAAAAACGTATTTATTTAATTCTACAGGCTTTATTCCGCCACCGCTTATAGGTCTCTTCCAGGTAGTTTTAAAAGTAACATAATTTCGTGCTTTCATCCATGTTATTTGTTCTGTTGTCATGTATAAAATTTGACCACTAGGCAAACCTACAACATCGTGTAGTGTTGTATTAAATTCAACTTTACTCTTAAATGGATTTGGAATGTGTGAAAGTTGATTTCTTCCTATATCTAGAATAAAATCATTTTCCAAATCTAATAAGTTTGTATCTTTATTTACTTCTTTTTTAATACCGTTAAATGTAACGTAAACCACTATATCATTCTCTTTAGCATAATTTATAGCTTTTTGTGTTACGTTTCGAAATTCAGAGTCTTTTTCAACTTTGAATATTTTTTCTTGTGCTTTTTTTGGTTTTTTATATTTTGGATATTTATTATTATATTTTTCAACGAAATCATCTTCTATTTTATTTGAATCGGAAGATTTATTTACTGATATAGGAATTCCATTACAATTGAATTTTACAACTATACCCTTTTTCATAGCCAATGTCTTGGCTCTCTTTATAGCATCTCTGAGGGGTTCTTTAGGAAACATTTGAAAATTCTCAACAGGAAGATTTTCTTCTTCTTCCTGTTGTTTATAATAACTTTCAAGGTTAGATAACCTATCCTGAAGATCACCTTCCCAGTTTTCGTTAAATCTTTTTAACTTCATAAACGCATGTATTCTTTCGTAAAATATCTTGGAGCTTCCTCCTTAGTTTTTTTTTTGGTTTTTTTTACTTTTTTTTGTTTTTTTTCTTTCTGAACTTTCATTCCAAATTTTTTACCAGTATCATAAGCAGAAGAATCACCGCTTCCTTTCATTCCCGAACCATTTCCCCAAGTAGATCCTGGTACAGACCCAACTGTAGGAGCAACAACATTTCCCATACCACCGGCATTTGGTGTAGCGAATCCAACTCCTCCGCCACCGTCTTGTTCTAAGATAAGATATTCACTAAATGTTATTACTTTTTTCATATTTTATTTTATTTTTTTAACACAACTAATTCTATAAGCTTTAAAATTTGATGTTACAACACTATCAATGCCTTCGTATTGAGAAAATCTTATAATACTACCAAGATTTGTTCCTATTCTATCGTCAGCATTAAACCATCCCTCAGGATAATTTCCCCAGTGAGGAGCTTGTTTATATTGTGCCATGTGTTTATCTTTCAATTTTATATAATCGCCGACTTTAAGATCTGTTTCATCCCAATCTTCTTCTCTAATTTTTCCATGTCTATAACATGTTGTTCGAAAATATTAAATCTTTTAATCATAATCGGTTTTTAAGTTTTAATATATATATTAAAATAAAAATTCGCAAATATGAAAATGTTCGAGGAGTTCATGCAAGCAGATTATGAGTTAGATCAAATAATCAAGAAAGTGAAAGAAAGAATTACATACTGGTTTCAAAACGGTTCTTTCTCAATGAGCTCTGCTCCAGTTGATCAAGTCGTAAGTTCACCAGCTTCTAAAAGATCTATTATAACAAATTTTGCTGACGCCGAATTTTATTTCCAAATGATAATTAGATTCTCAGTAGAAGATTTAGAAAACTGTGATGTCATTATAAAGAAATACGATCCTTCTAAAATAGATGAACCAAACGGCGGTCAACCAGTATGGACTTTGCAATTAACCAATGATAAACAAGTTAAGATTGATGATATAAAAGAAGATTTTATTATTCAAAAGATTTCAGAAACAGACGATAACACAAAAGAAAATCCAGATGAAAATAAAATAGAAACTCCTAAAGAAAAGGAAGCACAACAACCACAACAACCAGGCGCTCCCGGTGGAATGCCACCAGCACAAGGAGGAATGCCACCAGCACAAGGAGGAATGCCACCACCCGCTCAAGCGATACCACCAGCACAACAAGCACCAGCGTTTCCACAACCAGCAGGAGGATCTCAAGCAGCCCCAGCATTTTAAAAAAAAATATGAACATGAATAATTTAAGAACATTTGAAGAATGGAATTTTATGGATCCTTCCAATCCTCTTAATCCAATGAATCCTATAAGCCCGCTAAATCCTATAAATCCGTCAAATCCAATGAGTCCTCTTAATCCAATAAATCCAAACGGGTTTGAACAACAAAGAAGAAGAAGGGAACAAGATGACGAAGATAGGAGAAAAAGGAGAAGAGAAGAGGATGATGAATTCCAACGTAGATTACGTCAAAGACATCAAACAGAAATTGAATTTAATAATGGAGATAAAATCATGTATGAAAATCCAGGTAATCACCATGACGGAGAAACTGGAATATTTTTATCAATAAGAGAAGATGGTAAATATAGAATAAGATTTGATGATGGTGGTGGAATATTAGCAGCTGATCCACACCATGTTAAAAAATATTAGTTAGACCTTCAATCAATTTATATATACAATAAAAACATTCTAAATGGAAGTTGTAGCGTCTAGTATAACAATGCGTAAGTTTAGAACTATCAAAGAATATAAGAAAGATTTTGGTATTTCTAAAACAAATGAAGCACAAAAAGAAGGAAATAAAGGTCCTGGTCAAATAGTTATTAAAATTAAAGATCCTTTCGTTAAAAGATATAGCCTTGAAAAAGGAAATTATATAGTAAAAGATGGAAATATAGGAACTCTTAATTTTTATTTAGATAATTCTATTCCAATAGATAACTTTTCTATTTACGACGAAGATAAACAATACGACTTTTGTTATAAAACAACTGGAGATACCAGACAATTTCTATCAAATATATTAGATGATATTTTAGAAGAAAGAATTCAACCAATAAATCTAGATCAAAATCTTGAAGAAGATATAGAATTTAGAATGGATAAGAATCTGCCACAAAGAGAATTTGTGGATAAACACAGAGAAATGAGGGAAAATATGGCAAAAATGGATATTAACCCTTACAAAAATAAATATTAAAACCATGGCAACACCACTAGATTTATCAACAATAGTTCAAGTAAATTTTTCTGAAAATCAATATTATAAAGAGGAAACTCCTAAAAATCAAATAGTTTTACATCATACAGTATCCGGTTCAAAAGCACAAGGAGTTATTGATTGGTGGAATCAAGATCCACAAAAGGTTGCGACACAATTTGTTGTACAAGGAGACGGAACAATATATCAATTATATTCTTCGAAGTTTTGGGCCCATCATTTGGGAATAAAATCTACATTTCTACAAAAATTAGGATTTGCGGATTATGGGTCTAGAAACTTATTATTGAATAAGTCTTCTATTGCTATTGAGATATGTAATTGGGGAGGATTATCTGTGGATGATAATGGGTACCATCCAGCAGGGACAACTAAAGTAACTATTCCTGATGATAATGTTTTGACGTTTGAAGAACCATTTAGAGATTATTTGTATTTTGAAAAATACACTCCACAACAAATAAATTCAGTAGCTAGTTTAGTAACTTATCTTTGTGATAAATGGAATATTCCAAAAACTTATAATGAAGATATGTGGGATGTTAGTAAGAATGCTATTGGAGGTCAACCAGGAATATGGACACATGTTAGTTACAGAAGTGATAAGTCTGATATGTTTCCAATGCCGGAGATGATTGAGATGTTACAGGGGTTAAGTGTATAATTCCGTTTCTATTCTATCTATTAATTGTCTATCAGTAGATACTCCGTATTTGTCTAGAATATCGGAACCTGTTCCCATTCCTATAGAAGAGAATGAAAGATTACGTCTTTTTACCAATCTATATCTAGGGCTTCTTCCTTCTTCTAAATCTATTTCGATATAATAATCACCATATGTTATGCCCATACATTCGTCTTGGACATAAAGTTCTATTTCTGTTGGATAATCGTGCATAATACCAACAATTGTATCTATCAAAGCATCATCAAAATGATGATTATATATCATTATATCAGGACCATTAGTTGTTTTCATTTTTGGTGGAACAACTTTTAAATCTTTAGATTTTTTAGGAGGGGATATATATCTTTTAACTAAGGAAATGTCGTCATCATTAAAGGCGTAGAATCCAACGCCAGTATATTTATTATCGTACCATATTAATTTTTCAGCGTAAAGAGGATTTAGGTTCTCGTGTGGTATTTGTAAAGCCTCACCGCTTGGGATTCCAACTACCCAAACTAAACTATTATCGTGAACGTAATCATATTCTTCAAATGTCTTTATCATATAACTTTATAATACTTATCTAGTATATCTTTAACTATAGCTAAAGTTGCAAAATAATCTTCTGTCTCTTCGAATAAATCATCAAACCCTGGAACTTTATGCCCTATTTCATATGGATCAATTAATAAATTCCCTTCACCGTCTATTATCTTTTTTCTTTTCATTTCAGATATAACGGTAAAGAGTTCTGCAAAACTATCAACATAATCTAAAGATTTAAATCCAAAGATTTTATTCTCAAAGATACTAAATTTTTTTATTATTTTATCGTTTTTACTCATATTTCGGCTCTTTGTAAATCGTCTAATTGTCTTGCTACTATTCGATATGGTTCATCATCATTATTTAATCTAACGGGCACTTTGAATTTTCTATCCTGACTGTAATCATAATATTGTTCGTTTATTGAAACGTTTATAAAATCATTATATTTCTTGATCATTATATTGAGTTTATTTTATAATATTTATATATTAATTTTTTTTAACAAAAAACTTTTAGTATTTTTGAAAATATAACTTTTAATATTAACAATTTAAAACTTAAACTATGTTATTAATCGAAATTATTTTAACAATTTTCGCTTGGAGAAACGGGTGGAAATGGCTTTCCCTGATTCCTGTTGGAGCAGCAGTGCTTATTGGTATGATCATAGGATATAGCGTTGGTATGTCTGGTGGCACTGTTGACGTGTATGGTAGCGGTCTTTTCATTTTTGACATCCTTGCTATCATAGCTTTAATAGTGATGGTCGTAAAGAAAAAGGAAATTAAAGAATCTTAAGAAACTAAAACCCAGTGAAAACTGGGTTTTTTGTTTTAAATTTTTTACTAAAACATTATTTCTTTTTCTTAATATATGGTTTATGATTTCTATAGACGATGAATTAAAGATATATTTTCCATTAAAATATAAACCAAGAGAACAACAAATTGAGATATTCAATCTCACTAAACATTCAATAAATAATGGTAAGAAATTCATTTTATTGAATGCCCCAACAGGTTCTGGAAAATCCTATTTTGCTATGATGTTTATGAATTGGTATAAAAATTACATAAACACATCAGCAAAATTTGATATTATTACTAATAGCAAAATACTACAACAACAATATAAAAAGGAATTCGACTCCATAAACGACCTTAGAGGACAATCTAATTATAAGTGTATTAGACACAAAACGGATTGTCATACAGGTAAAGAATTAAATAGAGCATCTAAACTTATGCCATGCGCCAGTTGTCAATATGACGCAGCAAAAGAAGCTTGGACAGAAGGAACAATGTCTTTAACAAATTTCCATCTATTCAATAGCTTTGCATTTTTCGTTCCAGAAACAATGCAAAAAAGATCTGCTAACGTTTTAATAGTGGATGAAGCTCACGACTTTGAATCTGTTTTCTGCGATTTTATTTCAGTAAAATTAAGCCCAAGAGCTCTAAAACTATATGGAGTTGAAGATCAAGTGGTTGATTCGTATATTCGTAAGTTTGCTGGAATAAAAACTCCGGGTGGATTTATAAGTTTCTTAGAAAGAGATTTCATACCGTATCTGGCAGAATTAAAACAACATTTCATAGATACTCTTTCTGATGTTCCAAATGAAAAATTAAAAGCCGCTCACGCTAATTATATTGTTAATATTGATAGTGCAGAAAAGAATTTCGAAGGATTATTAAAAGATTTTGAAAAGAATGAATATAATTGGACTCTTGATATTACAAAGAGCAAACTGAATGAAATAGAACTTAATTTACAACCAATATGGGGACATGTTTATCTTGATGATTTTATTTGGAGCAAATATGACCATGTGATATTTATGAGTGGTTCTATTTTAGACAAAAATATATTTTCTTATCTTAATGGATTTGATGAAGATTTAACTGACTATTTTGAAGTAGATTCTACATTTCCTGTCAAAAATCGCCCTTTATATTATTACCAAGCTGGGAAAATGACTTATGAAAAAAAGGAAGCTACCTTCAAAGAACAATTAAAAGTAATAAATAAAATATTAGCAAAATATAAAGATAATAGAGGAATCATACATACAACCAATTATGAAATTGCTAAATGGTTAGAAAATGCAATAGACGATAAACGTCTTATATTCCACGAAACAGAAGATAGAGAGAAACAACTTGATAAAATGAAGAAGAAAAAGAATGGTGTAATAGTTTCACCATCAATGGTTTCTGGAATTTCTATGGATGATGATTTAAGTAGATTTCAGATATTGTTGAAAGTTCCTTATCCAAACATTTCGAGTAATAAGGTTAAAGCTAGACAGAAATCAAAAAAGGATTGGTATGCTTGGAGAACTATTGTAGATATAGTTCAAGCGTATGGTAGATCTACCAGAAGTGATACTGACTGGAGTCACACTTTTATATTAGATAGTTCTTTTGATGATATATTAAGATACAATAGGAAGATGATGCCTAAATATTTTTTAGATGCGATTAAATATCTAAAGTAATTATAAATATGGGGACTTATCTATGAATGTCTTTTTTGATTTTTCTAATTTTGGAAAATTTCCATGAAAGGTTTTTATCATGAAATACCATCCCATATCACCGTCTTCGTAATGAAGTTTACCATCATTATCCATTGATAGCCATTTTATAGATGTTATGAAATGGCTTACTATATCACCGTTTTTAATTAATTCCATTCCAAGAATATTTGTATTTAATTCTTTTACTTTGAAGGATGGTGTGAAACAAGTGCAATATTTAAAACCATGTTTTTTACAATTATCATATAATTTCTGATAAAGTTCCCATAACAATTTAAAATTTCTATAATCTTTATCTATTATAACTCTATTAGTATGAATGAATTTTTCTCCATCTTTTGTTTCTTTTTGAGTATTGATTTGTGATCCTATAAATTTATCCCCAAGTAATATTAAATAACTCATTTCCCATTTCATAGGAAGATCCATCATTATATCTTTATCTGACCATAAATGCCATTCATATTCGTTTAATTCTCTTTCTCTTATATTAAGTTCTTTAATATCGTTCAAATATTTAGCACATAGCTCTTTTGTCATTTGAACTATTTGTGTTCCTTCAAAATATTTAGCTTCTTTAATTATATTAGAGAATGTCTTCATATATTTTTATATATTAATTTTTAATATATAAAAATATATGTACACTAAAGTTGATCCAGTTATAGATTATTCAGTTAGAGGTCTTTGTAGAAAACCTTCCAAAAGGTTGTCCAAATTGGGGAAAAGATAAATGTCCTCCAGGTCTTCCTAAATTAGAAGATTATTTCAAAATTGATAAACCTCTTTATATAATATGGAATAAGTTTGATATAGGAGAACATATAAAAAAAATGGGAATAAAACACCCAGATTGGACTGATTATCAAAAAAGATGTGTATTGTATTGGCAGGGAACAGCCAGGTCACAATTAAAGAAAGAGATCTTGAAATTTGAAAAAGATCATCCAGAATGTGTAGTATCCACAGGACCGGAAGCAATGGGAGTGAATCTTACAGAAACTATGAAAAAAATTGGCATAGAACTAGAATGGCCTCCAACAAAATATGCTTATCAAATAGCTATAGGTGGAACAAAGAATATAATGAAAAAATTCGAGAGTTTTCTCAATGAAAGTAAGTATATTACTTCTTTCTAATTATATTTGCAGGCATTTCTAATTTTATAGCTGCCAAAGACATATTAATATCATAGATATAAAGAGAAAGAGAAGTTATAACACAGCACATACCAATAGTAAAAAGAGTTACTAATAACCATGCAGTTTCTAACTGAAACAAAGCCGTAAAAAATATCATAATAATAAGAATAGCGGCACAAAGGGCACTGGATAAAAGTAAAGCTATAGATTTTCTTAAAGTCTTAGCTCTTTTCCAAAGAATGGCTAATTCCTTTTCAATCTTATCTTGATCTGTAAGTAAATCATTAGATAAAACCCTAGACCTATCAATAATTCTCCCAAGTCTATTTGACATTGATAACATTAACAATCCAATCCCAGATATAAGAATCATAGGACCGATAGCTGTCTGTAATACTGGTATTAATTCATGTACAGTTGTCATATTATTTCTTTTTGGATTTTCTTACCTTTTTCAAAGGTCTTTCAGGATTAACATATTGCATGTAATCTTCGTGATTCCTGAATATCTTTCTATTATTAGGATCATCTTCCTTCAACCAACGCTCCAACATAGGATCTGTTTTTTGTGCAGAAACTTTTTTTACTACTATTGGATCTTTTTGATTTTCATTAATATACCAATAGTTTATATCTCCAATTTTTTTGGATTTTACTTCTTTTATTCCTATTATTGCAACGTAAACATTGTCTGTTTTTTGACATGTTTGAGTGCTAATTTCATGTAATGATAATTTCTTATCAGATTTTGTTAAGCATTCAAAAACTTGATTTTTAATTTCTTGTTTGGTAGGTTTCTTCTTCATTGGAAGGTTTTCGTTCACGAAATCTTCATATTTTGTAGAGAGGTTTTTCGGCATACGATTTCTTTTTAATTTAGATACAAAATTAACGAAAGTTTACCTTATAAAAAAATTTAAAAATTATTTAGAAACCAAGTCTGACTTGAATTTTAAGAGATCTTTTTTGAATTTTTCTCTATTCTGATCTATACGTGCATTACTGTATGGAAGGTGATATTTAATATTATCAATATAATCGAATTCATCTTCTATGAATTCCAAAAGATCCTTTTTGTGTGATGTTACTGGATGACTGATATTTATTTCACTACATAAAGCTATTGCAGTACTAATAATATCGTCTGGTATTGTTATATCTGCATCTAATATTATCATTTCTAATATAGAAAGATTTTCTTTATGTTTATGTGGATATTCAGTGAATCTTATTAAATTGATAACATTATCTTTATTTAGTTCTATTTCCCAATTTTCTTTTGTGAATTTATGAAATCCTTCTAGTGCTAAGTTTATATTATCACTATCTTTAAGTCTTCCTCCACTATGATTGAAATCGTGGAAAAAACAAGCAACTCCTAAATCTATCATATCATTAGATTTAAGGTCGTATTCTTTTTTATACTTATTAAATAAACTCATGGATGTATGAAAAACGAATTCTAAATGCTTGTTATTGTGGTAGGGATTATCTTTTCCTTCGTTGTTCTTTATTGCATATCTATAAGCACATCCAATTATTTCGTGTATCTCTCTATTTGTCATATCAATTCGTGAAGTCTATTAATACACCTTTGGATTTTTCTTCTCATTTTATTATTTTCCATTTCACCATATTCAAAAGATAAAGAATTTAATTCTTGTGCTATATCTTCTAATTCCTCTGAACCTTCTAATGCTCTGGCATCAACATAATCAATATCTTTAACTATTTCTTCTTTAGCGATTCTCTTCATTATTTCTTGTTCTTCTCCTGGTTTACATTTGAAATAAATATGATAATCGGATGATCCTTTTCTATAATTTGTATATTGTAAATTATATTTATTCATGAAATATTGCACGAAATCTGATCTATGATCTTTATCATATGAAAATAAATCATCGTAGTTTACTCTATATTTTCCTTTATCATCTACATTTTTATATTTAGATCCAAAAGGAACTTCGTCATCTACGAAATGAACACCGATAAGACCACTTTTATATTTTGGCCTATATCCTTTTTCCATTCTAAGTTTATGATTGTAAAATGGATCTTCTACTTGTTCGTTGATGTATGTGCTAAATTTTGTTACTTTCATCTCTTATTAAATTTTTCAAATTTTGTTATAATTCTTTCCTCTATTTTTTCTGGTTGAACTTGTGGTTCTTCATTTTCCATTTGAACAGGTTGATGTTGTTGTTGTGCTCTATTTTGGGGTTGACCTGATTGTGCTTTTGATTTTTGTTCTACTTTTTGAACAGTATCATTTACAACTTCTTGACCTATTTGTATATCAAAAAATTCACCACCTCTAATTTCACCTCCTTCTATTTTACCATTAAGGAATCTTCCTCCAAATATCAAACCGTTTTTAAATATTCCATTGTACCATGTTCCATTGTACCATACTCCACCTTCCCAAGTTCCATATTTCCATTGACCATCTCTAAAGACACCATATACCCATGTGCCATTAAAGAAAACTCCAGAATTAAATACGAGAGTGTTCTTTGTTATTTCGATTCTACAATTTTCTACTTCGCAATCAAGAAACCATTCAAATTTATTCTTAACAAGAATTTCATCTATCTTGTATGCTTCAGTGTATGTTTTATCGTTAAAAACCAATTCCTTATAACGTCTCATGTATTTTATGTCTTTTTCTGTTCAAATTGCCTTCATACAATACACCGTTGGCTTCTTTATTTATCGTCCACAATGGTCTCAAATTAGACAATGAATTTACAATAGATGGATGGGTATTTTTATCGAAAGAACATAAAGGAAGTACATGATCAACTTGCCATTCCCCATAATTTTTCCAACTCATTCCTTCTGTAAATAAACTTTCTATATGTTCTTTTAATTCTATCGCATTATAACCAAGTAGATTGTATGTAGAATCTTTCTTATCTTTTCTAAATTGATTTAATGTTCTTTTAAGAATGCTGCGCCATAAAACAATATGTTTATTTCTTTTCTCCCAATCTTTCCTCAGTTCTTTTAGTTTTTCTTTATTTTTTTCTTTATATTCTATATTATATTTTTTGTTATATTCTCTAACATCATCAATATTCTCTTCTCTTTGTTTTTCCAGGATAATATCTTTATTTTTTTCTCTGTAAGATTCCTTATAATCAATTATTTTTTCAATGTTTTTTTGATAATAATTTTTTTGATTTTCTATCAATTTTTCTTTATTGTTCTCATAATAAAACTTATGTTTAACGCTAGAACAATTTTTACATATGGAATTTCTTCCGTCCTTTTTATTTCTGTTTATACAAAAATCATCAACATTTTTTTCTATATTGCAATTTAAACATCTTTTCATTTCAAATGTATATATTATTTTTCAATAATGTTTTAATGATGCATTGGAAAATGTCCATAAAGTCTCCAGTCCTCTAATCTTCCGCCATACATTTGATTACATAGAAATTTGCCTTTTTTATTAAAGTTGGAAAATGTATCCATATATGGATTATATTTAGGAGCTCCGTAATCTTTTTTAATATGAACTTTCATTTGGGGTAGTTTTTCTTCCCCTGGAAAATTATAACTCAACCATCCCTCTTTTTTAGCGTATTCACGAAATAGAGCCATTACTTTTTCATCACCGTATATTCTATCCATATAAACTTTTCCTTCTGGTTCATCTAAAAACCAAACTAGTGCTCTGCCCATTAGTTTATTATCATCGTCTGTTAATATCATTAAATTTACTTTACTCGGGTTGTTTTTATATATTCTAAAAGTTATATGACTAATTAATTTATTCCATTTAGTGTCAGGAATAACCATGCAAGAATTAACACGATATTTTCCAGCTACATTTTCTATCTTATACCATTCTCTTATTTCACTGCCCTTAACTAATTTTATATTTTTGAATCTATTTTTTATAACTATTTCATAAAGAGCTTTATATTTATTAACTGTCTCCTCTATTTCTTTATCAGATGACATTGGAAATATTTTTTTGAAGAATTTTCCAACTCTCATTTCCTGTGTGTATTTATTGTCATACCAATTTTCAAACCCTACACTTCTCATTTTGCTTGCTGGAGTATAAGATATAGTGTCATCTTTGTCTGTAAAATTTATAAAAGTTATATCATATTTTGGTAGTCTCCAACGTCTATCTACGAAAAGAGGTATTTTATTGAGAACATCTAATAACCTATCGTTAAAGTATATTGTTTCCTTCACTTCTTTTTCATCATTTTTTTTAATTTCTTGTTCTTGTTTTGGGAATTTAACAACAGCTATGCCATTATCTACATTATAAGATAAAAGTTTCATTTCTGGTTTATCAAATTCATCCCAGGGCGAGAATTCATCCCAGGGCGCGAATTCATTTAAATGAAAATCATTAAATCTTTTTACCATGTCTCTATATATAAAAAAATTAATTTAAACTTCAACTCATTTAATATATAAATAAAGAAAAATAAAGCACAATTATGTTTGAAAATAAAAGATTTCAAAGCAATGAATCAGGAGAAGTTGTCATGGTTGTTGGAGATAGTGGAGTTTTCTACAACTTAAGCAACGGTGCAAATATTAAAAAAGATATTTTTTTTCAAAAATATTCTGAAATGGCGCCAGATGTTATCAGTTTTTTCCAGCAACAATCAGCGGCTGGTTTATCAAATTTAGCTGAACAATTGAAAAATGTAGACTCTCGTAGGGCTGTAGATGGTGATATGCCACCAGAAGTAAAATATCGTCAACAATCTGTATCTGAACAAATGGAAGCTCCACCCGAGTATAGAGAAATGCTTATTAAAAGATTTCAAGCAGAGCAAGCAAGTAAAGATCTTTCACAATATAAAGTTTATAATGATGACGAAGAAGCAGCAGCAGACTTTGAAAGGAGACAGAAAGCCGCTCAACAACCACAACAAAGACAAAGACCAGAACCACCAAGACAATATACAGAGCCAGAAACACCATATCCTGTAACTGAAAGTGTATCTACTCCAACTACATCTGTTCCTTCTTATGTGTCACCAGAAGAAGAAGCTTTTAGATTTTTCAAGGGGTTTAAGAGAGTATATCCAATAAAACTTTCTGTGGATTTTGACGAAAGAATAGCAGAACCAGATTTCATTAAATTGATGGTTTCTAATATGGAGGGTGATATTATTAAATTTTATACAAAAGAAATTATGAATAGGATTTATAATGATCCTGGATTTTTAGAAAATAAAATTTATGAAAAATTAAGATCTGTAGTCTTTGAGAAAAGTCAAAGAAAAGAACCGAAACCAAGAGCGCCAAGAGTGGCAAAACCTAAAGCTACAAAGAAGCCAGTAAAAAAGACCTCTGAATAATGGATAAAAAGTTTATAGAACAAGCTAAAAGCATAAGAAGAGAATATGCTAAAGTCATAAAAGAAATTTCTTCTTCTGAAGAAAAAATCGAAGTTTACAGAAATGAATTAAAAACAATAGAAGTTGAACTTAAATCGGTTACGTCACAAGGAAATATAGATCAAGATAAACTTAGATCTAGAATGATGGATATGGAAAGAAACATGAAATCAATAGAAGAAATAATAACTCCATATGATAAGAAAGTAAAACAATTAGAAAAAGACGCTGATAAATTGTTTGAAAATATAAAGGAACGATATCCAAACATAACAAAAGAAGAAATACAACAGGAATTAATACCACATTTGGCAGAAATAAAATTTCAATAATGGAAGGAATAGATTTA